ATGAATCAATCTTTATACAAGCCGACGAGACATTGGAAAGATATAGAGCTTTGGAAAGATGTAACGGATGAGCAATGGAATGATTGGCTTTGGCAGCTAACTCACACCATTCGTACATTAGATGATTTAAAGAAAGTAATTAATTTAACTCCAGAAGAAGAAGAAGGAGTTTATATATCTACAAAAACCATTCCTCTTAATATTACACCTTATTATGCATGGCTTATGAACCCTGATAATCCACGTTGTCCAATTAGAATGCAATCGGTTCCAATTGGTAAGGAAATGTATAAAACGAAGTATGATAAAGAAGATCCACTTGAGGAAGACGAGGACAGCCCTGTTCCGGGGTTAACACATCGTTATCCTGATCGTGTCTTATTTCTCGTAACGAATCAATGCTCAATGTATTGTCGTTATTGTACGAGAAGAAGATTTTCTGGACAAATTGGGATGGGCGTTCCAAAGAAGCAAATTGATGAGGCGATTGCTTATATTCGAAATACTCCAGCTGTTCGTGACGTATTATTATCTGGAGGTGACGGTTTATTAATTAATGATACTATTTTAGAGTACACCATAAAAAATCTACGAGAAATTCCACATGTAGAAATTATCCGAATTGGTACAAGAGCTCCAGTTGTTTTTCCACAGCGTATTACAGAGAACCTATGCAATATCTTAAAAAAGTATCATCCAATCTGGTTGAATACACATTTCAATACGAGTATTGAAATTACGGAAGAATCCAAGAAAGCATGTGAAATGCTTGCGAATGCAGGAGTTCCTGTTGGCAATCAAGCCGTTATTCTAGCGGGCATTAATGACAGCATCCCGATCATGAAGAAACTCATGCATGATTTAGTGAAAATTCGCGTGCGTCCATATTATATATATCAATGTGATATGTCGGAAGGAATTAGCCATTTCCGTGCACCTATATCAAAAGGGTTAGAAATTATCGAGGGATTAAGAGGTCATACTAGTGGTTATGCTGTTCCTACATCGTTTTTTATACACTGTACAGCGTGAAATAGATATGTTACTATATCTTCAATTATAGCAAATATGGGGAGATATAGTATGAATGATAATCGCTTAATAAAACATCTTGCATTATACCTAAGAATAAGTATAGATAAAAAAGATGAGAATGTTGAAACTCTGAAAAACCATCGTGAGATATTAACGGAGTACGCTAAGAGTCAAGGATATACTTTTGTAGAATACGGAGAAGTTATAAGTGGCGGTAAAACTGAAATCGATGACCGTGTTCAATTAAAAAAATTACTAGAAGATATTGAGCAATATGATGCGATATTAGTAATGGAATTGAGTCGTCTATCTAGGAACGGCTTAGTTAGTCAAACTGTAAAACAATATTGCGTTGATTACGATAAGCCCATAATAACCCCTTATCAAACATACGACTTAGCTAATAGTGAAAATGATCGCCTAATGTTCGATGTAGGGAGCATGATATCAAGTCACGAACATAGTATAATCGGCAAACGTTCTAAACTAAACAAAATTCAAATGGTGAAAAGTGGCCTGCATGTTACTGGTAATGTACCATACGGTTATATACGAAATCCGAAAACAAAAAAACTAGAAATTGATGAAGAAGCAGCAAAAGTAATTAGATACATTTTCAAACTTCATTCACAAGGATTGGGTAGTTATAGAATAAGAGATATTCTCAATGAGGAAGGGTACAAGCCAGCAAAAGCTGATTATTTCAATCTACCTTCTATAAAAAGAATCATCCGGAATCCACATTATAAAGGCTGGACTGTAATGAATGATAGAAAGAAAGTTAAGAAAAATGGGAAATTTGTATATATAAATGTAGATACTATTACAGTAAAGAATACACACCCTGCAATTATTCCTGAAGATGAGTGGGATAGAGCTAACAAAGACAGAGAAACAAGAATATTGAAAGCAAAAAGTGTACGTGATAAACCTGCAGTTAAAACTGGGGTAACAATGCTAAAAGACTTAATTTATTGCGGATGTTGTAGTAGAAAGTTAGAAGTTAGAAAAGATCACAAGAGTGTAACTGGATATGTAATTAGAACGTGCGATAATCTCTTATTAGAAACAGGGAAAAGATGTAATAATGCAGGCATAAGACTTGTATATGTAGAAGAGAAATTTATTGAAAAATTATCTATATTAAAAAATGAAATTATTGATAAAATTGAAATACTTGAGCAGCAAGGAGTTAACAATGTTGAAGAAGAGTATTTACAGAGAATTGAACATTTGAAAAAACAATTAAAAGAGATAGATGAGCAAGATAAAAGACTAATAGATTTGGCTACGGAGGGGTTATTTTCTATAGAACAAATAAAAGAGAAAAAGCAAGAAATAGTTAACAATAGACAATACTTAAATGAGCAGTTGGATAAAGTAGAGTTTGACATGAAAAATTTAGTAACTGAAGATAAAATCAAGGAATTAAATACAATTGTTGAAAAGATTGATAAAGTAAAAAATGCTTCACCCGAACATGCCAATGAATTATTAAAATCTTTTGTGAAAAGAGTAAATTATAGAAGACCAGTACCTGAACACTTGAAAGATTATCATTCAAACACTAAAGAAAGAAGGTCACTAAGAGCTGATGTTGAAGTTGAATTTTACGATGTATAAAATTTCTCATTAACCACATACTAATATTGCAGCGTGTAGCCTCCTCATGATTTTGAGACAGAATCTTCATTTTCTGTCTCTTTTTTGTGCGCTCTACTAAATCTAACCTTTAAAAAACCCTAATAAATAAAGGACTTTTTCCTCTTCATTTCACAATAAAAGTGTAATTTTATTTGGATGTGTACAAAACATAAGGAATGATAATTCAGATAATAATTGTTTTAGTTAATTTTCTACTTGTGGAAGTGTAATTGATGGATTTAAGACTCACTCTACGGGGTGAGTTTTTTAATCTTGAAATAGAACATACATTCGATTATAATAAGAACATATATTCGTATAAGGTGGGAGATTAGATGGGAATTGAGAAGTATGTAGATAGAGGGATGTTAAAGTGGCAACCAGCTTCATTCATAATTGAACAAAAAGATTTGCTTGATGAAGCTTATCGTAATTTCTATAAGAAACCTAAGCCGATATTAGATGATGACCAATTAGAGGAATTTAATATAAAAATTACAATTTGGGTAGGTGGATTTGAGGAGATATATAGAGGGAATATTCAATGTATTGATGAGATTAATAAGAAGATCAAAATGATAGAGGATAATGGAGATTTTAAAATAATTTATACTGATGAGATCATTTCTGTTATTGTTGAGGAGTAAATATGAGTCAGATAAGAAAAAGTAAAAGCCCATTTACCATTAGAGTGGGCTTTTGCCAATAGCTTTGTTCGATTACTCTTAAGTAATATTTCATAACAATGGTGATACGATTATTTGATTTGTATTGCTTGAAAACTTATTTCCGTTTGAAAAACGCACTGTTATTTGAATAGAATATCTACCTTCAGTTTTAATATCTTCTTCATTAAGCACAATTTGACACTTTCCATTTTCATGTTCAGTTATAGTAGCTTCTTTTTTGAAAATATTACTACCTTTTTTAATAGTAACTGTTACAGTAGCATCAACTAACGATACAACGTCATTACTGTCTTTTACAATAAACGAAACAATCGTCCCGTTATCTCCTACATATATGTTAGACATTTATATTTACACCCTCCTAAATAAAAGCATCGAATTCTAACGATTTTTTAATGGTTGTTTCAAAATCAATTTTCATTTTAATAAAATCTTCTACTTCAACTTTTCTCTTTATAAAGAAGTCTAAGTTAATTTCATTTGTATAATTGTTTCCATACTTATAAATAACTTGCTTGGTTGATAATTCTGAATTTTCAGATGTGAAAATGTTAGCATTTATTAGCATCTCTTTTTTACCTGCTTTATAAATTACATTTTTAAATTTAACTAATTTAATTGAATCATTAAAAATAACTTGTTTTATCGGATAATCAATATAATTAACTTCGATTTTGTGGATAATTATTTTTAAGTTAGCGTTAACATCAGAACGGATAAACATTTCTTGTTTTGTATTTACATCCTTAGTTCTCACCTGATAAATTACTAACTGTGTCTGTAAATCATACTGAGATGCTTTATAAATATTCAATTTAACACTTTTAGAAATTTGATCGTTTTTATAAAGAATCTGTTTTAAATCAAATTCAATGTTAGATTGTTTAGAAATTACTTGTTTAGATTTCAGATTCATTACTACAGCTTTGAAAATAATTTGCTTTGATTTAACACTTGTTTCTGAAGTCTTTAAGATAATTTGTTTTGATTTTAATTGATTATCGCCACTTTTAAAGATTGTTTGTTTTGTTTTATACTGTGTATTGTTACTTTTACTAATAATCTGCTTTGTTTTAAAAGTAGCTGTTTTTGGTGTGCCTGCATTTACCCCTAATTCTCTCTTAACAGCATAATTTTCTAGTATTTCAGATGTACTTAAGACACGATTGTATATTCTTAAATTGTCTATCACTCCAATTGGAGTGTATAAAGATTCAAACGAACCTATTCTTATGTTGTCGCTTATAATTCCAGAGAACGTTACACCGACTGCTCCGTCTAATAACTTAACACCATTTTGATAGATTGATGTTTTATCAGAATCTATCGCTAATGCAAAATAACTGCCGTTATTTGTTGTAATAGGAGTAGGTAGTGTTAAAGTTTCTGTTAGCGTGCTGCCATAGTAATTATAAAAAATGCGAATTGATTTTCCATCAATATTAACACTAAAAAAACGCTGATTTGTGCCAAAATAAAAAATATCTGAATTAGTTACGACATTTGTATAAAATTCAATCGTTAAACGTGATAATGATGATAGAGGCATGTTGTTAATCTCTACGTGTGCTACTCCACCAGTATTCGTAAAGTAAGAACCATCAGCAGTTAGTGTTATATTGCCATTTATAGTTCCGTTATATAAGCCTGTTGTTGACGATGAAATATTATTCCACTTTTTTGCAACTTGATCAAAACCTTGCTTACTGTTGTAATATGCCAACAAGCCATTTTCAACTATAGGCATAATCTACACCACAAATTCATTAAAAGCGATTCTAACAGCTAAATCCGTTTTGTTTTGTGCACCCGTTACATTAGCACTTGTTACTTTCACCCAAAAAGGCTTTGCTACTGCACTATCTGAAATATTAGCCATATTTAAAGTGGAATTATATGTTCCTGCTACACCTCCACTATCTGCTGCAAACTTAATCCAACTACTTTCATCCGAACCAGATGTATCTACTGCGGATAATACAATACCTTCATAACGAAAAGTAGCAGCATCATTAAATAACCAAACTTTAACTTCTTTCGCTTCACCAGTGTTAATATGTTGTGTTGTGATTGGGTTTACATCTGTAACGATATCAGTCAATCCTATATTTTTCGATAGTTTTAATGCCATGATATTTCCTCCTTTAAAATAAAAAAATAGCCACTAAGTATACAATTCACTCAGTGGCTTAAGATAGTGTAAAACTGTTACTATTGATCTGGAGATAGCAACATCTTAATTATAATATTAGGTAATTGTACCTGTAAATACCAATTACCTTTATACTTCCTTAATGTATGATATGTAACCGTATTTTTCCTTAAACATAGATTGGGCTTTCTCTGCAGATTCCAATCCTATAAATGCACCAGTTTGTAATCTTAAGCCATTACTTTCAATCTCGTAAATTGTCCAACCAGTATCTTTACGTACTTTATCAGCCACTTCTTTTTGTTGCTTTTTATCTTTAAAAGTACCAGTTGAAACTCTATATTTACGTGTGTCTTTATTTACTGGCTTAGGGGAGGAGGATTGTTCAATAGATTTGTTTGTCAGAGATGTAGCAATAGCACGACAAATAGAATCAAAGTTCGAATTGTATAATTTAGCATCAATAGAAGAGTCAACAAAACAAACTTCAATTAAAAGAGCCGGTTTATCAGTACCACTCAAGAATCCTAAATTTGTTCTTTTTTTAGCTCCACGATTTTTCAATCCACTTACATCTGCTATAGATTTAGATACTTTATCCGCCAATGCTTTCATATCATCACTATAATATAAAACTTCTACTCCTCTAGCTTCATTTGTCTTACTTGCTGCATTAAAGTGAACAGATACATCCATTTCTCTATTTTTAGAGTTGTGATATTTAACTATAGTGTTTATATTGTTTGTTTGAGTAGTGGAAGTGTTATCGTGGAATTCATGAACAGTACATTCGAGTTGTTTCAAATATATAGCAACTTTAGAAATAACTTTTCTCGCTTCATTTACTTCATCTAAAATTGATGCTGCACCACGTACTTTAAGAGAGTGTCCAGAAGAAACTACGAATTTATTCATTGTATCACCATTCCTTTCCATCTTAATAACGAAGTCATCCAATTGGTACAACTTATTCGATTCAATAACTCCGACTATTTTACTTGCATACTGTGGATCAGTTGCATAACCAGCTTTATGTATTTCTGTAATAGCTTTTTTGTAATCAGTTTCACCAATAGCTTTTTTATATCTTGAATTCTCAACAAAAAACAATCCGTGGTCTTCGATACAATCTGACCACGAATCATATTTACGAAACTTAGCGTTTACAGTTATTTGTTTGCCATCTTTATATTCTTCAGTAGGCAGAGTAATTGTTTTTCCACGCCAAGAAGAATTAGCTTTTATTCCAAATAGATTATTACCTTCCAATGCTAATTCGGAACATCCCCATTTTGATTCTAATATACCTTGCGCAGCCACAATGGAAGGGAGGACTTGATACTTTGTCCATGTGTTCAAAGCTCCTTGTTTTATCTGTGACAAGAAAACTTCTTTACTTTTCATTCAGTTCACCAGTTATTAATTCTTTTACAGCTTTATTGCTTACAAGCATTTTTCTCATTCTGTCTAAAGCTTCATCTACTAGTACGCTAAATACTTCAAAACTAATCAGTCTTGAAGTCCATTTGAATTTATTGATGAACATATCATAAACAAAACGTAATTTAATTTGTCCTGTGCCATTTTGGAATTCTTTTTCTGCAAGTGTAACAGCATATAGTAACCATTCTTTAACTTTATCTAACTGCTTATTAGTAGGTAGTTTAAAGAAATTAAAAATAGCACTTCCTAGTAGAACTAAGAGTGCTGTTAATGCGACAACAGTAACCCAATTTTCAATTAACCAATTCATTAAACTTCATCCTCCATTTCAATTGATTCTGTGTCTTTCTTTCGATTAGCAAAAGACTCAACGGCTTGTACGCCCATTACTCCACCTACAACTGTCATAAGTACGGGAACAATCATCTCAAGTAGTGACAGAAACATTTTGTCAATTTCTTGATGAAACAGTACCATGATTAATCCTATAGTTACGAAGACAAAGAAGATAGAAGTAGAGAGAATGAGTAAATAATCTTTTGCACTTAGACCATCATTATCATTTAAGAAGGTAACATATCCATCTTTAACAATTGCTTTCTTTTTTCTTGGTCTAGCCATAAATAATCACATCCTATTGTTTTAGACCTAAAGCTATGTATGCATACAAAGTGACAGCTCCAATAATTACAGTACTAACTAATCCTAAGAACCATATAATCGTTTTCTTTGGTAAGCCACTTAAATCTAAAGTTGAATTTTTCTTACGTTCTTTTTGTTCATGTTCAACTATTTCAACACGGCTTCCAATTTCACTAATATCTTTTTGCATTTGATGTTGGGTTGAGTTTAAATTTGATAAATTATCATTCATACCTTGAAGGGTAGTAGTAATACGTTCCATTTGTTCATTTTGCTTTTCATCACGTTCTTCTTGTTTCTGTAAAAGAGTCGCCATGATTGCAAGACTCTCATTTTTTGCGATTTGTCCTTTTAGCAATTCCTCATGTCTTTCAACAATTGTTTCTACTTTAACAACTCTTTCATTTAATTCGGACAACGGTGCTCACTCCTAGTTCAAAAAATTAATTTACATATATCAACTCCTTGTTTATAATGAAGTTGATACTTAGTATCAAAAAAAGAGACTATTCCTGTTTTCTTAGGCCGGGCAAGATAGTCTCTTTTTATTTTGTTAATTACTTAAAATAAGTCATAAAAAATACGCTTATTCAGCGCTTGTTTGTGTTTTTGTAAATGAAAGTGTTGCATCATATTCTTCTTGAGTAATATATTGTCCCACTAAAGCTTTATCAATATCTGAAAGAGTGTACGTATCAGCCACATGCATTTTTACTGGATCATGATAATCTACAGGGATTGTAGAAAATGTACGATTACCGTATTTATAAATATTTACACCATATGCCTTTACTAATAAATTATGAACTGCCATTATTAAATTCCTCCTAAACTAAATTGTTTTCCATAAATTCAAGTAACATTGCGTTTGTGTTAGCTAAATCTTGCTTGAGTGCTTCGTTTTCCTGCTTTAAAATGAAGGTTTTATTAGTTAAATCTTCTATAGTTGGTTTCTTAAATTGTTCACTTAAATCTATTAAACCTTCTGGTAATGTATCACCATAGGTATATTTGTTTCCTTGTGAATCTTCTAACCATTTGGTGATTTTAGGCACTTCAACACCTTCAATAATTTCAATCAATTTTTGTTCTTCTTTATATAGAAGACCTTCAACTACAATTACACTGATTTCATTTTCGTTATAACCGTCAGCACTACCGCCCTTAAATTCAATTTTTGATGTCTGTACGCTAGTGATGTTATTAAAAATTTGATGTATTGTATTATCATTTTTAAAAAATAAAATTCCAATTGCCATTTCTTACTCTCCTTTAAGCCAATATTTGCCCTCCACCACTTATTACTTGTGGTGTGCTACCTGTTATCGCTACTGAACCCGATTTTCTAACAGTAGCCCCATAACAATCAATACCAACGTTGTTCCCAGAACCACTAACATTATTTAGGTTTACATTAGAAAGTATTGTCGCACTAATCCCGATATTGCAATTGCTAAATACACTATTGGTTAAATAAACATCTGAAAAGGTGGCGTATAACCCAGTGCTTCCTCCTGTTGTCTTTTTGATATTATCAAACTCGCATAAAGTACATCTACTTGCACTTAACATTCCAGTAAATGTAAAATTCCTTACGCCAACTGATGAACAATTAGTGAAATAAATATTATTTACTGTAACAGAGGGATTTGATGTATTCCTTGAACTTAAATCAATTCGTGAACCAATGTGGTCACTAATAGCTACACTTTCTGGATAAATACCATCTGTAACTTTAATATTCACAAATCCGACATTCAACTTTTTAATTCTGTCAACAGCGTATTGAATTGTTTTAACTGGGTTTGTAGAAGACCCATTATCTGGTGTATCTTGACCGTTTGTTCCATCTACGTATATATATATCGGTGATGTTGAATCGTTTATGTTTTTGTTGTCTATTAATTTCCTCCAAGGTAGCCACGTTCCTACAATTGTTCTTGTTCTATAGTAAAATTCTTCATCGGAAATCGATTGTGATGCTATTTGTTTTGCGCCCGATGTTTCTTTGTCGTTTGTCATGATAACAAACCATGGTCTACCATTTGAGGAATTATTTATAGGTAAATTAGTTGTATTCAAACTATCACATGAATAAAATCCAGTTCTCGGTAAATCATTTAAGTCACCCGAATATTTAATGGAAAACTTACCATCCGATAACTCAAGTGTATTACCTAACTTCTTTTTTTCTTCAATAGTAAAGTGCTTGTTATTATCACTATTATGATTATCAAATTCTATTTGAGAAGGGGCAACGCCTTTCCATTCATTAGTATCATTCTTATATTTCAGTTTCTCATTACCATCCAACCAAAACTCACCTTTAGTTGGAGCTTCAACACCTACGTGAATAGACGGTTTACTATTTACTTCATTAATGGCATTGACGAGATTTTCTTTATTGTCTGTTTCAAGTAATGCTTTATTTCCAATGCTGTTTTCAATAGGAGTTAAATCTACTTCTTTAGCATTAACTTCGTTAATAGCATTTACTAAACTACTTTTATCTGTAGTAGTTAATTCACCCATGACACCCATATCATTTCTTATCTGACCAGCAGTTGCACCATCCATGTATTCAATGATATTTTCTTTTTTCTTTTCAATAGCTGTAAGAGCATCGTCTTTGTTTTGTGTAATTTGATTATTATAGTCTTGTAGCTTTGCATCGATGTTGTCTTTAAAGAATAATTGCATATTTGATACAGATTGTTGTAGTGCATTTATGTCTTCAGCAAGAAAGAATTTATTTCTATGTTTAGTCATAAGAGCATTTAACTCGTTTTGTTCATCAACAGATAAAGAAGGTTTCTTTTGTAATTCATTTATTCTATTAATATCTGCTTTATCTGTAACTTGAACATTAGCTCTGTACAAGAAACTGTCTATACTGTTAGGGAAATTACTTGACGTGTTTAATAAGCCCCAGAACTGTGTATCTCCGATTTGACTTGGGATTTGTGGCGTGTTGTGGTCTGTTAAACATACGTGAAAGGTAATAGGTGAAGATGTATTGGTTTGATATGAAACTACATCTTTTTTGACGTAGTTGTTTTTAGTAGCATCGTGTCTACCTCTAAAATTTAAATCCATGGAATTCTCCTTTCTAATTTGCTATAGCTTGTATTGTTAATTGGTTGCCAATTTGACAAATGGTTACGACAAATGACGTACCTGTAATTTCATCACTAGTCCAAACATCAATAATTCCATTAATTTTTTTCTTCAGAATGAATCTCTCTAATACAGCATCATAGAAGAAATAAATTGTTCCGTTTTCTCCTCTAAGTAGCAATAAAACTTCTTTACTAATTGGATTTTCTATCCATACTTTCAATGAGTGGTCTGCTGATATTGTAAATCCAGAATCGAAATACACTTTTGTTTCATCTGTAGTATCGATTTTTTCATTGTCTATAAATTGAGATCCGTCTGTTAAACCTATTATTTGTCTAATAAACCACGAAAGTTCAACTCCAGCATTTCCGATATTCTTCCCCGAAAGGTCAATGTTCATTTTTGGCCTAAAATAAAAAACGTCAAACGGAATTAAACCACTTGTACCTGTTAAACCTTTGGTACTTGTAGCTTGAAATTCTATAAAATAGTGCTTTTCAGTTTGTAGATTAGTAAAGAATTGTTCTAGTGGAAGGGAAGTCTTGATATCTGACTTATTGAGTAGATTTTTCTTTTCATCAAATAGATAGACTATGTAGCTTCTTAATTGAACATTTTCATTTTGTTGATATGTTGCTGTGAAGTTATAGGAGAATGTGTTGACAGTTCCAATAGGAGATACAGTAACTACAGGGCGACTTGATGTTTGAAATACTTCAGCATCAGACGTTATAGATTCATCTGCTTGATTAAAGATTGTGATTCTAATTTTATATTCGTTTCCGTTAATTAAAGTAGAAGGGGGGAGAGTATGCTTTAATGAGTAGGAATTAATCTTGTTAGAAGTCCAAAATAAGCTGTTATCAATATTCAATAAAATATCTATTTTATATGCAGTTTGAATGTCTCCAGATACCTTCCATGAGACTTCATTGCTTTCATTAGCATCAATTGCAGTACCTTTCAGCGATATGTTATATGGCTTTTGTAAAATTTCAATACACCTCCTTAAATCGCTCTTTTTGAGATTACAAACTTATCTCTAGCATTTCCATTAATAAAAATAACCCAAACATGATCCCCAATTTGGAAAGTCACATCAGGGTTACAAGATAGCGTTTGTGCTAAATCACTACCATCAACTTTTACTTTTAGCTTTGTATTAGAAATAATCTCTGTTACTTCGCCAAGATGCCATTGACCGTTCAGTAAACCAAACTTATCTAGAAGTTTAATAACTACTTTTTCAATATATTTATCAAATCGTTTTGCTCTTTCATTTTCTTGATTCATAATAGCACCTCAAATAAAGTCCCAATTATCAATGACTTTGACTTGTTTTTGCATTTCCATTGTCATTAGTTGTGGAGATAGAGGAATGTTGGCTGAATTAATAATGTATTTTCCTTGCACATCATTTTCTTTATCATAAACTTCAATAATATCATCTGCATCTAGAAGGAAGTGAGGGGAGATTGACATTGAAACGTTCTCTGTATACCCTAATTTTCTCATTAGTTCATACTTGGCTCTCCATTTACATTCCTCGTCACTGTCACCTAAAAGTGGATCTGGATTACCATCATTGTGAAAATATGTATTCAATCCTATCTTTTGAATAGAGTATGGGTGATTAGTCCAAAGAGCATCTTTTTCATCAACAGTTAATCTGTATCTTGAGGTAGCCGTATCACTTCTTCCACCTAAAACAATAATGTCATTATAAAGTTCTTGGTCATCCATTTTTCTAGTATTACCGGCATAAAAAGAATCACCTAATTCAAATTTCCATACTGAAGGATACGAGTTAATTTCGTTTAAATCCAACTTTTTTAATCTTAGATAGCCATAGACATCATAATAAACTGAACATTTGGCAAGTTTGGCTAATTCCTGAATCGCATTCCATCTGTTATCTGTTCCTGAATAGGTGAGTTCATATGGAACTGTATCTTGAATATCGTCAAAATTAAACAATGTCTCTCCAACATGTGAAGCAATGATACGAACAGCGTCAACAATCTTTGAGCCTTCTTCAATAATTTGTTCGTTAATAAATTTACCTCGCTTGTCAGTCAAAAAGAATGCTTTATCTACAGCATTAATATAAGAGAATTTACCATTGAGATTATGGTCATCAGAAGGTTCAGTAAGTACAAATATACCTTGTTGAACATATTCAGGCGTACCGTTTCTAAGTCTTAGGCCAGTAAATAACTTAATACGCTTATCAAGCCATATAAGATTATCTTGACCAAATAAGTAGTTACCATCTTTATTATTCAATTTAATGCTGAATGAACGCCTAATAGGATTAGAATTATTTACAGACAAATACCCGATATCATTAGATGTATCAGTTGTAATCTCTTTTAGATAGTTCATATTTGAATCATATATTTCCAGTCTTATTGATAATACTTTATGAGGCATTTTAAGCGCTTGTATAAAATCGGAGCTACTATTTAACATACTTAATCTCCTTTCTTATAAATTTATATAATCCTCATAATCCATAATTTCAGTAAAGTTAAGAGTTAATGTCATGTACTCTCGTCCATCGTAAATGTTCATTGGAACTTCTTTAGAAGGGGAGCTAACCTCCACAATATATACAGAGCCATCCCCACCTTTGACAAGATAGGGTTTATGAGAAAGAACAAATTGATTTTTAATATCTTCATATTTTTTACCGATGTTTTCCCATTCTTCAGGAATGAATACAGCTTGCAATGAGAAAGTATGGTAGTTTTGATTGTTATAAAAGAATGAAGGGTATTTGGAAAAGGTGTCTATTTGCGTTCTACCTTGATTTAAGGTTGTATTAACAGAAGGCTCAGAACCAATAAATTTATCAAAGGAGAGTACTTCATTTGTATCTTTATCAACTAGGTGAAAGCCAGCAAAAGTAGAGTTTAAAGTTATGGAATTTTCCTGTCCCTCAAGTCCATTTTCACCAATTGGTACAATACTATAAATAAAATCTCCACTTGGTTGAGTGAAATCTTGGTAGATAAATTGGTTGTTATTCACAAAGTCTTTATATCCAATTGTAATAGGATTAATTTCATTAATTTTCTTACGCTTAATTGCAAATTTATCAATTCTAATTCCTTGATTGTTAACATTACCTGCTTCTAAATCATTCATGAATTTTGCTAAAAGGATAGTATCGATTTGCCATAGTTCTTTATTAGGTGAAAGATCAATGTTATCCGTTTTTTCTCTAATATGTAGTTCATCATAAATAGCATTACTTAATTCAACATAATTAATATTTCTGACAGGTGAAGTGTAAGTAGTGAATGTATCAGTTCCAAACGGTGTCACACCTATAATTGTCATTTACATTCCTCCTTAAAATAAAAGAAGAGAGGGTAGTACCCTCTCATTATTTGGTACGATTATAATGTTCAAGACTCCCTAAGAATTCATCCATGTTATTAGCTTTCACAGTTACATCCTGGAAGTGATAATGGTGTTGTACTGTTGCTGCTTGTGGTTGATTTCTAGGAATAATTGAATTAACCAAATTGCCGATATTAGTAAACAAATTAGGAATATTCTTAGAAGGGATCATTAATTCTCCCAATTGACCTTTTACAATTTGTTCATTTGGTTTAGTATTGAACAGTTTATTAACTAATTCTTGAAGTGGGGAAGCAGGTACATCACCAATTATTCCACCAGAATGTTTTGTTTCTACGTCCTTTACATTCAGTTTCTTGTACATTTCAACTAAACTATCAAGATATTTTTGAGACTCAGCTAATTGCTCAGGAGACATTTGAATACCGTTATTTAGTCGTTCTTCTAGAAGTGCTAATTCTTTGCTGTATTCTTCTTTAATGTCATCCTTACGATACTGCTTTTCTATGTCAGCAATTTCTTTTTCTAAGTCAGCAACTTTACCTTTATCGTAAGTTAGAGTTTCATTACCATCTTTATCAATTATAGAGAAACGTTTATCCTTCTTAACCTTCTCTAATTCATCTTTCTTTTCCTTCAATGCTATGTTACGTTCTTCTTTGTCATTCTCTTCATCTAAATTACTAAGTCTATCTTTCTGATAGCCAATTTCATTTTGTAATAACTGTTGATTTAGAAGATTCCACTCGTAGCTACCAACTTCATATTGCTTCATTTGATTAATTAATTCTGTTCTAATCTTAGCTATTTCTCCAGTATATTTAGCTTGTTGTTGTAATAGCTGATTATTTAATTCAATAAGCTTAGGGTCATCTGGATTATTTAACTTAGTTTCAGCAATAATACGTTGGATATTTTGCTCATCTTCTTTAATCATGTGAAGACGTTTTTCACGAAGTTTTTGTTCGTATTCAAACATTTCACCAACAAGGCTTTTTCGTTCTTTTAGAGATTGAGCAATGATATCATCTTGACGCATGATTTCTTCACGATATTGATTTCTCATTTCCTCAGTCATATCAGTGGATTCAAGCTCACGAATTAATTCTTCTTTAAGAGCACGAGCATTCTTTTCACGTTGTTCCGATAAGTCAGTGAGACTTTCAATTAAGAAGGACATATCTTCTTTAGATATTTCATTTTGTTTGTTTAGAATCTGCTCAGTTAAATCCTTGATATCTGAAGTATTGCTTGAGTTTTCAATTGCGTCTAATTGTTGCTGCAATCCCTTAATAGATGTCTGCTTACCTTTACGAGTATTTTCGTAAATTGAACCATACTTATTATAAGGGTCATATTTACTAACAAATTTATCAGAATAAACAGTAGCTTTAGATGAACGTAATTCATTTAATCTACTTTGTGCTGATTCATCAGCAGAAGGAATGTATGGGGCAGGGTTGTAGTCAGGATAATAATTTGAACTTGAACCATTGTAGTAATCATTATAATCATAATAAGGTTCATTATAAGATGGCTCATAATAGTTATTAGAAGGTGGCGTATAGTCAGATGAATAATATGGAACGTCATATGAAGGTTGAACCCAAGAACCATCACGCTTATCAATTAAATAACCTTGGTCATCTCGATAGTAATCATTTGAGTTATAACCATTTTGATTATCCATCATTTGATTATAAGCTTGTGGATCAGAACCTCTTAAATAGGCAGCCCAATATTCATTGTCCCACATCAATCTATCCCAATCCCAAGTACCGTTAGCGTATGCAGGAATATTTTTAACAGTAGGGGAGGAATTAGACTTAAGAAGCATCTCAGTTTGCTTGTTAGGGATTACATGAGAACCTTTAGGTAAATCAACTAATTCAGCACCATTATCAGAAGAGACGAAAGTTTTACCGTTTGGTAATACAACTAGCTCTTTACCTTGCTCACTGATAAGCGCGAGGCCTCCGTTATGAGAATCAGTACCTTTTTGATATGCAGGAACACCTCCAGCACGAGGAGATTTTGATGGTTTCCTATCAGGCACATAAGTTTTATCATTAGCTCTAGGTGATTTAGAAATCTTTTTACCACCGTTAGAATCAGAAGGAACATTAACATTATCGGCTTGATATTCAACGGCTAATAATGAATCAAGCTTACTTTTCGCTTCTTGAAGCTTTTGTTCAAGTACTTTAAGCACTCCATCCCATTGTTGAGAATAAGCTCCTGAGTAATTAGATAATCCTACTGCCATCGCTGCTTCAATGTCTTTGATGTGTTGTTCTAATTGTTGCTTTTCTTCTTTTTGAGATAGTTTCGCTTTATTCTTATCATTTTTATCAGCTTTAGCCTTAGCATCTGCAATTTTCTTATCTGATTCTTCAATCTGTTTTTGAATAGCTTCTTGGAATTGCTTTTCTGCTTCAACCAATGACATGCGATATTGTTCAGCTTGTTGTTTCATTTGCTCATGGAAAGCTTCAGCTTGTCTGATTTGTTCACCGTATGATGATTCTCTGATATTTTGTATACGGATTTCTTCTGTTTCAATATCGGAAATCGGATCATTTATGAAACTTGCTAAATCAAGAGAAGAACCTTGTGGAATAGAGAAGGAGAAGTCTAAATCAGTACCAGAAAGAAGACCGCCATCTAGTAACTCCATATTGCTTCTAAGACGATTATTCAGTCTTTCAATTTCAGCATCAGCTAATCTTGCTTCATGAGTTAAGCTATCAAAGTTAACTTGTTCAAGTGCTTTAACGTATTCAATAGTAGACTTGTTGGTATCAACTAATTCTTGCTTAAGTTGCTCCAATCTACTACGTAAAGCTTCAGCATCTTCTTCACTATAAACAGTTACATTTCTAAGTTGATTAAATTCAGCAATAATCTGATTAGCTTTATTCTTAGTTGCTAATAATGCTTCACCAAGTAATTCTTGTTTACGAGTAAATTGATCAGTTTCTAATAATTCAATACTATTATTAGCTTTATCGATAATTTTTTGGAAAGCATTAATATTTTTTTCTGTATCTCTGAGTAGCTTATCAAATTGTTTACTTGCTTCTTCATTAGCTTTGCTTTCAGCTTCTTCAATTTTACTCTTTGCTTCCTCAACATTGCTCAACATGTCTTGATAGTTCTGTTTAAGCTTCTGAACGTTAGAACGTCTTTGTTCAAGTAAACTATCTAATCTGTCATCAAAGATACCTGTGTCTCCACCTTTGACAGCAGTCTCAGTTCTAAGCTTAATCGTTTGTTGAATAGCAGTTTCAAGCTCCGCATTAACTTTAATTAGCTCATTATTCATCTCATCAAATAAACCAGACTTAACTTCAAGTCCAGCATCATCTGATAAAAGAGACATTTTATATTCAATAAACTCGATTTTTTGAACAGCATCATCAATAGATTTATCACTTACACGGAAAGTCCATTCAATTTTGGCATTGGCATTTTCTTTAAGACTGTTTGTGCTTTCACGATAAGCTTCTTTAAGTGCTGCTAGTTCTTTTTGTTTCTCTTTTAATGCTTCAGTCGTTAGCTTTTCTTTTTTAAGATATTCTTCTAATGCTTGAATTTGATAGAAAAGCTGAGTGTCTTTTTGATAGAGCAATTCATTTTGTCTTTCTAATTCAGCACGATACTCTTTACTTGTATCATTGTAATTAGAAAGATTATATTCAGATTCACCTAGTAGAAAGTCAACCTTTTCAACACGTTCAGCATATTCAGCCATTGCAGAGTTAATGATATTTAGAGTTGTAGCATCACGTTTATCAGCAATCTCATAACGCTCATTCATTAAATCGGTCAGTGTACCTTTTAACTCTTCACGTTTTTTAGCTGTAATTTCTTTAAGTGATAATAAGTATTTAACCTTTTTGATTTCAAGTTCATTTATTCTTTGTTGTTCATTTACAGATTTACGTTGCTCTTCAAGATTTTTCCGGTATTCTTTAGAAGAAGTATCTAAATGATACGTTCGATTCTCTAAATCTTGAACTTTATTCTTCTGAATATTTTTCTTGTACTCAAATTCATCAACATATGATTGAACAATTTGATCTTTAAGGTCTAGTATCTGTTGTTCGAGGTTAGATACATCTGAATTTAGTTCAAGTAATTCAGCTTTAGCTTGGTCAATAGCAGCTAATTGGTCAGCAACGGTTTTTTCTGAAGTAGGGTAGTTAATATCAGTTACTTTACTAACACCTGTATTAACTGTATTTTGTAGTTGTTTAAGATATTTAACAGCGTCAATAGGCTTGCCATTTGCTTCAATTTGTAAATGAAGGTGAGCACCATAAGAATCTCCTGTATTACCAACTTTACCAAGTATTGTTCCAGCATCCACTCGTTGACCTTTTTTAACATCAGGTTTTTTAAGCATATGCATGTACTTAGCAACTGTGCCATCATCTTGTTTTACTACAACCCAGTTACCGGCTGAATCAGACCATCCAGATACTAAAACTTTACCAGAGTTAACAGCTTTTATTGGTGAGCCAGCTTTACCGTTTGCGAAATCAGTTCCTTGGTGTGGTTTAGAACGAAATGATTCTTTGTCGCCTAGATTAGAGGTGATTTTAAAATTATTGAAATAGTAATCTGCTACACTTTTAGCATTTGATGATTGACTTTGAGGAGAAGGAGTAGTCGATGCCTTACTTGCTTTATTACCATTACTGTAATTAGCACCTGTGTAATCTTTATAATAACTAAGTACTTTATTATAGTAATCCTTAGGCTCTTTCCATTCTCCAGACTTAGAGTTTAGCACCTTATTAAGATTACCCATGCCAGCATTGTATGCAATCAATGCCTTTTTAATATCTCCACCAGTTTTAGCAAGCATTTGAGCAATATACTTAGTTCCGCCCATGATGTTTTGTAATGGGTCAAATGAATTCTTTACACCTAAATACTTAGCTGTTCCAGGCATTAGTTGCATTAATCCTTTAGCGCCTGCTGAAGATACTGCTTTAGAATTAAAACTTGACTCTTTTTTAATTATTGAAGCAATAAGAAAAGGATCGACACCGTAAGTATTTGCAGCTTTATTAATCTCTGCGTGATATTTACCTTTATAAGCACCAGCAGGAGCTTTATCTTTTGATGAACCAGATGTAACAGAGTTAGATATATCAATTACACCAGTTTCTTTAATCTTGCCCGATTTAATTTGATTAGCCAGAGACTTAGCTTCATCTTGTGTAAGTTTCTTTTGTTTCTCAAGTAATTTGATTTCTTCTCGTAAAGCTTTACGGTAATTCTCAGAGTGTGATGCAAATTTAGCTTTGAGATTATTTTGTTTAGTAAGAGCTGCGTTGATTTCATCTAATTTGATTTTAAATGCATCTGCTACATAAATAGAATTTTTATAAGCTTCAATATTTTCTTCTGTAGCTTTTTTGTTGTCCTTTTTAGCCTTAGTGTTATCTTTTGTTGATTTTGTGTTTCCTTTAGTTGCACTAGTACCACGATTTGTAGAGTTAACAATGCCTTCAAGTTTAGACTTAAAACCTTTAAATTCAGGTATTTTAATTTTTGCTAATTCAGACTCTAAACTACCTATTTTATTTTGAGTTATCATGTAGTTTTTCTCTGAACGTAAATCGTCACCGCCGTGTTCATTTTGAGCAGTTATTCTAGATAAATAAACATTTTGAGCTTCTTCCAAAGCTTTAATTTCTTGCTTGATAATTTCAATACGAGCTTTAGCACCAAGGGCAGCATTAACAGTTTGTTGTTCCTGAGCGCTCAATTGACCTTCAGCAGATAGTTCAACGGCTTGTAGAAGGAGATTATTAGCATCAAGTTCTTCTTGCATTGCTAGGATGTTAAGGTTCTTACCATCAATAAGGTGAGGGTAGGCTTCGGATAGAATATTAGTGGCGTTAGTAAGCATTGTTTTCATGTTAGCTGATAAGTTTTCTTGTTCAGATAACATTTGGTAAACACCGATTTGTTCCTGCATTGCTGATATATTTTGACTTGATATACCTGTTAATTGCTCTGCGACAGTTTTCAATTCACCCATATCGCCTGCTGCATTAGTAGCTGAATCACCCATACCTTCTAGGGATGATGATGCTCCATCAACTGATCCAGACAAATCGCCCATCGCTGCTTCAGTATCTAATGTTGCAGTTAAGGTGTCTTTAGCTTTCGCATCAACATTAGATAAAGCATCGGCATTTTCAATATTAGCCTTTGAGTTACTATCTAAGCTATTAGTCATCTCATCCATAGCTTTTTGGCGTTCTTCAAGGCCTTTTTTCTTGCCTTCTAATTCTTGAACTTTAGCAACGTTCTCAGAGTACTCAACAAGTTGTCCAGAACTGTCTTTCATGTTGTTAACGTAATTTCTATATTCTATTTCGTCTTGCATAAGTTGTGATCTTATTTTGTCAGAACGCTCTCTGCTACCATCTTCAATACTCTTACTTAATTCTTTATTTAATTGTTTAGTGCGCTCTACATATTCTTTATCAGCATCATTTGTACCAAATACACCATGTTCTTTTTGATATTTTTGTATAGAGTCGAAGCGCTGTTTTACTGCATCCTCAACAGCTTTTAGGTCATTATTTACTTCATCTAAGTCAACATTGACTGTATTAATCTCTATTCCATTAGCTGTAGAAGCTTGGAGGAGTTGTTCTTTTGTCATTTCTTTTAGAGTGCCGATATACTGATCTGCTTTTTCTTTGTTTAATGATAGAGCGTTACCGTATTCACCTGTCGATTCAATCAAATGAGGAGCAATTTGTTGTATGTTTTGAAGGACTGACTGTAATTCTTCTTGCTTTTGTGCGTTATTTCCAGCACTTGGTGCTAGTTCGTTATACTGTGCAATTAATCCTTCAAGTCGTTGTCTTTGATTATCTGTAGCTTGAGCATTCTTGTAAAGGGACTCTGTATTAATATCAGAAGCCTTACTTGAACCCATAAACGCACCAGCTAATAATTCTATAGCAACAACACCTAATCCAATCCAACCGAAAGAAGCTTTAACTCCCCATGATGCTAATTGTAGAGCTTTAAACGCTTTAACTGCTCCATAAGCTCCGGCTGCTATCAATGGAAGATATATATTTAACCCATGAGACATTTCAGTAAGTCTTGCGAAGCCAGTTGTTAAACTCGTAACTGAATTTAACAGAAGTACAATCAGTTGGCGAACTCCATTATCTCCGATAGTTTGCGATAACAATTGAAAAGAAGCGATCATTTGATTAGTTTGATACTCTAATCCACCCTCAAATACTTTCATCTCATTAACTGCACTGTTATATGAGTCCATCGAAAAAATAGTATTTTCTGCAACTCTTGTTTGTTTCTCAAGGAGACTAGTAACTTTCGCTACATGCCACCCACCTCCAAGTTGGCTCGAAATAGCATTTTTGGTCTGAGCGTCAAAAGTCTCCCACTGACTTCCTAGATCGGAAAGTACATCAGTAGCAGAACGTAATTCGCCACTCATTTCTTTTGTTTTAATTCCAAGACCTTCAATCATACTCTGTGATTCTTCTCTTAAGTATCGACTGAATAAGGTCTTATAGAACGTGCCAGCCTCATTCCCGGATATTTTCAGAGTTTCGACAGTTTGTGACACCATTCCAGTTAATTCGTGGAAAGAAACCCCTGCCATTGCGGCATTTGCACTTGATTTACTTAATGCCTGAGCTATACCTTCAGTAGTAGCACCTGTTTGGTTAGATACGCTATTTAAAGAATTTACAACATCAACAGTGTCAGATACTTCTAATTTATACTGTCTCATAATAGCTACTAAATAGTTTGCTGCATCTGTAGCGTCTTTAAATTCACCAACAGTAGAAAGCAACATAGAGTTATTATTTAACTCTTCTGCTTCCCCTAGATCAAAACCAAGTTTGGAAATCTCCCCCAAGGATTTGAGAGTATTTTCTATGGTCTGACCATACTTAAATGCAGCAACAGTCGCATTATCAAAAACAGAAGATATATCTGAATTGTTTAGGACTTTTTCAATTGAGACTAATTGAAGATCCAGAGCATAAATATTATCTATTAATGCTTGAACACTATTTGTCGCCGTATAGAAAATGGTAGAAATTCCAGCCCATAGGGGGAACTTGATAGCGGCCTGAGAAACAGCGTTCAGTAAGGATATATTAGACTTATTTGCTTCATTAGATGCTCTTTTAATATTTAATAATTGAGATTCCATTTGTTTCAAAGAGTTTGAAGCATTTTTAGCAGAAGGGGGAACAGCTTGTAGGTCTCTTATTAATGAAGTTAATCCTATTCTGTCTAGACCTTTAGCATTTGAGTTAAGTAGAGTTTTAGCATCACTCAATAATTTTGTTTGAAGGTTTTTATTGTTAGCATTTTGTTGTACACGTTTTAGCGCATCGCTAATTTTATTAATCTCACTAATATTCTTAGAGCTATCTATTACTTTATTGAAATTCTTAAAAAACTGTTCGTTAACTTTACCTTGATCATACAGTTGCTTTAATGAGTTTCGTAGCTTATCTTGACCGTAAGATAAAGAATCACTTATCTGTAATCCGTTTAACTTCGCTTTCATTTGGTCAAGTTCTTTTAATGTAGTAGCAATGTTAATACCTTTGCCAATTTGTTTTAACTCATCATTTGTATACTTTCCAGTACGTGCTAACTGAATTAAACTATTTCTTAATTGAACTTGTGCTTTCTCAAACTTCTCAAGATTTTCAACGTCTTTATATCCAATAACATTTCCTTTTGTATCAGTTGTGATAGTTCGAGCATTACCCTTTGGGTCTGTATATGTAGATGTTTTCCCTTTGAGATTGCCGGCTTTATCATATCGTTCTACTTCTTTAATTAACTTGTTGTAATTTTCTGTTAAACTATTAAGATTTTTAGCTTCTTGTTGGATAACTTTATTTTTCTGATTCCTACGCTCAATCTCTTTTTGAATGATTTCACCAGACTTTAAATGATGTCTGATATTTTCTTTAATAGTTCCATCAAGTTCTTTAGTAATTGTTTTTTCTTCCCTAAGAACACGATTTAAATCTTGATTAATTTTCTTTTGATTCTCCATTGCTTTAGAGAAATCATTAAGTGTTTTCGTTACCTTGTCATCAATTTCAACTTTTAACTTAAGTTTATTGATTTTCTTTTCGATACCTTTTATTGCCGTATTAATATCACCAATTGTAGTACCGACATTGAGTGTAGCTCCAATTAGAATTTTAATATCATTATTCATTTAAACACTCCTTTTTAAATTTAGGCATAAAAAAAGAAGCGTCTAAATGACACTTCTTAACTAAATTGCATTATTTTCTTGTTCATTGATTATTGCAGAAACTAGCTTATGAATTTCATAAGCTTGATCATACATTTTGTTATAAGTAACTGATTCTTTCTTCAGGGGAGCAGTACTGTCTTTAACAGAAAATGAATTGGTAGGGGAGTATAAGTCATTAGTATTAATCTTAATTTGCAAAGTACTTATGTTTTGTGACGATGTCTGTTTAGCAGAAAGACCACCAATTACCGTTCCAACTCCACCGCCTACAATACCTCCAACCAAAGCTCCTCCTAACTGAGAGACTCTAGATGTTTTAGTTATAGTATTACCATTTTCAATTAATTCTGATTCCAATATAGACGAGTAGGGAAGGGATACAGGTTCTACATTGTTCTTTAATATATAGACTTGTTTATTTTGATGATCAAAAATTAATCTTGATAATCCGGTATCTGAATAAATGGACTTACTCGAATTAACATTCTCATCAGAAATATAATTATCACTTTTATCCTTAAATTGAGACTCCTTCTTCTTTGTGTCATGAGATTTTGTAAATAGGAATCCCACATAGCAAACAAATGCTAACCCACAAAATAAGAAAATATAAATATCACTATAATTTCGTAAAATGAAAGCTAAACACACACTGATAATAGTAGAGCTTATAAGAATTGTACCTAAATTATTTTTCACAAGATCACCTCTTGAATTAAATTAGGGATATTATAACATGTTTACCAAAATAATTTAATTACAAATAAAAGATGATTTTTATGTAGTAGGGAAGGGGAGGTTTTGTTCTAGTTTTGTCAGTGTCAAGGAGTCCTTCATTATTGAATACACTATCCGTAATCTTATCGAACAAACATATCACCTCCAAAATAAAGAAGCACCCTTTTATAGGGTGCAATAGACATTTACCAATCTCTACAATCCTGTTCACTTTCAATCTTAAAACGACTTTCATGTTGTACATTTATAATCTCTTTGGGATGAATATGTTTAACTACTTTTTCCTTTACTTTGATTCTTACTTCAGTCGGACAAGTGATAATTTCTTCATCCCTTTTTTCACGGCGCTCTATACATTTACGACATTCACAACAACTCATTGTAAAACCACCTTTTGCATATTTTTTAACACAATACATCCTATGCAAAAAACTACAACAAGTCCTAGGACAGACATCTAATTGTTAATGTTTTGTGAAAATGTTATATATCGTAAATGGTTCTGTTGACCCAATTCTATTTACCTATTATGCTTATAATTTTAAAATATAGTAAATGAAGAATTAACATGAAAAAATTATGTGGAGGTAGATGTTGTAATACTTGGAATAAACAGATAACTAATTACATAAACATATACTTATGACTCTTTAAAGGAGTGACAAATTGGTAAACAATAATTGTACAGAAAAAGATATCAGAATTATCCTATCTTATCTAAGAGGAGCAAGAAAAATACACAATGATACAATAAAGGCAGTAGTTAAATTGTTAGGTGGTAAAGAAATATCGGAAGAAATAGCTTATAAATATTTCTATAACAGATACACTAAAATAATTGAGAAACAACAACTAAAAGATTTTGATTCATTACTTGATCGTGCAAATGAGTATTGTATGAAGTACTACATTGGATTTTAATGTAGTGGTAATTTTAATCTTCTGTCCACACCAAAAGGACTCTAGAAAATAATCTAAAGTCCTTTTGGTGGTTGAGTGTTTAAGTGTTTCAGTCTAAATTAGTAAAGTGTAATGAAACTTATTTAGCTGCATTATTTAGTTTATGAAATTATATCCATATAATCAATACGGTTAAGCATGTGTAAAAATATGTTCACATAGATTTGCATAAATTTTCACAAATAATGGTACATTATTTCTGTTTGGTGGGTAGAGTTAAGATGTAGATATATATATATAATTGTAGAAGAATAGTAAAATACAAAAAAAACAGACCACTTAAAAATAAGGGGTCTAAGAACTTTGTTTAAATTTTTCCCTAGTAAATTATATCTAGAAAAAAGATAAATTTCAATAAAAATCAAATATTGTAATCAACTATACATATTTTATAAATTTTGGTTGTTTGTAATTATATTAACCGTTTCAAGTACACGCCCAATAGGGAAGAGGGCGTTTAATTCAAATGGCTAACCAAATATCTGATTCTTCTCTTCTTCAAAGTCACGAAGGTCATAATGTGCTATAGTAGTTGCTACATTTTCATGATGGGCAACATATTTTGAAACTAACTCTAATTTGACACCTTGTTCTAGGAGGTAAGTTACACATGAGGCTTTAAATAGATGGGGGTTAATACGTCTGCCTAAAATGTCAGAGAGAGTATTTGTACAGAAATAATCAGCCCATGAGGATGACATTTGATTAATGATCCCGTTGCTTTTTGTTGTGAAAATATATTCATGGTCATAACCACGCTTTTCAAGCCACAACTTAACATAAGATAAAGCTTCACGATTAATCATATAAGGTTCAACCTTACCATCTTCTCCTCGACCTTTCAAACGAATATTATGAGTATAAACAAAACTTGCTTCTTCAGAGAATGGATAGTTAACAATTTCTGATTTGAATTGTTTGATTTCTGAACGTCTAGCTCCTACATTAAACGCAACAGCTAACCAAGCCATTCCTAAATAGTTTTGATCGTCTTCAAGAACTTTCATCATTTCTTTATATTCATCATAAGTTACTTTTACTTTTTCATATACAGTGTTTTTAGGTATAGCTGGCAAACCTCTAGTGAAATTTCTGAATAATTTATAGTCCTCATATCCGTCTTCACCAACAATAATATTTTCAATATAGTTACATAGACTTGATACGCAAGCTTTCTTTAAGTTCTGCCCACTCGAAGACATTTTTCTATTATCTCGTAAATAGCTTATGTACCTTAAAAAGTCTCTTTTTGTAACCTTATGTAATGGTTTATTATTCATTGAATTGCAAATATACCATCCAAATTGTTTTAAAGCAGAAGTGTATTGTTTCTTTGTTTCAGGACTATGGTTTTGTACAGAAATAAATTCTTCCACAAGTTCTCGATATTCTGAGTTAACCTGTTTCCACATTTCATTAGTTATTTCAGGAAGCTTTCGTGCTCTATCCCTGAGCATGTTCATATTAATACTTTTTTCACTCAATAAATTCCACCGCCATTATGTATTAATTCGTCCTTATACCACTACTATTTAAATCTTTCTTTAATGCCTGGGCTAACTTTTTACTATTCCGCAATTCATTAGCCGTATTCTCCATAAAAGGCCTAGCTTTATCTCTGTATTCAAAGTCATATTGATAGCCTTTACCTGTCTCAACGATAGCTGCTACATCTCGTCCTTCATCTTCACGAGTATTATAGATAGCTAAACCGTCATCAGTTTCTTTAGTTTCCCAACTATCTTTTAATAAACCTGTTCGTTTATAGGAGTAGGGGTTGTTTTCATTTGGAGTATAAACATCATATACATCTTCTTGTACATGTTTCTGACCAGTTTTAATGACAGTGTTTTTAACAGAGTTTCCTTGATTCATTGCTTTGTTAGCTTGAGCTTCAATTAGCTGCTTTAATTGTTTCATATTTCGTACTGTTACCATGTAATCACCTTATATTGAAAGTTTTTTAAACTAATCGCAAAAAAATACACCCACTTATAATAAGCGAATGTATCAATTCGGTTTTAGCTCGAAAAAAAGTCTATCATCTATAATTACTTTTATTTTCTTATTTTCTAATCTTTTTTTATTGTTAGCACTAAGCAAGATACAATCATCTTTCACGTTTCCATTGTCGTCCTCCAGCACTGCATCATAAATATTTATTTTGAAAATAATATTTAAAATAGGATTAATGAAAATCATTGTATATTTCAGATATATAAATCCTATAAAGTAAAACAAAACTAAAAATTGTAGTATCCCCGTTAAAGTCGTAAGATTTAAAGTAATAAAAGGGAGTATATACACTGCAATATAACTGGTTATATAATTATGATTATTATCTTTAAGTTCTATTACTTTTATTGAAGTACCATTTGTATTATTTTTAAATTCTGTGTTGCGTATCATTCTTTTTAATAGAATTAGTAATGTTACTGTAAGTAAAAAACAAAACACAACTACATATACCTCTGTGCATTCTAATAATCTTTTTACAATGAATTCTTTATTAGAAATCATGGCTTGCACTTTACTGATTAATGACGATGAATTTTGGATAATTATTATCATATATAAAGGAATATATGAACTAAGGAATAAAATAACATTGTTGATTTTGTTACGTTTTCCGAACAATTTATTATCCCCTTTAACTCGTGATTTTTCTATTAACCTTTCGAACAGATGACGCAATATACATTTCCATATCAACAGCGTCTTTTACACAACATCCACAAATTAAACTTATAACATCTGTGATGTTGCACGTTTTATCGCTGTAATTAATCTTATTCTCTTCAAATTCTATTTTTAAATTATACTCCTGTGCGACGGTTTTAGCTTGTTTAAAATTATTTTGTAACCACTGAAGCCTTTTATCTTTTATAACTGGTACAAGTCTTTTAACTAAGGTAGTACTGTTTATACATCTGGCATGAAATTCATCAAAATTATTTATTATATTTTGTTTTTTTAGATCGCCAATATTGGTATTAATATATTTGATATGTTCCTCTTTAAATGAGAAAAAAGTGTTGAAATAATACTCATTAAAAATATAACAGTTATCATCAATTAAAATAGAATCAATTTTAAAATCTACAATTAATAGATTTTTTGGATCTGTAAATTCTACATTGTCACCAAGTAATTTCATTATTTTATTCTCTTTTATCGTTTTTGCTCCTATGAATTTTCTGAACGTTTTAATTTTTTCTTCATTAGTGTTTTTAATATCAACCACATATCCCCAAATTTCTATTGGTTCAAATTTTCTTTTAGAAATATTTTCACTTGCTAAAGGTGAAATAACATTAACAATTTTTTTAAGATTAGGTACGTCAGATGCATTTATTTTTTCAATACTTCCTTTTTCAGTAACGCTCACATTATAGTCGGTTATTTCTTTATTTTTACTGTTTGAAACTAATTTATCACGATATTCCTCAATGAATTTTGGAAAGTCTTTATTACCAAGTCCAAAATAGGATGATGAATAAATGTACTCATTAGTATCATCATCTATTTCTCTGAAAATTAAGTATACCTTTAATTCAGAAATAGGATTAGAAAAAAATAAACTCAGTTTTTGTTCTAATAGATTTGTCATAATATACTCCTTTATTTTCTATATTATTAAATATAGTATAAAGGGTAATTTGAGCTAGTGGGTGATATTGTTTGAAAAATTCAATTTTTTAATTTACTGGATTAGCAAGTATATTTTTCACATTGTGTTTTTGTACGTATTCTTCAAATAATTGACGATTTTCCAGAGGTAGCTCTTGAATTTGTTTTTGAGCTTTACTTGCAATATCATGTAACTTTGCGTTAGCTTCAATTACTTCATGCATACGTTCATATACTTTTTGAATCGATTCAGGAGGGAAGGCTTCAATCAAGATTTTAAAAATTTCTGTGTTAAGTGCAATTTTGAATTCTTCGTAGATTATTTTAGCTTTTTTACTTTTTGTAAATTTTAAATCAGTAAAGTATTTAACAATAAAATATCCAATGAGATCATCCTCTTCATTTTTAGGAATCTCAACTTTTTCTTTATTACAGTTTTGAATGAATTCTGTCATCTCATCAATTAGGTCACGAACCTTATCCGGTTTAAAATAGGGATATAATTTGATAGAATAATTCGTCCCATCAGCTAGGGTAAGAGGTATTTCAATGAATTCATCGTACATTTTTACTTCTTCTTTTAACATTGCAATACTTACTTGTTTACCCAATATAAATTCCTCCTTATTCCTTATAAAACTGTTGTTTTATTGTGTTAAAAAAATAAAGAGTAGGGAAGTAGATCCCTACTCATGATATGTATTAATTTATTTTATTTTTTCAAACTTAATTGAATGTACGTCTTCGATGTCTCCAGTATATTGTACTCTAACTTTTTGTCCATAAGATGGTTTAACAATGGTTGTATTCTCTTCAAAATAAACACGAACTCTCCAACCATCAACATTGACAATTACTGCGTCTGATTCAACTTCATGTACAGTCAATTCTATTTCTTTTGTTTCTAATTTCACTTCTTTTTTAACGGACATATAATACCTCCTAATTAAGCAATATCCTCATTATTAAAGATAACCATTTCCCACATAGTATTAGTTAATGGGTCGTTTAGGCACTCGATAGGAAGGTCTAATGTAGCTGGATCTCCGTCTACAGAAAGGGATAGCGAGAAGTTGTTTTCAAATTTACCACGAGGAATAATTAATTGTGCGGCATAATCTTTACCATCAGCAGAATCTTTAACAAGTAGGTCAATGATAACTTTAAATGTACCGCCGAAAGCATCAGATGATACACGTATAGTTTTGGCATCTGCTGAAGTTTCTACCTTATAGTAAACATGCATGATAGTTCCATTAGTAACAGCCGTATTAAAAGTTAACTCTTTACCTGTAACTGAGAATTCTTTAGGATTTGATGCAGGTGTGCCTAATGTATATTCATCACCATTTGTTCCATCATTTGTATTTACTTTATAAACTGAAGTGATAGCTCCTTTAGGTGTTTTTGATAAAGTAGCTTTGTTAGATGTTACAGTTATTTTTTCTTTGAAATCAATAGTTTTAATACCTTCTTTTAAAGCATTACCAGTTAACATCGCCAGTGCATGTTTATCAAAAAGCGCATCTTGCATGGACAATTTTGCCTCACGGTTACTGTCAAATCCGACTAGCTTAGGATTACCAAAGCTACCCCTAGCATATGTTGTCTCTCCACTTGATTCAATGCCACTCGTTTTTAACGTATTGAGTGTAACAATCGCTTTATTTGTTTGTAAGTTATAAAAAGTCGCAGAACCTGCGTCACGAATGGCAAATCTGTTTGGTGTACTCATAAATAAAATTCCTCCAATATTTTTGATTAATTTATTTTTTAAGCTGTATAATATTTGCCCAATTGATTTCAGGCAGCTTAATACTTTTTGAGTCAACTGTACCTGCATATAGACCAGACATTGTGTAATGATAGTTATCTATAACACCCAATCTTCCATATCCGTCATACAATTGATAGATATTGAGTTTGCTAATAAGCTCAAAACTTTGTGCTTTCCAACCAACTCCAGAAATAATGCTTCTCAAATTAACAGTTTGCTTTTGATACTTTGTTAAATTTGCTTTCTTTTTCTTTTGTTTCTCAATAAACTTTCTAGCAAGTTCATTACCAGGGTCGTATTCATCTTCTTCATCAATCGATATATTGTTAGCTATAGTCACAAGTTTCCTCATGTAGCCAAACTTTTCTTCAGTCAAAATAGAGTCCTCAGACAATTCATCAAAATATAAAAAACCTTGTTCATGCATAATTGGTTCTTTGTTTAGATGCAAATTTAAGCCACAAAAAAACAGTTCTCTAAAAGAACTGTCATGATAAATAGCGGATGAAACCACTTGGTAATTGGTATATTGTTCAATATTTTCTTGCGAAATGTTTTTCTTATCTAGTAGTAAAGCTGATAGAGAATGGTTATATTTTAATTCTGTAGTGTTAACAATTTCTTTTATAAGTGGTGCGTGAAAGTCCCCAATACCATCAATATGGACTGATAAGTTTAATAAAAATTTTAAGTGGATTTCTTCATCGTTTAATTGATACACTTTGAATCACCCACTTAATAATTCTCTAAACAAAATTCATAAATAATTCTAAAGCCAACATAACCATTTGGAAGGGAAGTGCTTACTATTGGATGTCTTGCTAGGAATAAAGTTTTTCCAATACCAGCTATTCGCTTGTTACAGATTAATTCGTTAATTCTGTCACTTATTAATTCAATTCTTCTATCCAGGTTTTGATTAGTATAATGAGTATAAATATCGAAAGTGTATTCTTGATTTGCGAAAAGATAGTTTTGTTTAGCTCCTTTTCCATTGCCAGGATAAAAAACTAATCTAGAAATAGCATTGCTGTCTAAATCGTAGAAGTTAACAGCATTCATTAAATGATATTTAATTAATTCCCATTTCGCTCGTTGATCTTTCATGGTAAGAATATCTGGTTTAGATGGAGATAGAGGATCATCAATCGCACTTTTAGGAGCATAACAAAGCAATCTTAGCAGATGTTCATCAAGGAGTATGCCGTTTACAGAATCACTAAGTTCTTTTAAATTCATGCCTTTTCAACAATCCTTTCTCCGGTAATAGAAATTAATCCTTTACCATTTATGGATTGAGTTAAATCAATATCACGTACAATATATGGTTCGTTGTATAGAGTAAATCTATCAAACTTTAAATCAGTGTAGGGGATGATTACTTTGATTTTATTGTCAGGAAGGTTGATAGCATTATTCATATCAGCAGAACCATAAACTAATGATTTATCAGCAATACAAATGAATGATTTATCTTCCCCATCTGACCATTCAATAGGATTACCCCACTGATCCCAATCAATTGGAACTCGTTCACCTTTGATTGTGATTGAGGTATTACATAGTTGAATAGTAGCTTTAGAATAAACATCATTGGTAAGTGGGAGAGTCATTACCAGCCAATTAACTGTAGCATCCTGAACTATTGTTCCTCTATCTATTATATTGGGTCTACATATGATATTTCTTTTTTCGCCTGTAGGATCATTTGAAGTGGATTGAATTACTACTTTGTGTTCTAGTCCATCAATAACTACATTAAAAGATTCACTGCTATACTCAAGAGTATAATCAAGTAAGATATCCCCATCATATTTGATTCTTTCCTTAATATTGGTGTTATGATAATTACTATAATCTTTCATTATCATCACTCACAATCACAATAGAATCAGCTAATCTTGAAATATCTCCACTTGTATCCAATATAGTATTTCTCAAAGCAGATAACTGCTCATTATCATTTAATTTCATTCCTAAAAATTTTTCTAAATGATATAAAGAAGCATTGTTTTTCTTGCCAATTCTTTTACAATAATCATCTAATTTCTCATACTCAAATCCATCTTCTTTTTCTATTTTCACATACAACATTACAAAAAATCCTCTGCTTGATTGATTATCAATCTTTCAATATATCTTTCTTGTTCTGTTACTGAGTTATTTAGGGAATTAATTTGAGTTGAGAAGTTGCGTAGACCAATATCTTTTTGAAATGGATTTAACAATGTTTCATAATAAGTTTTTTCATTCTTATAAAATACAAGTTTTATAAAGTTAGCTAGAATGAGTAATTGGTCATCATTCAATTCTGCATCTACAGACTCCGTTAAATCATCGCACTTAATATTAGTTCTCATTCGATTATTGAAAAGGAGAATGCCGTTATTGATTTTTGCATAAATCTGTTCATCCGTTTGTGGGATATTAATATCAGGTGTTTTACAGTTATCTAGAAAACTTTTCCAAATTTTATCGTAAGAAGTAGACAAAATAATCACTCCTTAACCAAAAAGAATATTTACATCAACATTCATCCACTCGGCAAGGAAATCTAATTTACCTTTAGTTAATTCATCTTTTAAAGTAGCTGCAGTATCGATTACAAATTGTTTTTCTGAATCAACAGTGATTTTTTTTAGTTCAGATTTCATTTTGTTAATGTTACCTGTTAAAATCTTAATGATTTCCTCTTGTGAGTTTGTATTAGAATTATAGATATCAATCTCAGCAATACCATCTTTGATTTCTTTAGTAGTTTCGTTGTCTTCTACAATAACTAATTCACCTTTATCAAAACAAATACTGTTCATTTGTAGCCATTCTACTACTTCTTTAGGCACTTCTTTAACATCAGTTCTACCATTTTTAGAACCAGTCCATGTCCATTGACGATTAGAACCATCTGCATTATATCCAACAAAATATTCTGTATTACGATAACGTGCTAATTTAATTTTTTCTGTCATTTAATAATCCTCCTAATTTCCTTTAAAAAGGGAAGACGATGAATCTTCCCATATTAATTACTGTTATTTTTATAGGGAGACCGCATTCGATTGCTCTTCAATTAATCCAATTGCTTCTCCGAAGACAAGATTAATAGCTGCGTCTTGAGTAATTTTGATTTTAACTCTTTCATCTTCAATATCAGTTTCAGTCATTTGACGTAAGCCACCATATTCAACAATAGAGAAAGGTTTTTGTTCAACACTTCCAGCAAACATATATCCCTTATTAATAGCTAATTCGACTTTTGAGTTTGTTTCATCAGTGAATGGGTTAACAAGATTGATTGCAGTAGTACGTCCAATAGTTGAAGGGTTTAATGAAGTAAGTAGCTCTTCTTTGATTTTGTCTGATAGAAGATTTTTATATGTAGAATCAGTAGCTTGTTGCATTGCAAAGTAGTCAATCAATAATGTATCAGCTACAAAAACAGGACGACCGCCATAACGTTGAAGAACAGATGCTAATTTATTGTATTGTGCTAATGTAACACCTGAGCCAGATTTCACATTAGAAGCAGGGATTTTCCCACTAGTAATAGCTGTAGCTGTTAATTCGTTGATTTTATCAAGATATAACTTGATTTTTGCATCAGCTACACCATTTACAAGTTTACGAAAATATTCTTCTGATTCTCTAACTAAGTCAAGTGGTTCATAATAGAAACCTGTTGAAAGATGTTGTGGAACTGCAAAGATTGATTTGCGCCCTTCTACACGTACTAAATCAACGCCTGAACCTGTTGCAGACCAAACGACTTTAGCTTTGTTCTTTTGAGGGATACGAATTTCTTTGATATTTCCACGAGTTTCACTATCAACGTTAGCAAATAAGCTAAGTAAGTTTGTAACTGCTGGTTTTGCAATCTCGTCAGCAGTTTGAACAACTAAAGTATTAAATTGGTGAAGAGCAGAAGGGTCTGGATTTACAGAACCATCTCCAAAAACTTTAGTAATATAGGCTTTGATATCAACCGAATCTTCTTTTTCCATTTTGTTATTATAAACTCGGCTAAATAAGCCTTTTAATTTAACAGTATCTAATTTCATGATAAAACTCCTTTTTAATTAATTTATTTTTTAGGCTTTGATAACTTCAAAGCGTACTGTTGGTTGACCTAGAGTGTACCGAATGTCTTCTTCATTACTTACTACTAAGAATTGTGCAGATGATGTTGCAAAATCGGCATGTGCAGCAGATGAAGTTGAAATGATAAACTTTTTAGTAGCAACGTCAAAATGAGCTACTTGTCCATTTTTAATTTCTGTAATACCAGCATTCAAAGTAAATGCAGATGATTCAAAACGTGTGTAACCAGCTTCTAAAAGAACACAACGAACTTGTTCTCCAACAGCATTATAGAAATTGGCAATTGATTCACCTAGATAACGTGTTTCAGGAGCAGCAACTAGTACAGCTTTTTTATCTTTAGCAGATAATTGTTTTACTGTACGTTCACCTTCAGCATTAAAACCTAGCTCACCCAATGAAAAATTATCAATTGGAGCACCTTCTACGATTGCACCATTTGCTACTGTTTTAATCTTTAAGCTGTTTAAGTTTCCGACAGCGTGAGTTCCTTGTGTTTGTAAAGCATCTAAAATACGACTACCCATAATTCATTTCCTCCTATTTTTAAATTAATTTATTTTTATAATGAATATCTGCTATCAAAAGAATCATCAGCAGGTAGTAAGTTTTCTCTCTTACTTGCAAACTCTTTGATTGCAGGGGATTCAGTTTTTGTTACAACATCTACTAAATCAACTAACATAGTATTTAATTGCAGGATAGCTTGTTTACCTTCGTCAGTTTGATTAATAGACTTTTGAATTAAGCCTTGTACTTCTTCAGATTCAAATTTTTCTTTAGCGTTTAAAGCTTCAAACTTAGTAGAATAAAATTCTTTCTTCTCATTCAAAGATTTTTCAACTTGTTCAGTCTCAAATTGTTCTTTAAAAGGTTTTAATTCTTCAACTAAACTATTAAGTTGAGTAAGTTTATCAGTGGTTGTATTGAATTTTTCTTCAAGATCGGATTTATCAGTTGTTAAAGAATTAACTTGTGATTCTAGCTCACCAATCTTAGTATCTTTTTCGTTAAGTTGAGTTTGAATTTCTTCGACTTTTTCAGTTTTTAGCGTTAATTCATTTTGTACCGATTGAAACTCAGATACATCAACCCAATCACGTTTAATCATAACTTCTGTCTTTGAATCTAAATCCACAGTAACTACATCACCGTCTTTAGAATAAGTGTATTTAAAATACTTATCATATTCATTTCCTTCAGCGTAACTATATATATTTGCTACAAAATAGCTTTCATAGACATCTGAAATCCATGAATATGTTTCGTTTTCAAGTGACGTATCTAGTTGACCATAAAGTAATGAACGAATATCTTGATGCGAAAGCTCATTGACTTTTTTAAAATACTTCATGTTATCTTTTTCCTCCTTTAAAGCATTTTGTTGATTTGCTTGAGCAACCAACTTGTTAAATTTATTTATTTCATTAAAACTTAGTAATCTAGATGAATCATAAGCAGGTAATACAATATTGTGATCACCACGATTTTCACTCGCTAAAACTGCGTGGCCTTCGAAATAAATAGGGGAGTGGTGGTATTCTATACCATCTTGAAATGAATAATTATTATATAAATATTCACAACTGGTATTCACTTTAATTCCGTTGTTGTGCCATTCAATGATTAAGTCGATAGCGTCTGTGTACCTGGAGTACCACATTACTGCATCAGCAGCCATTACTTCCTTATCTTCACCGTTAATATTTACCGTAGTTAAATAGCCTTCAGAAGTGAATACGCCAATTGCAGTAGTATTAGTTTTTATTACTTGTTCACCATATCTGTTCTCACTTAATGTTTGCTCATGGCTGCCAAAATTATCAGTAGGGGTATTAGCTTCTTCAACATCATTATATTTAGCTACAATTGGTTTATTGATTAGAGTTTTAGCACCTTCTAATGCGACTTCTTTATCAACAATTACATTATTATGTGACTTTTCAAAATCCATAATGATATATGTACAAGGGATGATAGTTGGATCAATTGATTCCCTTATTTCATTTAGGACTAAGTTCAATTGATGCTTTTTTTTCAAATGTTTTCTCACCACCTTTCAAATAGGATGCGATTATGATGAGGGAAGACTATTTCCATCTGATGTTTTGGTTTTAATGGTATTTTCGTTGGTAGGATCAGTATTCTCAGGAGCACCAGTTTCATTACCATTAAGAGTATGACTTGTTTTGTATGGCCTAATCTTATCCTGTAATTTAAGAACATCAGTCTCATATAACGTATCTTCCAAATAACTTTCCCAACTCACACCTGCAATGTTGTCAACTACATGTTTAATAGACCAACCTTTATCATTCAGCTTGGATAGAATGTCTATTTTCTCTTTTAAAGATAATGGGGCTTCTTTGTCATAAACAATGTAATAATTGTCTTTTTGACTAGAAGGGAGGAGGAGGTTGATCATTTTTTGATACATTTCTTGCTCAATATCTTCAAGCATCACACCTAAACGTTTATAAACTGTTTCGAGGTTTAGCTTAGCCGAGCTAAAATTTCCACCTTCACCATTTAAAATTGCACCTGATAATCCAAAGGCAGAGTTAATGTCTGAATTGATATGTTCAAATTTCTTTCCATCAAGTCCATCTGTCTTAACGTCTGGAAAATCTAGCTTGGCGAAGTCAGGTATTGTAACTACTGTTACACCATCTTGATTATTTTTTTCTAATGCGTTCTTAACTCCAGAGTGAACTTTCTTCTTAAGAGGAGGTGGAAGTTTCAAGTTCGACAGTTCATTATTCTTTTCATTACCAATATGGCCTATGGTAAGTACAGCAACCGCATTAATAACTTTGTTTGCTATAGATTGTTCAACATCTTTTAATTTCTTCTTATGTAAAACATCATACATACCAGCCGTAATCCATGATGTACCTAACTTTTGATTTCTTTTTAGTGTTCCTGTTCGTAATGGAAATGTTCTTTCTTGAGGTAATTCTACATATCTTTTATTTTCTTTATCTTTAAGATAACTGTTATACATTGCTTCAGTTACAAAAGGAGAAAGATTATTAAACTGGATTTTTCGATAAGAATCCTTCATATCTTCAAAATAAGCCATATCAATCACGCATACCCAATCACCATTAGCACCACGATAAGCAGGGAAGATGTGCTTTACATCATCAAATATCATAGGATAAAGATTATTCTTATCACCGAGCCATATTCCAACAAGTGTTCCAGCAGTTGCATTTTGCTTTAATGTGTCACGAGTTAGTCGTTTATGTTTAACCTTATGCATAGCTTTATTAATCATTGAGATGTGCTTATCGTTATTTTTAGGTTTTTCATGGGAATCAATTTTATAATTGAGTGTAGGGAGGGCTTCTATTAATTCGAATAATTGATGTATTTCAGCAGAAGATATGTAATAATATTGAGCTAAATCTTCTATTTCTTTTTGGTATGTATCGGGATTAGAAAAGTATTTTTTTAGCGTTTTTGCGTCAACTTCATTTACAATACCTTGTGAAAATAGATTAGAAATAAAACCATCTACATATGTGGAAATGTAGGATTGATAATCGTTGACCATGCGTTGATATTCTTCTGTATCAATTTCTATGTTATTAGTCATTTATTCACCTCCTGTTTTGTTAATTTAGTAGTAGACGAGGTCATCGTCAATATCATAATCATCAACACTACTATTCAATTTTCTTTCTAGTAAAGTGGCAACATAATTTCCGTAAGATGAACTACTGTAGCGGTCTTTACGCTTACCATTAGGTTCTTTTAACTTAACTTGTCCACTATCATTATATTCTGCTTCTAAGTTAATCATTTCATTTATTAATAATGTAAATTGAGCATAAGATGACATTAACATTGCTTTTGTTTCTTCGGGTAGATTTTCATACCCTTTATATTTTCTCATTTGCTCTCTACCTTCAATTTCATTAATAGGTAGTCTGATTCTACCTCGTTTAAATCCATCACGGAAAAGATATGCAATTTCACTATTCAATTTTGCACTTGCTTTTATACTATAAATTATTTTATCGGCATTTGGATAACTACATCTTTCCGCCATTGTTTCATCATTGATACAAGAAATAGGCTCATACTCTTTGGAACGTTCCTTATCAAATAATGGTTGTGTTAATTGGTCAAAGATACCTAATCCAATGTTTTGAGTATCAAGAACCATATAGTCGCAATCAAAATCTTCATACAATTGTCTAATTCTTATGGCTTGGGTAACTGTATTTCCACCAACCATACTTTCCATATAAGAGAGATATCGATCATAGCCTTTAGTAGTAGGAATCAGCCTTAATATTGTATAAACAGAGGCATCGTTATCTTTACCGGCCATAGCAGCGATGTCACAACTAACTAATCTTATTTCACCTGTTTTCTTTGTTTCATATTTGAAAGAAACATCCTTAATTAACCCATAATAATCAGGCGGGAAAAGGGGAGCTGCTAATTTTCTATTTTTCTCTAAGTCTTCAAATTTAAAGAACGCTTTCTCTGATTCTCCGAACCAAAGAGCTTCCATTTCCATAGCCCAACCAATTTCATCAAAATCTTCTTCCGACATTTCATCTTTTACTTGTTCCTCATCTAGTAGTCCTTCTTTAATAGCTAATTGATAAGGTAGTCCACATACGAAGTATTTAGCTGATTTCATCATCGAATTGTAATAAGTGAGGAAACGATTAAATGACCAATGTGATTTATACCAACATGATGATAAATACACTTCTTTGTTTCGTTCTTTTAAATGAGCATATTCATCTTTTTCAAGGTATTTTGGGGAGCGTGGGGCAGTTAAAAATTTCCGCAAAACTTTTGAGATAACTTGGAAATCTACCATCCTAAATTCATCAACGATAAGTAAATTAGCACGTTTACTTCTTGCTCCATCATTAGAAGCTACAATTTTAATCCAGCTACCATTATGGAATTCAACTTTAGCATCATTAGTTGAGGTTTTTAAATCTGATATTTCTCTAGCTAGGTTAGGGGAGATTTTCCTCAAATCATCAATCTTTTCAATAACTTCTCTAGATTGCCCCTTCGTACCACTGGCAATTATTATTTTAGTTTGAGGAAAGAGGATTGCTCGTACACAGCAATAGATGGAGGTTAAAAAAGTTTTTCCTTGTCCACGACTTGCTAGGTACATAAAATAATGATTATGATTCATCATGAAGATTAGAATGATTTGGAATAACTTGAGATTGATTCCTAAATATTCTTTAACAAATCTATGTGGATTAGCTCGATAAAAAGAAGCCCATATACCAATACCGTCCATCAATCTTTCAGACTTAGATTTTTTGTTAAAATTTCTACCTTTTTTGAATATATTTGTTCCACGATGTGCTTTATTTCTATCGACTTCAAAATTATTAATGGATGCCATCTACAACATCCTCATCTTCAGATACAGGTTCTTTTACTGTATATTTATTAACCTCATCCCAATATTCATCCTCATAATCATTTTTAATTCCAAGCATTCTAGTTAAATGACCTAAGAAAAAGACTCGAATATACTTACTTATTCCATCAACATCTTTCCATTTAGAATCAGGCTCAGGAATTGGCTGTTCATTTTCATACTTTTTAATAAGAGTGCCAAATGATTCTTGTTCAACAGCATTTGCTCCTGTTTCTTGAACTGGTTTAAGATTACTAGAACCAAGTAAATCTTGTAATGTTTTAAGTTGTTGGTCAACTTTTTCGTTTAAAGCTCTACGTTTCTTTATGTCTAATTGTGTAAGGCATATTTCTTTAATAAGCAATTCCATACCTTTGGAATCACATTCATACCTATTAAGAAAGTCTTCATATTCACTGTGCAACCAATAATAGTCTTCACTATCAAATCCTCTACCAAAGAATTTGATTAATTCATTCATATCAAGAGTTTCTTCTTCACTAAAATTCAGTTCTACTTCACTTGATGTGCTAGGAGTAATTGCTTTATTGAAATCACTATCATTCCATGTCAAGTCTCTATTTTGCTTCATTGCTAATCTACGCATATATTCTTTAAAAGGATTAGTGGGATTAGTAACAAATGAACCCTCGTAATCTTCGGTGAGAAAAGGTCTATCAATAGATCTGAGTACATTTTTTAGTGACTCAATATTTTTGAAATCAATAATTTCTTCCAAGCAAAGTTTACAGATACCTAATTTTCCATCTGAGTGAATTAAAGTTGAGGATGCCATATAATAATCGCTCAACTTTTTCTCTCTTTTACATTTTGAGCAACGTTTTGTTTCTACATTTTTACTAATAATAATCACCACCAATTTTTGTGCAAAATAAAAAGAACATTTTATAAAACACACAAGTAGGGAAGGGAGAGGGAAAACCTACTCATGTGCTTCTAAAACGTTCTAAGAAAGGGGAAGGATGATGTTTTCGAGGTAATAAAACCTCAATGCTACACTCAAATTTATTAAGTGCAGCTTGAAACTTCATTATTCAATAATCATCATCTTCAATAAATTCATGTTCACATTCTTCTAAATCTTGAAGATGATTTATAGCAACTTTAGCTTGATCAATTAGCATTTGCTTAACCGACCAAAAATTCACGTCATCAAAAAAGTCATGGAGTAAATTCTCTATGACTTGTGGCTCATCTTTATAATTTAGAATCATTTCCAGGTAATCCTGTACAATATCATCTGGATTTTCATTAGCATCTTGTACGACTAATACATTAGGATAATTATCTATCATAATCTTAACCTCCGATTAATGAGGTAGAGGATTATTGATAATCATACCTATTTTGTATTAATTTATTTAATGACAGTAACCACAGTCACATTCCTGTTCATCATTTCCTTCTAAGAGAGCAATCTTTTCATTTACATCATCAATAATTGCAGCTTCATAACCATTAGAGAATCCATTTTGGAAAATCTCTTCAATCATCGCTTTTAATTCATCAAAAGATTCAGCTTGACTAACTTGTTCTGCGTATCCTTCTATTAATGAGCAAAATTCACATGTATGTTCCATTAAGCACCTATCTTTCTATTTAATTGAATGTTATATGTACACAATCTAGATTCTTCTTTATCAAATATAATTAATTTCTGTGCAGCCTTACTTGTTCTACGAATATCTTTGGCGTATTCATCAACACCTGCAAAGCTTGAATTAACAATAATCTCAACCTCATGTGTCTCATTTTCTTCATGGTGATGAGTATGTCCCATAACGATATAATCAGGAAATTCTCTAGTCATCATGGTTAAATTTTGAGCAACATTATGTACTTTATCTTTGTGACCATGAACTCCAAATACTTTATAACCTAAAATGTCAGCTACAATAATTTCTTCATCATATTTATTTTCCATAAACACAACATTTTCAACGTGCCGTAATCTCTCTTTTAACCACCAAGGCACTAAATCATTGAAACTTTCTTTTGCGATTTCATCCTTTTTATTCGGTGTTACACGATCATGATTTCCACGCACGTTATAAATTTTGATATCTTCAATTTCATTAGCAAGTTTCGCAATTGCTTCAGATAAATATTCTGATACTCTCATAGTTTGAGAGATAGCATCTTCTGTATTGTTAATGCGTGTAATAAGATGAATCAATCCATTAATCAAATCACCAATCATGAATAAATGAAGAGTTTTAACTTTATTATCTTTGCAATATGTAATAGTTTTATTGATTAATTTATCTAAACGAATTAGGAATTCTTCATTATTGAACTCATTCCAATAATTTTTAGTGAACAATCCATAATGCAAGTCAGATAGCAATAGTAGCGCTTCACGCTCATAAGAAGATGGTAGGGGAGTAGACCATTTTAACGGTTTCTCTTTTGAAAGGTTATGTATTTCTTTAATCATCTCATCACGAACATGTTCAATTCTAGCTTGTTCACGAATAAGTTTCATGTATTCACGTTTTTGATCTTGTTTACGAATCTTTTCTTTTTCAGACTCAACTCTAATTTCTTCATATTTACCAAGAATCTCTTTGTCTAAATTTTTATTGATAATGTAATCTTTCCATTTACAGTACTGCTGATAATCCTTACGGAATTTACTTTCATCATAATTACTACCATATTCTTTATTAAGTAACTCAGTAATAGAGTCTTTATCTAGACCATATTCTGATTTATTTTCAAATAATCGAATGAGATAATCTCTGAAACTTTCTTCTGAAGTACGATGTAAAATAGTATCTATCATGCAATCACTCTCCAAAAGTAACTTCTTTAGTCTCTTTAAACATGATATTTAATTGTTTACCTTCAAGTTCAGCGATAACATCTGACAGTACATGGACAATTTCTTCTTCCTTTGTATGTTCGATGATTGAATTATCCTCTAATGAAATATAAGCGTTTTGAAAATTAATATTAAATGATTGCTTTGCCATCCTAATTCCTCCCTTAATCCCTTTAAAATTTGTATTTTATTAATTAATTTCTATAAAAGTTCAGCTAATTGAGCCGTATCACTACGTTCAGTTTTGTCTAATGTAGCTAATCCGAATAAGATTTCTTTTTTTAAATTAGATAGTGCTCTAACGCCACTGTTATTTTTGTATACATCTTTATCTGTTTGTTTTAAATCTCCATTCAACCATAGTTCAGAGCCTTTACCTACACGACCTATCAGCAGTCTAAAATGCTCAACCGTGTTATTCTGACATTCAGTAACGTAGATAATAGAGTTCTTTATGTCACGACCTCTAAGACTACCTAAATGTTGAATTTCAATTTTGCCTTGTCGAATTAAAACTTCTAAGCTTTCAATACCACCGACATGATCTGCTAATGGCATAGCGAATTCAATAAGCTTTTCAAACTTATCTCCTGGTAATATGCCTAGAGTAGGCACGTCAGCTAATTCAACATTATTCCTAGCCCAAATTAATTTGTCCATCTTACCTTGTTCAATTAAATCTAAAGCATGAGAAATCATTACAAAGTCTTTACCAACACCGTATTTACCAAAGCAAGCTTTAATAGTAATATCGTTGTTTTGCAACAAATCAAATAACATTTCTTGTTTCTTATTAATCGGTTTAACTTTTTCAGTAAATCTATTATGTATCGGTTTAAATTTCAACTTTACATACTTATATCCATCGAAACGAAATGAATCAATAAATGCATATCTATTTTGTATTCCATTACTATATGTAGGTTTTTCTTTATCCCATATGTACAAATATTCATTAATGTTTAAATTGAATATGTTTCGTTCTGGTAATTCGTATATACTTGCTAATAATTCTTGGTCTTCCTTAGTTGATGTTACGAAAAATTCATGTACACCTGAATATTCTTCTTTGGATTGATTGTTAAATTCAATAACTTCAATTCCAAACCCTTTAGCTTTGTAGGTGAGTAAAACATCGTTTGAAATAAGTGAATAATTTTGTTTCACACAACATGCCAAGATATTGTTATCTTCATATCGATCATCGTAATCGATGCCTAATTCAAATCCGTTATAATCTCTTGCATCAAATTCAAATTTATCTAGGTTATCTTTAATGTATCTAGAAACAACTCTTGCTCTGTATTTCAAATCCTCATATTTACTCGATTTATGTTTCTCTAACTCTCTAAGTACATGAGAGGTAAGAACGATCTTGTACTCATCTAATTGCTCAATGTAATCCAAAATAATATTTGTATCCGCTACAAAGAGTTTATCCATATTATTGCTCCTTTTATTTATTCAGAATGGCAGTAGGAGCTTACCCTACAAGGAGTCGCCATTCTGTTAATTAATATAAAATAAGAAAGGGAATGGGAGACTAACTCCTCACTTCCCATATGTATTATTGATTTACAGCGTCTTTGTAACCTTTAGCTGGTTTGAATTTAGGAGCGTTCTTAGCAGCAATATCAACCTGTGCTTGCGCCTTAGCTTCTTCATCACTCAAACCTTGAGCTTTTAATTCAGATAGTAATTTTGGATTAATACCTTTACGAGCAGCAGATTCTTTAACTTCAAATGAACCGAATCCTCGAAAATCTAGTTTGTCTTGTTTAGATAGTTCAATAATTGTTTCTAATACATTATCAACTAACTGCTCAGTTTCTTTATTATTTAATGAAATACCTGTGCTTTCATTTACTGTTTGCAGTTCTTTTGCGAATTCTTTTTTATTAATAGCCATTTATATAATCATCCTTTTACGTTAATTTATTTTTAAAATCTATATTATAAGTATGTATTTACTTTTTCTTAACGTTAATTACTACACCATTTTGATCAACTTGATAGGTAAGTGCCATTTAATCAACTCCTTTAAATAAAATATTGCTTTTATGTCATTTTGCTGATATGATATAATTGGGTAAAAATGAGGTTTATTTAAAAATAAGAATGAGGGAAAGAATAAATAACCCTTTACTTGTACACTAGTTTTTTCTTTCCTTTAACGACGGTTATCTCAAAAAACACCAAAGTCCCTTGAAGCCTACAGCCACAAGGGATTGACGAGTTTTGAAATTTTGTTGATTTTTTAACGATTGCTGAAACCGTTGGGAGAGTAAGGCTCAAGTCAGTTTCTAAACCGTTACAGACTTTTTAAATCGATACTCTCTAACCCTTTCTCTCGTTTGCTTTCTTTGAATTTCCTTCCAACAATGAGCACAATACTGACTTCTATTGTTAATCTTCTTTACACGCTTTCCACATTCACTACACTGTATTGTATTCTTTAAGTTTTTTTGCAGGTTTTTAAGAATCACATCTCCAAAGGCTTCCCATAATGTTGTCTTATATTTACTTTTCTTTTCAATATATAAGTATTTTATCAACATATCAGCAACTTGATTAATATTGCTATTTATTTCTAATAACTTATTTCTCAAATTATCATATATGTATATATTTGAGTCACTATGTTTAGATGATTCATGGTTTCTGAGTAATATATCTTTATTTCTATCGAATTCCTCATATGTCACTATGATTCTATCATCCACTTCTATGTCTTTATCTAGAAAGAGTTTTTCTGGATTAAGAGTACCTGCAATATCTTCATATTTGATCCTTTTATTAGGAATAATTCTATTCAGTTTATTTACTGTACTATGATTTATTTTAACGACATTTTTCTTTTTCTTATCTTTTGCGTAAACAAAGAAATGAGGAACTTTATCTTTTATATAATCTGAAATTTTTTCATCTACATGTTTCGGTCTAGTTGGCATAAACAATGTCTTAGCAAAATCAATAGTAAAGTTATTCTCCATACAAAGCCATTTGATAACATCTAGATTCACATTATCACTATTCCATATCTTAGTGATATTATTACTAATTTCTCCAATGTTGGCCTTATAAGCAAGAATCAAACTGTTATAGATATTTTCACTATTAATTTTCTGTGCTTCAGCTTTAGACATTTCATAATAAAGAGGAACTATGCCTTTCATGTTACGCTCTGCTACATTAATAAATGTCTCGTCTTGAATAACTAACGCTTTATCTCCATCGTTATCGAATTGTAGCATCTTACTAATTGGATCAAGAACACTTGTGTAAATGCCATTTGTAATAAACCATTCAGTTTTATTTTCATCAATGACATTATTCTTAATCGCATGTTCACGATAGAGGTGAGGAGATCGTAATACATCTACTTTTCCTTCATGAAATAAATTACAGTAAATTTCATTATTATGTAGTAATCCTTTAGGTTCTTCAATGGCCATGAACAATTTCTCGCAAAATGCATATAAGTCAGGACATAAGAAAGTATACTTACCATTAATATTTAATTTACCTGCCCTTGCATCCCTTACCATGCTTTTTTTCTTATCTTTAATGGTTTGTTTTGCATGAGCATCATTCAATAGCTCAGGGTATATATATAATCCTCCTTGGAAATAGTTCTTATTTTTATTATGCTTTGTAGCACCTAATACACGTAACATTGTTTCTTTGTTACTACCTACAGAAAGAATATCATCTATTGTTGATGAGCTAATTTTTTCTAATTCTTCATCTGTAATATCTGTTAGAGTTTGCAACATTTGATAATTCAACATAGCATCATTGGAAGTATCTTCAACATTTAATTTAGCAGCTTGGCATTTATGTTGCTTGAATCTACTTTTATAGTCATCCCAGTCCTCATAATATTTCCACATTTTAAATTGACTTTTAGTAAAAATAATCTGAATATCATCTTCAACAATATCCCATTCTTTATTATAGATATCGATCACTTTTGTTGAGGAATCGTCTAAAGATGAGAATTTTTTAAAGTCAAATGGTACTAACAAACCTTTAAGGAAGGGGAGTCTACACATAAAAGACTTTTTAGACTTAGAAGGCAGAATCATCCCACATCCGTCTGTATGTTCAATTTCAATATCCATAGTCTGTCTAGTTATCTCATATGTATCACGATTAATATAGTCAACTTCACTATAAACATCGGTAGCTAAATCAGGTACTACTATAGCTTTATCAATATTAAATCCTTTCCATTCATTCGTTGCACTGTTGGTTAATGCTAGATAGCTTAAATATTTATTTACATTACTACCGCCCTTAGAATTGATTTCTTCCACAGATAAACCACATGTCAAAGAATCTTTATGTTTCAACCATACTGACTCTTTTATGAAAACACCTTTCTTTGTTCTAATTTGACCAGCAGAACTAGAGAAATAAACATAATGTTCTCCATTGTAATCAAAACCATCCGAAATTAAATCATTCAATACTTTATAGTGATAAGCTCTGATAGTAATAATGTCCATTGTGATTGTATTTTCTTTTGCTCCGATTGTTCTCGATAATGATGATTCAAAAATAGAAATTACATTGGAATCCTTAAGGTTGTCTTGGTTTAATCTACGGACATTCCTGTTCAGGTTGAATTCCTTTCTTAGATTTTTCTTCAATTCATTAACACGCTTATTAATTAATTTTATTTTTATCTTCTCTGACTTGTTTAATTTTTTCTTATGGATCAAGTATCTCATCATTAAATTATGTATGAATGCTTCTTTTTTATTATAAAAAGCAGAAGTATCTACTGAGTATATGTAAACTTGTTTGTCCAATCCCTTAGCCATTAAATCCCTCACATTCGCTTTATTTCTAAAATTTCATTCTATTTATTTTTTTAGTTATTTAACTTTTAATTAATATCCTCCAAGTAAATCCATCTTATGTTTTAAATTACGACTAAATCTATTATGTATTAATCCATCTACTCTAACACAAGCATCATAAAATCTAATTTCTCGATTACTAGCCTCATTGTTTAATATTCTTTGAGATAAGAATTCAATCACCTCATCATCTCTCCATCCACGTTTAATAGACTTGTACATACTCTTCACCTCCTGTATATAAGTATTCGACATTTATATTTCATCTCCTTTATTAATATTAATTTATTTAACTTTTATTTATCATAACGGACATATCCTAATTTTGTAAAGTGTAATTTTAATTTTTCTGAAAAAAATTTACAAAGTCATAAGTACAAGCAGATATTACATAATCTTTGAATATCTTTAAGAATCTACAAAGATTTTTAAAAATCTATACAGATACAGGAGGATTTTCATGGATTACTTTGTTCACACTGTACTCAAATCTAGTCAAGAAGAGTTAGTATTGCTCAATGTATTAAATGAACATCAGGCTTACAATACTTATACATTTCTAACAAAGCAACAAATCAAAGACCAATCACATTTATCCGAATCAATTGTAAGAAAAACTCTGCTCATATTAGAAAGACTTCAATTTATTAATTCAATTTGCACGAACAAAACAAAAGGGTACTATCTTACGAATCATGGTTTATTAGCAATTGAAAAAATCCTAGAGGGAGTGAATGAATAATGATAGGTGTAATTGGTTTAGGTCAAGCTGGAGGAAATGTTGCAAACTTATTTGCCGAAAGAGGAATTCAAACTGCTGCAATTAACTATTCATCCAAAGACCTAGAGACTTGTAATCACATAGAAAACAAATTAAAACTCATTGGATCAGAAGGAGTTGGTAAACAAAGAGAGGAAGCAATTCGACTATTTCACAACAATTATGAATCAGCTTTAATATTCATTAAAGAGCATTTCTCACAACCTTCTGTTGAATTAATCTTTATTGTTTTTAGTGCGGCAGGAGGGAGTGGAAGTGGTATAGCTTCAATATTATCCGAGCTACTACTCAACGAAATGCAGGAAAAAACTTTCATAATTTGCCCCATCATTCCTACTGTCTCAGAGTGCATTACAGCGCAATTAAACACTCTAGATACATTGACTAGCCTAAGTGAATTAGAAGCCTGTATCATTCCATTGGACAACGAGAAGGGGATGTCTAAGGGCGCTAAAGACAAATCTTACCACTTTATAAATCAGACGTTTGTAGACACTATTTTAACGATAGCTGACTACACTAATATGCATTCAATCACAGGAAACTTTGATGCAAGGGACTTGCGTACATTGTTGTCTACAACTGGATTCTGCTCAATTGGACAATGTGACATTTCACATCTAAAGAATGAAGACATATCCGTAAATATCGAAGTTGTATCTAAAAAAGTAAGAACATCGCATTTTGAGTCAATCTTCACATCTCCTTCATTGGAACAAATAGTACGATCAGGCTTAATATTTGATGGGCAAGAATCATTAATGTATTGTGTCGATCTTGATAAAATTCACAATCAATTTCCCAATCAACCTTTGGATGTTTTTGAAGGCTATTATACAGAAGAAAAAGGGAGAGTAATATCTATTTACTGTGGTTTAAAATTTAACAGTACAAGATTAAATCAGATTGAAAAATTAGCAACTGAACGAATAGAATCTTTCCAAAACACTCATCAAAGCACATCTATATCCATAAAAAGACCAACTCTTAAAAGCCCAATTATGTCATCTAAACCTAAGAAATCGCTATCTGATATTCTAAATAAACACAAGAAAACTAATATATAAAAATAGTAAATTATCATTACCCGTCAGTTTACCTGATACTTTATTTTCATTACCTAATCGTTACCCATTATCATTACCAGTTGATTTTACAATATCGGTAATTACCCAAACAGCAGGTAATGGAAAATCGGTAAGTATAAAACGTTGGTAATAAACCTTTAGATTTAATTTTCACATATAATTCTTCCTTAAATAAAATGAAAAAAGAAGTTTGAGTTTCAGTTGTAAATTTTCTTCTGAATTCAAGCTTCTTTTTTTTGAAATTTATTCAATGATTCCTACTTCATGTAAAAATGTTAAAAGTTCATGTAATCTTTTTCTGCTCATTCCTGTTTTTTCTATTACATAATCAGAGGTGAATTCCAACTTCTCTTCAAACTTAGGAGGCTCGTATGTACCCCATGAACCAATTGACATATGTCCACGTACATTTTCACTCATTTACCTTTGCCTCCCTTGTTCGTTCTATCTAAAAAATCATTTACTGCATCTCTTGGATCTTGTTTGTAAATAAATGACATGTTTTCCAACTCCGTTTATAATTATCTTAATAGTAGTCTTACCTCAAGGAGTTGACGTTATACATGAAAGAAAAAGTTACTTTAACCGTAGATATAACTATGAAAAACTATGTAAATATTAAAAATCTCATTGGTTATTGTAAGTACAACAACTTGATTATCAGCGAAAATTTACCTACCACTGACGAAGAAATAATTAATGCTGCACTATTTTCTTACTTTGAGAAGATTGAAACAATCGTAAGATATTATAATGTGGATAAATCAGCATTGAATTTAGAAGAAGGAACAAAAATTAAAAATAGGATAAAAGAAATATTAAAGATGACTGGTATGAAACAGAAAGAATTATCTGAATTAACAGGTATTGAAACAGCTACATTATCTGCAATGTTATCTAACAGAAACCAACCATCAATCGAAAACTTTTTGCGTATATGGACTGTGTTAGGGTGTCCACCAATTGAAGAAGTATTCTACAGAGAGAAGGAGTGATCCTTCTTTTTTGTTGTTTGTAGATTTTTTTAAAATTTATTATACATAGTACAATCAACGTCATCCATATACTTAATCAAACAACCGGAGGTGATTAACATGATGTTTGCAACTGTATTAGCTTTGAAAATTGGAGCATTAGGAAGTGTGGGTGTAGGAATTGCAAGTGCATTAAAATTATTTCATAACTACGAATGGAAACAATCATCTAAGAAAGGTGTGAAATATGATGACAACTATGACAGTGAATCTTTGCGTGAAAAAGCAAGACGAATTAATTAAATACAATGATTTTAATCAATTTGTTTTTCGACAAACTGAGGAGAGTACCAATGTAAATTTTCATTTACCAACAATAAAGGAGGTGAAAAGTTTACCAAAGAAAACGAAAAAGAAATTTCACAAAATTGCAGTATCATTTCTAGCAACTGTAGCAACTTACATGGTATCCGCATCAAAATCAATGGCAAGTACTGTACTGCCATCAACATCAAACGACATCATAAACATTCCGGCAACAGCACAGGGACTTCCTCCAGAACTTATGCAGATATTCGGAACAGGTCTAGTAATATTAGTAGCTGTAGCAGTTCTACTTTGCATGGCAATGTTGATGGGAGCAGGCCTATTAAGAGCAATGAGGAAGAAAAAAGAAGCGAGCGAATGGACAGGAGACATCATAAAAGGATTAGTTCAAGTACTTTTAGCACCACCAATCATATTTTTAATCTTCTATATAGCAACAATCCTGTTCACCGGTTCAAGTTGGTTCATCAATCCTTTCGTAATACGCTAAAAAAGGTAGCTATCCCATTTGCAGTATTATCTACATCCTCACTATTATTTACATTAAAAGCTTCTGCTGAATCTTTTTGGGAAAGAGGGGATATCACAAAACATGGTTTATTTAATAAAGAGAATATCTTAGAACGTGGCGGATCAATTCAGGAATTTAAAGATGTTACTGAAAAGCTAGGTATGATTCTCGATAAAATCATTAAAGGAATGGATTGGATTGCATACGCTTGGTATCATCCTGATGAAATGTCTATTAAACTCCTAACATCTATCTACGAAGTACTAACTAAAGTCGTACTAACTACCCCTACATTCATTTTCAATAATACTTTCATTCAAAGCATTTCATTAAAATTCTCATTAATTAGCATTGTTATAGTCACTGCTTTAACTATCGTTGAATCAATTATGCAAATTACAAGACAAAAACATACGAAAATCAAAACAATTATAAAACGCTATTTTGGAGTGGTTACTGTTACTGGTTTTGCTCCATTCTTATTTGAAAAAGGCTTTGACTTTATTAACAAATTAACTTCATCAATTATTTCATTAGGTGGAGATTTCAGCAGAGCTACTACCACTGTGCAAACTATGGGAATGGCAAATCTGGATGTGTTAATTATGTTTGCATTTGATATTACTCTTTTAGCTATGTTAATTCCTATAATGCTTCAAAACGGTAGACGATGGTGGGATTTAATGTGTTTATCTGCAACTGCACCAATAGCCGGAGTCGCATTTGTATTTGATCGATACAGACATTACTTTGATTCCTGGTGGAGTTCGGTAAAACGTTTATCAATGATTCAATTAGTGTATGGTGTGTTTATCACTTTACTAGGTGTATTTATTTTTGCCACTAGAGATATGGTCACAGGTTGGGAATTGATTATCAAATTACTTATAGCAGCAGGAGGAATGTGGAGATTATTAAATCCACCAAGAATAGTTCTGAATTTAACACAAGGAGACGGTAAAGATGTATTCAACATGTATGACGACTATAAATCTGGAGCTAAAAAAGTCATTGATACTGTTACATTCAAAAACTTTAGACCTGTCAATTTCATCAAAAGTAAATTAAAAAAGAATAAATAGTGAGGTGTTAGCATGATAACCTTATTAGTTTGCAATACAATAATGCTCATCATAAATTCATTTGTCTTATATGTAAACAGTGACTTAATAAGCAAGGTGATGGAAGATGATAAGAATAGGTACTAAACCAAATAAAACCATTCAGAAAAACAGCAATTTTACGTATAAATTAGATGTATTTCATGACAAATTGATACAAAAGTATATGGATTCCGACCATATTTCAACTAACATATACGGTTTTGAAATACTATCAAATTCTGAAATATACACTTTTACACCTACCTTAGATCGATTAGAATACTCAATTGTAGAACAAGATTTATCCACTTATTTTAACTCAAATACTTTGCAATTATATGAAATACAAATGAAAAATCCTTTGTTTCTTCCTATATATAATAAATTCCAACAATCTCTCATAGAGCAAATATTCAATATCCAACAAAGCTATCCTGTTCTCATCCAAATCTTAATACAAAAAATAAATAAATGGAGAGATAATGCAATCTCACAGTATGAAGAATTCTTGAAGGGGAATGATTATCCATCTGAAAATAGGATTCTTAGAAATACACAAAGCAAGATCATAAATGTGCTTAATAAATTCGCTAACTTCCAAGTGAAAAGAAAACCGATTCAAGACGTAGAAGATAAAATTCTTAGTGATAACTTTAAGATTGAAATACGCTTTGCTATAGAAGACAATGAGGGAGAATTTGAGTTAACAATTAATAAATTTCTAAAACAATATGATTACTATAATCAATTAGAGCTAGTCAAAATATATGATGTAGATAGTCAAATACAATTGATTAAAAATAGACAAATGAAGTCATATACACTTAATCAATTGTCCACTTCAGAAATTAATTCTCTCTTTTCATCTGATAAGTCAGATATTACTCCTAAACAAGAAGTAATGATAACGTCCAATAGAAAAAGTCAACAAACAAGTAATCCTGAACAATATAATCATTTACTTGATGTGCTACCGAAATATGAAAAACAATCAAATGATATTGATAATGAAATAGTTGATAGATTGATACAAAGCTTCAAACGTACAAAAATAACGAACAAATTAATAAAAATAGGTGAGGTAGCAAGAGGAGCAACATTGCAAAAAGTTACTCTAAAAATCCCTAATGATATAGTCTATACGAACATTGAGAAGAATCTAAAGAATATACAGGCCACATTGGGTAATGATGCAATTAGTATGGAAATTAGCGATACTCCTGACTCTGTAGATTTCTATATTCCATGTAGTGAAAGAGAAGTAGTTTATTTACGAAATGTATTAGAATCAGACGAATTTATTGAGCAAGTAACTGAATTAACTTTGCCATTAATATTAGGTGAAGATAGCATAGGTAAACCATTGCTTTCTGATTTAGCAGAGTTAAAGCATATTCTTATAGCAGGAGCAACTGGTAGTGGTAAATCAGTATTTCTTAATGCATTGATACTTACTATGATTATGTACAAAGAACCTGGGGAATTAAAGCTGATACTTATTGATCCAAAGAAAGTAGAACTAGTGCCATTTAGTAAGTATCCTCAAGTTACCTTTGTAGACGATATGAATAAAGCAACAAATACATTTGAGACATTAATCAATGAGATGAATAAACGTTACGATACTTTTGCAAGTAAAGGATGTAGGAATATTGCTCAATACAATTCTAAGTTAGACATAAAAGTACCATACTTAGTTTGTATTGTAGACGAATTATCAGATTTAATGGATACGCATGGTAATGAAATTGAATCACATATTATAAGATTAGGTCAGAAAGCTAGAGCAGCAGGTATACATTTAATATTATGTACACAGAAACCTTCAGTAGATGTTATTACAAGCAGGATAAAGAGTAATTTACCAAGCGCCATTAGCTTTAGATTGAAAGCACAGAGCGACTATAGAACTGTATTTGGTAAAGGTATTCCTTATCATCTATTAGGAAAAGGTGATGGAGTAGCGATGTTAGAAGGGAATAGTAAAGAGTTTATTAGGTTTCAATCACCTGTCATTGATCTTGATGACAATACAACCGTAGATATTATTGATAAGATAGCAGATACCTATGAAGGAATTCAACATGAACCAATAAAAATTATTGAAACTGAAGAACCGATTGATAAACTAAAGCGTATTATAGCTAGTACAGGTGAGACTAGGATATCTGAATTACAAAAAGAGATGAAAATAAGGATTAATCTAGTCTCAGAATTAATGAAGCAGTTGGTTACCGAGGAATGGGTAATTAAAGAAGGAAAAGGATATAAGATAATTGTTAGTGAGAATGAGTTAGATAAATGGAGGGAAGTTGCTGAACAGTGACTTCTCTTATTTTTGTATAGTAGGTGTATATATGTGAAGGTGAAAAATTGGATTTAAAATAAGCCCCCTTATAAAGGAGGCTTTTCTACTATCTATAAACTGATTTAGGAATATTTGCTTTTGGGTTTCCTACAGCATAAGGTGCTAATTCATATTCTTGATAAATCACACTTATTCCTGTATTAGTGAAAATGAAAGTTGTACCCTTATTTAGTTTTATGTCCTTAACAGTAATATCATCAAACATGATATCTTGTTTTTTGAGAAAATTATAGATATGTTGCTTTGTCTTTTGTGCCTTAGCTGGCTTAACTACATCTGGTATTGTAACTAGTTTACCAGTTTTGATGTTAAAGTTATATGATTGAACAAATCTACCGCCATGAACTCCTCCAGTGTACATATCAGTATAGACTAACACACTAATATAATTACTGTCTTGGTAAGCTAGTTTGAATGTAGTTTTATAACGATACTGACATGAAAATGGAAATTCACTACAATATTCTTCATCATAATTCTCTTCCATTGAATTCATTAGTGCGTTATAACCATCATAGTGTCCTTTTCCCACTTGACGAAAGAAGAGATTGATATTGTGTTGTATTTGAGTATTTTTAATTCCTGATAATTTAGGATAAGCAATGTTTTTGTTACCTTTGTAATACACCGTTTCTGTCTTAATAGGATTAGAAGCTGCATTAGCCTGTATTACTGAAGTAGAAAATAGACCAATTGCAAATACTAACAGAATAATAACTCTTAGAAATTTGATGTTCTTCATTATGTATCCTCCTTTTTTATTATAAACTATTACAGTATATAGTAAAAATGTCCTAAATAAAAGATATATGTTTATAAAAAATAGATTTATAAAGAAGAGTCTATCTATACTATGACTCGAAGCTGAAAATAACGACACTCGAACGATGGTGTATAAAGTGATAAAAATGTAGTGTTTATAAGAGATTTCGGTAGTTTAGGTGAGATTGAAAGGTGACTCGATAGGCTGAACTCGTAGAAACGTTGATGTACCAATGGTTTGAGCGTGTTTTTGGAGTGGAATTAGTGAAATTTTAGTGAGTTGAGTAGTGGAAAAGTCAATGTTTATAAGGGGTTTACGAGTCACTTTTCGAGTGTAATTTAGGTGAAAATGAGGTGATTTTAATTCTGAGTGAGATTATGGGAATAGGGTGATAAAATATAATTTAGTGATTAGGAAAATTATTGTGGTGTGGAAATGGAAGTGCTACGGCTCTATACAGAACATATATTCCTATTTTAGATGTTTAATAACCCCCGGTAAACCCTTTATTTATAAGGAAAAACGTACATATAATTCTAATTATATGTAACTTTTAATATTTGGACATATAAATAGCTACATTACACAATTACATATCTTCAAAATAGATAACTAGGATATTTTCATGTATAAAATTTTAAAAAATTAATTCATCATTCCAATTTTTACAGCGTTTATTTATATATTTTAGTCCCAGAATCGGCTATAACATAAAGCGGCAAGCCAAAGTATTATAATTATAAACTAAAAGTAAAGTAATACTAAACTTATCAAAACCAATAATAAATAGTATTATAAAGTTAATATTACTATTACACGTAGTTATCAAAACTACATATAAACTCATCACTTATCTATCAATATCACATCCAACTATTCACCTTATCAAAATATACATCAATTGAAATTATAATATAGATAACCATTGTTAATTAAACTAATCAATAGTCATAAACAAATTTATATATATTCCCATAAACTACTAACAACCTGTGGATAACATGTGTATAACTTGTTTATATCATGTTAGTAAACTATAACCACACTACAATATAAACAAAAATAAAATAACGTAAAATACCAAAAATAACTATACCAAACTACTAATATATGGTATAATTGTATTATAAGTAAGGAGGTGAAAATAGTTGAATTTATCATACGAAAGGAGGTGAAGAAGTGGAGTTAATGTTAGTATTGAGCCTTTTGCTTAACATACTAACTCTTATAGAAAAGTTACTCAACATACGAAAACTATACAACGACAACAAGAAAATAAACTACAAAGAGGATAAAGAAGAGCAAAAGGAAAAACCTTCTACACGCTGCGAACGTTATAGAAGGTGATGAATAGTGTAGAAAGGGAACATAAGCTTCATGAACTTACATAAGTTCCCTTTCAAATTAATACTAACATATTCCACAATAAATATGCAAATATTATCCAAATTATCAAACCTTGTTTTAATAGTCTTTTCAATTGTCTACATTGTCACACGGATAAACTCTGACACAAATACAACATTTTATATAATTATGGATATACTCTTAGGTATAACGATCATTCTAGTAGTTTATACATCGTATCTACTGCATAAAGTTAACAAGCAGCGAAATAGTAAGCGTTAAACAACAAACGTGATTATGGGACGATTATAGTCATTATGGTCGTTCCTTTTTCTTTAAACATTAATAAATAAAAGTTAATTAAATTAAAATAATAGTATACATCACTACCGAAGTATTGTATAATTAATACATAAGATAAAGAGAGGAATTAATAAGCATTTAACTAAAATATCTCAATGTCTTACAATTAATACTAAATTAATTTAAAAGGAGTTAATTAAAATGAAAAAACTTATCACATCTCTAACTATTCTTATTGTACTATCTGTTATTGCTATTACATACAACATTAATCAACCACAAGCTACTGTACAATTACAACAAAGTACTGGGCAAATCACAACAACTAAACAAGAAACACAATCTCAACCTATCACAGAGTCATACATCATCACTGAAGTAGTACAACATAACAATAAAGATACAGAATACTATGGTCAATCAACAACTGGAGATACAGGTATTTACTTCACTTCTGATTATATCAACTTAATTGATTCACTTGAAGAAGGCGATATAATAACGGCACACTTTGAGAATGAATATGATGATAGCTTACTATATGTTCAGAAAGGAGATAATAAACATTAAATAAATTAATATAAAATGAAACTTTTTAGTATGTTCATACGTCTAATATATAGAAAGGAGGTGAATCATATATGTTAAGTGGTAAAGACTTTTTCTTTTGTTACAACTATAAACTAAATAAACATCTTCAAACAAAAGGCTTTAAATATATTACTCATGCTATCAATATTGATACGAATAAAAAATACTTTATGTATCATAAAACAAATCAACTTAGTGCTGCAATCAATGAATATATAAATAATAAACCATGACAAAGGAGTATAATGCTAATGATCAAATATAATGCGAACACTAAATATTCAGAAGTAATCAGCACCGAAGATATTAAGAAGTGGAAAGGTAATGTAATATTAGAAGGAGGAACGGCAACCGGTAAAACATATTTCATATTGAATGTGTTAGCTGCATATTGCAAAGATACAAATAAAAAAATACTCTTCTTATGTAATAGGAATTCTCTACAAGATGAATTAAGGAAAGAAATTATAAAACTTGGATTAACGGACATTATTACTGTACTTACATATCAAAAAATAGAGCATTCAGTCAAAAATAATGAAGAATTACTATTAAACCATGACTATCTTGTATGTGACGAATTCCATCATGTAAATGAAATATACAATGTTTATACTGATTTAAGTTATGATTGGATCATTAATCATCCAGGAACTAAAATATTCATAAGTGCTACATGTCACTACATATTTAATATGTTAGTTAATAAAAATATTGTACCAAGTGAGCAACGCTATTACATACCAAAAGATTATTCATATGTAGATAATCTATATTTCTATTCAAAAAATAAGGATATAACAGAAATCATTAACGATAAATTATTTAATACAAATGATAAGATTATATATTTCTCTAGTAATCTAGAAAGAGCAATTGAAATATATAAATGTTTCAAAGAACAATCTTCTTTCTATTCCTCTAAACATAGTAAAAAAGGAGCTAAATATATTACTGAAAACTGCATCCAGAATGAAACGTTTAATAGTAGATTACTAGTTACTACAAAAGCACTTGACGTTGGAATTACATTAAAAGATAAATCAATTAAACATGTAATAACAGATATGTTCGATATTGATACGCTGATACAATGTATAGGCCGTAAACGTATCATTGATGAAAACGATTCATGTAATTTTTATATTAAGAATCATAGCTCAAACAGTATGAAAGGAAATAAAAGTAGGTTAATAAGAATTAAACAACCAATCAAGGTACTAATTAAAGATAAAGAACTATTTTTCGATACATATGTAAAAGATAGAAAGTTTCATAATAATTACATATATAAGGATGAAGAAGGTAACTATACATACAATCATATTGCATACAAAAGATTAGTTACTCAGTTACTTGATATAGATGATATGGAAGGATGGTCTAATAATTACAATAAGACTAAAAAAGGTTTTAAAGGCTTCCTATTAGAAAGGTTAGGTGATACCATGACAAATATTATTGATATGGATGAAATGAAGCAAGTAGAAGAGTTAAATAATCTAGATAGTTATATTAATTCTATTATAGGTAAACCACTACTCAAAGATCAGAGAGAAGAACTTTTTCAAAAAATATCGTTAAAGGATTCTAGAGGAAGATTACAAAAAACATTAGGTACAATAAACGGTTATTTAATAAATAATTTCAATGTTAATATTCAAACAAAAACTATAAATGTTGAAGGTAAGAGAAAGACTGCATGGATATTATCTGATTTATAGATTAAAAGTTAAATAATGCAAAATATTTGGAGTTTACTATAATATATAGTAGAATCCAGATTTTTTGCACATTACTATAAATAGATGTAGCAGTTTGTATAGAACTACCACGGAAGTGCTGTGGTAGTTTTCTTTTCGCTTTGCAGCTCAAAGGGATATACTATAATAATTTTAAAAATAAAAGTAAAATAATTTAAAATAATAATTTACATTTATAACCTAATCATGTATACTTAAGATAGTTAAAAGATACAAGTTAATACATATAAAGGGGATATGTTAACATGAATATAAAATTAAATGAAATTGAATTAAAATCAATCTACACATTAAATGATGAAGCTCAAACTTCACTAGATCACGCTAGAAACTTAGGTTACTGGTTAGGCTGCAGCACATAAAAATAACGCTTTTAAAACTCAACTTAAAAAACTTGTAAAAGCTGGAGTATTAACAAAACTATTTCATACATACGAAAATGAATACGTTGAAGCGGTTTATAATTTTGAAGACGGGAACCAGGTTTCATTCTTCGGCCATAATCATATGAGTATGAATTTATATTACAACTATTAAAAATTAATTAACGTAAAACATAAATACTTAGAAGGTTATAAAAAGCCTTCTAAGTAGCTAATAAAAGAGTGTTTTTATTTGATGAATTGGAGGTAAATAGTATGTTCAGAATCCCATGTAGTAAATGTAATGGTAAAGGAATCATCCCTCATTTTAGCCATGTTGATGAAGGATTATGCTTTCAATGTAGCGGATCAATGTTCCAGGAAGTTAATGAAGAAGAATACCAAGATTATTTGAAACATATTGAAAGAATAAAACAAGGTAGCTATATTTTATTCAATAACGGAAAAGTGGAATATTATTCAACAGTAAGCGAAATTAACAAGAAATATGGAAACTTCTATTGTGGTAACTATGCGGAGCGTTCAATGCATGTTGCATATAGAGACAAAGACATTGTTTATACAAAAAATAAAGGATTTAAGAGTAAGGAAGTTAATAAAATTAAAAACTGGTGTTTAACAGAGCGTCTTGGAAAGCTTAAACAAATGTTAGAAAAGGAAAATGATATTGATTTTAGAGGTATCATTATTAGTAAAATACAGGAATACGAACAACTTTTATGCTAATTGTTTTTAAAGAGTAATGAAATGGAGGTTTTAACAATGAATTATGCTTTAAGAAACAAAATAATTAAAGAAAATAAATTTTATTCATTGCTAGAAAGTAATAAACAATACAGATTACAAGAATATTGCATGAAAACAAAAAAAGTTGTAGTAGGAATTATTCAAGGTGATCCAGAAAAATATAATACAGGCACAGGGAAGCTCACTTTTAAATATTTTGATACATGGGAAAACGCTTATACTCAACTATCACAATAAAAAATTTAATTTTAATCGAAAGTAAGGATATTGATGCAATTAGATAAGTATTGCCTGGAATGTGGCGAATCTCAAGAAATGAATGCAAAGGAATGTTTCTACTGCGAATCTGAAGAGCTGGATACAATGGATATAGATGATATTGTTTAAGCAACCTATCAAGGTTGTTTTTTATTGCTTAAAGTTCGAATATTATTTAATTCCCTATGTTTTCTTGTAATATAAATAGATACCAGTACATACCATTACATATTGGCAAGATTATAATAGGGGGAATGAAAATGTCTAAACAGTTTCAGTTAACGCGTCAAATGTTATTGAATTTTGTACAAGATCTAAATGAAGAAGTAAGTCAAGTTCAACCGGAAGGATTCAACAATAATATTCGTTGGCACATCGGTCATTTACTTGTAACATCTGAGAGCTTTATGTTTGGCTATCCAAAGAAATCAACAAATATTCCAGTGGAATATGCTTCTTTATTTAATATGGGAACAAATCCTGCTGCATGGGAAGGTGAAGTACCTTCTATACAAGAGTTATCTAAATGTTTAAAAGAACAAGCTAAGCGTATTAATGCCATTCCCGAAGATTTTTTTGAACAAAAGTTACCGTTTAAATTCCCTTTAGATGGTATTGAGAAATATTCAGATCTTTATGCTTTAATGCTGCATCATGAATCAGAGCATTTAGGGCAAATGAAGGCAATGAAAAGAGCGATACAATTCTAAAATAATGATAGAAAGTATTAATGAAGCCTCACTTTGAACGGGGCTTCTTTTGTTTTGTCTAATAAAACAGTTCTTTTATTTAAATGATTGAAGACTCTAATTACATAAACAATGACATCAATGTTGGCTTTTTTTCATACAATATCTTTGGGGTGAGAAAAATGCCAAGAGTTAAATATACAGAATCTGACGTAGATTTAATGGCAAGGTTAATGAGGGCAGAAGCCGAGGGTGAAGGTCAACAAGGGATGTTATATGTTGGTAATGTAGTGGTTAATCGTGCTGTAGCGGATTGTTTAGACTTTAAGGAAGTAAGAACGATCGAACAAGTCGTTTATCAAGTACAAGGAGGTAATTATTCTTTTGAAGCTGTTCAAAAAGGAAATCAATTTTACCAAAGGGCAAGGTCTCAAGAAAAAAGGTTAGCAAGACAGAATTTGGAGTTTTGGAGAGACCATCCAGCGAAATTTGCCCTTTGGTATTTTAATCCATATGCTCCTTGTCCTCCAACATGGTACGACCAACCTTTTAGCGGCCAATTTAAAAACCATTGTTTTTATGAACCACAAGCTAACACATGTGAAAGTGTTTATTCCGGTTAGGTAACTAGTAACTATAATTAATTCTATAATTTAAATAAAAAATATTAGAGAGACCACTATTGGGTGGTCTTATTTCTATTCATTCCATAATAAAATGTTGAATTTAATTATTTAAATAGTAAAAAGAAGTTGTTATCAATGTTGGCGTTATTTGTTATAATTTAGAAAAAAGTGTATTTCGAGGTATATTACTGTGAAATTTTATAAATTATTTATAGTTTTAATATTATGTTTCTTAGTAGTATGTGTAAATAAAACTGATTATTCCAAAAAAACAAAAAATGAGAAAATCGTACATAATTATCAACAAAAGCTCAAAGGTGAAGGGGAGAATTGGATAGTTAAACTAAATATAGATGGGAATTTAACATTAAATAATCCACTTTATCCTAATGAATATCTATTTGATAACACTCAACAGATTAAAATCCAATATAAAGGAGCTGTTGAGGATTTAGGAGAGCAGGTTACCTATATTTATAAAAATAAAGTCTGGGAAAGTCCTGTCTATATTTCGTCCAGAAATGGATTTCCAAGCACTTTTTTAGAAGATAAGTTTGGAGGTACAGGTCTTATTAAAGTAGAAAACTTCACGAATTCTTTTCCACTTTTTGAAACTGCAAACAATGTAACAATTACTTGGAAAGATAATAAAGAAGTTATAACTTTACAAAATGAATAAGAAGTACTACAAAGATAATTGATAGTGTTATTGTTATTAATACAATACAAACGTTCGCTTATATCTATTATTAAAGACCATTCACTTTCTAGAATGGTCTTTTGCATTCTTCCTTTCTATGTATCCAAGTGTGTAATAATAAACTGCCCAAAATACAAAAATAATAAAAAAACTATAATTTTTCTTATCTGAGGGCAGAAGATAAAAGCTGATAAAAGTTACTATCGCAAAGGGGGGCATTAACATCCAATATAATTTTCGTTTTGTCATATACGTCATCCTCAAATAATTTTTTCTAATTTATAATAACATGAATGTTTATAATATTTACTCATACTCATAATAAAACAGATATTTTATTATTTTTGATCAATTGACTAGCTGAAAATGCTAGTTTTTTCTTTGTATTTTATAATAAATAAAAGTTAAATAAACTAATATAAATATATTGTTTTATATTTATATAGATGGTATAATTTAGTTAATAAATAAAAGTTAAATAAATACATATTAACTATTTAAAAGGGAGCGGTTAGAATGTCAGTAGCTATGAAAATTAATGAGGAATTAAAAGGAATTGAATTGTATTTTAACAGGAAGCCACAACAGAATGTTTTAGACGATCTTAAAACAAATGGTTTTAGATGGTCAAATTACAAAAAATGTTGGTATACAAAACAATCAGAAAGAGCATTTCAAATTGCAAACAGCTTAACGGCTGGTGAAAAAACTGTTTCTGCTATTAAAGAGAAAACAACTAAAAAGCAAATTATTAACCTATGGAATGCTACAAGATTTACTGACATAGCTGTTAATAAGGAACAAGATTTAAAAGAAATTGCTAAGGAAATTCGTACTAATATCAGAAAAAGATTTCCACAATGTAAATTTTCTGTAACAGTTCCTTATTACGGAAAAATTAATTTTGAAATTAAATCAAGTCCATATGAAAAAGAATCAGTTTACTTAAAAGAAATTATCGGGTATTGTACGAGTCTCTTGGATGCTTACAGAAAATGTTATGATCCTGCTGATTCTTATAGTGATTATGGAGGTAGTTATAACTTTCATGGATGGGTATCTATTAGTTACGATTACACTCAAATAGAAGCAACTGAAGAAGTTAAAAAAGATATGCAGGAATTTGATATTAAACTAGGGGAATTTGAAAAGGCTGAAGAAGAGAAAAGAAGACAAGAGTTTCAAGAATGGCAAAAACAAAGAGAATTAGAAGAAATTGAGTTTAAAAAGCAGCAAGAAGAAGAAAAAAAGCAAGTTGAATTCATCTATAACAGCACTGATGTTAAAACGCTAGACGAAAATAATCAATACTTTATCATGGGTTCAGAATTTGCACATCTTAACAAAAACAATACTCTTAAGCAATATAAAGAGGAAGTACTTAAAGGAGAGTACTCATTGGAAGATGTGAAGATAACAAGAGAATTACATTTTAACAGTGAGGAAGCGTTAGAAAATTTCTCTAACATGTTATTAAATGATTTTGACTTTTTAAATGATACTGGAGGCAGTTTTACAGAAGATAATAGAGTGAATTCAATGACTGATTTTTATAACATGGATAAAGATGAAAGAGAAACAGTTAAATGGTATTTAAAAGGTGTAGCGGTGTATTTTGATAACAAATTACAGTTTATTGTAGATGCTCAAGGGTATTCATACGCTCGCTATGTAGGTCTAACTGAAAATGCAAAAATTGAGAAGTCTGTAACAGTTGAACAAATGTTAAATGATGAAGAATTGAAAGAACTACAACACCAGGCGGCAATTTTAGAAGATATTTCTGTTAGTGTTATTGAAGAATTAGAGATCACTAAATCATGGAATAATGAGAGATGGAAAGAGTACAAGGAAGTATTTAAAAGTAAATTAATTAAATATGAAATAGTTTTAACAAGAGAAATAATTCAACAATTAGAGATTGAAGAATTAAAAGTAAGAATGTATAAACTACTTACTGAAGTAGAAAGCATTAGGGATCAATTTGCAGAGGCCAATATACAAAAAGGAGAACAATTAACACTATTCTATATATCTGATTGGGGCTCAATTGTAACTCAGCGATTAACTTTTGATAGTGTGGAAAATGAAAAGTATGCGCAATATAGTAATGCTGTTAGACTAACATTTACTCCAGAAAAGAAACGTAAATTGCATTATAAACACTTCTATTCTACATTGTTAGTTTATAAAGGATGGCACAAGCTACCCAATACAGTTTTAAACCATGTAGAAGAAAAGAACAGTATGAGAATAACAAGAAGTAAATATCATTCATGTGATAAAAAACAATATGATGAAATTCTAACATATTTTGATCAACACGATATAAGACCGATTGTAAACACTTATAAACCACAATTCTAATATAACAACAAGGCTGCAGTTTTCCAAGGTTCTGCATAACAAAAACCTTTGATTATTCCAGGAGGTAATATAATGTTAAATAATCCAGATTTTTATCCGACTCCAATAAACTTGATTCATAAAATGTTAGGAAAGTTAGATTTCAGATACATAAAATCAGTTTTAGAGCCAAGTGGAGGCAAAGGAGACTTATTGGAAGCTATAACAAAGCAGTTTTCATATAACAGTCGTAATAGTAAAAAACAGTCATATGATATTGATACAATCGAAATAGATGAGAATTTACAGCACATTCTGAAAGGTAAAGGTTTCAGGCTAGTACATGATGATTTTTTAACTTATCAATCTTTCAAACGTTATAGTGCTATTATTGCAAATTTTCCTTTTTCTCAAGGCGATAAACATCTGTTAAAGGCCATAGAAATGCAGTCAAACGGTGGGGAAATAGTAGCTTTGATTAACGCTGAAACATTGATGAATCCATACAGTAACACAAGAAAAGAACTGGTTCAGAAGCTAACAGACTTAAATGCTGAAGTAGAATATATAGAATCTGCTTTTATAAATTCTGATCGCTCTACAAATGTAACAGTTGCCTTAATTTACATATCAATATCGAAAAATGAATATAACAGCGTGATACTTAACGAACTGAAGAAAGAAGAACTACAAGAATCTAATAATCAATATAACAGTCGTGAGCTAGTTGATTCGGATTTTATAAAAGGAATTGTACAACAGTATAATTATGAAGTAAAAGCCGGTTTAAAGCTCATAGAAGAGTATAACAGCCTTACTCCGTACATGTTGCAGAGTTTTAAGGATAACAGCTCGCCTGTATTAAAATTGACACTAGATTACAATGATGAGAGTAGCAGCTTAGAAAATTCATATATAAAAAGAATCAGAGCGAAATACTGGAATGCATTATTTTCTAATGATCAATTTATGGGACTGTTTACAAGTAATTTGAAGCAGAAGTATTTAGAGCAAGTTGAGGAATTAAAGGACTATGACTTTTCTTTCTATAACATTTACACTTTAAGAATTCAAATTAGTAAAGAAATGGTACAAGGTGTAGAAGATACAATACTGAGTCTTTTTGAAGAGTTCAGCCATAAACATTATTATGATGAATCATCAAAAAACATCCATTTATATAACGGTTGGAAAACTAACAAATCATATAAGATTAATAAAAAAGTAATTATCCCTTTAAATGGTTTTAATGGTTGGTTTGATAGAGCGTATCGCCCTACTGACTACAGGGTATCAGACAAATTAAAGGACATAGAGAAAGTATTTAACTATTTAGATGACGGACAAACTGAAGAAATTGATATAGCAGATACTTTAAAAATGGCCGAACATTATCAGGAATCAAGAAAAATTGATCTTAAATATTTCTATATTACATTCTATAAAAAGGGAACTTGTCATATTGAATTTAAGAATATGGAACTTTTACATAAATTTAACCTCTATGGATCGCAGCGTAAAGGATGGCTTCCTCCTTCATACGGGAATGTTAAATACAGTGATATGACAAGTGAAGAAAGAGAAGTAATTAATCAATTTGAAGGTGAGAAATCATATAGCAGAGTTGTTAGTAATAAAGCTTATTACATTGTTGAATCAGGGGATATATTAAAACTTACAGGAGGAAATCAAAAGGCTGTATAACAGAACTTGAAATTTATTGCTGAGTTATATGGAGTATTTAAAAATAAATTAATTCAAAAATAAATATTCCGTATAACAACAAACTTTTTTTCGAGCATGGACTTTTTAAAGAAATAAATTCATGGACTATAGAAACCTTAATTTTCTATATAACAGCTAGTCATTTTTAGAGCTGGCTCAATTTGAAGGGATGTGAAAAAGGAATGGAGAGAATAAAATGCTTATTTTATGATAACATCTACGTTATTTCATTTTTCGTTATGTTAGTCGTATTTAATATCATGATTATTTTTTCACTAACAAAGTAATACATTTCATAAGGAAATCAACTAATAAAAATTCTCATATTTTTCTAAAATTGTGTTATGATAGTATAAGTTTTGAAAGAAAAGGAATGGACTTATCTCATGCTTATAGTATTTACTATTTATTTATGTATTGGTCTGGTCATAGGTTATTACAGAATTAAAGATATTGATGATGTAATCGATGATTATGAAAATGGCGAAGAAATGATGGATGAAGAATTACAGTTGTTAAATAGTTTATCTGAATTAAATAATACTGTGGGAGGTAAATCTTCTTTAGTTGTTTTTTACGTGGTACATGCTTTATTTTGGTTACCAATGGAATCAAGCTACTATTATAAAAAATTGATAAATTTCTTTAAGAAAGAGTAATAAACAAGACAGAAGGGATTATTGTCATGGCAACTATAAATTTCTACGATGACTTACTAGATCATTATGTACTATATGAAAATAATTACAATAGATGTAAAAGTATGATAACTAGTGCGTTTAAGTATAAATACATAACAGAAGAGGAGTATAAGTACTTAATAAATAAGTTGAATGTCAAACATGAGGAAATGATTGAAGCGAATAAATAAAGATTAAATAATTTAAAAAATAATCTTGCGCACATTTCCAACTAGTGGTAAAATGTAGTTAATAAGAAAAGATAATTAAATAAACTAAATTTATAGAAAAGGTGTGATTGATATGATGAATGTGAAACGAGGTGATATTTACCTCGCAGACCTATCACCAGTGGTTGGATCAGAACAAGGAGGTTTGCGTCCGGTATTAATTATTCAAAACGATATTGGCAATAGGTATAGTCCAACTGTAATTGTAGCTGCAATCACTTCTCAAATCCAAAAAGCAAAGCTTCCGACTCATGTTGAAGTAAGTAAGAGATACGGTGTAGAAAAAGATTCAGTTATTTTAGGTGAGCAGATGCGTACAATTGATAAGAAAAGATTAACAACAAATAAATTAGGCCATCTAGACGATTACATAATGGAAAAGGTTGATATAGCAATACAAGTGAGCGTTGGGCTAGTTGGTTGATATATAGGGTAAGTTAGTAATTTACTAGACTAGATGACAAGTGAGGAAAGTGATTTTTATAAGCAACAAGGATAATGAACAAAAGGAAATGGAATACTTTGAGACGGTAGAAGATATTATTAAATTCTATCAAAAAGACAATAAGTGTTGAAATGTAAATTTTATTAAATTTATAAGAGGTGAATGAAATGTTTAAACTATGTTGGATTAAGAAGAACTCTTGGGGCGAAACGGGAGGGTATGGATGTTGTACCAAGCATGATACGATTGAAGAAATAATTAAAATTATGTCTAAATGTATCTACAATGGGGAATGGATTGAAGATAAAAATGGAAATAAACTGGATATAGATTTAAGTAAAGTAGCAATAACAAGATAAAATATTTCTATTAAAGGAGTAGAACATGGAGAATAATATGAAATTAGTACATGCATTAAGTGATAATTTGGATAGATTAAAAGTTTTTAGCACAGGATATACTACCGGTAATAAAAGTGCCTTATTAGTTAGCTTTGAAGGTAATGTGTATAAAATAGATATTCAAAAAGTTCAAGAAGGTGAAGTTGATATAGATATAGTTGATACTTACCTGTAAATCAAATAAAAGAAGTCTTTCAATGGCTTTTAACGATGCTTATAACTTATTAAAACTAAATTAATTAATAATATAGTTATAAGTATTATTTAACAGCTATGTGAGACAAATTTATAAATTCTTAGGAGGAGAATAAATGGTTAAAAGTAAAGAAAGAAGTGAGCAGTTAAGCGCTACTACGACTGAAGAAAATTTAATGGTTTTAGTCGAAAGTCGTACTATGAGGGATCAGCATGTCTATAGGGATGAAATACTTGAGAAAGTAAAATCAGTTGCATCATTAACAGATAATTTCGAAATGACATTGCAGATGGCAGCGGATTATTATGAAGTGGGTTTTGAAGCAATAAAATCTCTTATTAAGCGAAATCGAAACGAATTTAATGAATATGCTGAATTACGAATTTTAAAAGGGAAAGTGCTTAAAGAATTTAAAGCTCAAGTTCAGCTTGAACCCGACCTTAAAACAGCACCATCGTTGACATTGATTAATCGTAGAGGTTTATTACGAATAGGAATGCTTCTTACAGAATCAGATGTTGCGAAAACAGTCAGAAATTATTTGCTTAATGTTGAGGAAGTTTCAACAGATGAACAGAAAAGATGGGCTGTAGAAAGGGAAATTAGTAAACGTGAAAGAAGACAACTAACAGATGCAATTCAAGAGTTCTATTCTGGTACTCTAAAAGAAGGCATGGAGTATGCTACATTTACAAATTTAGTTTATAAAGTGATTTTTGATATGAACGCTACTCAATTAAAAGCCCTCTATGAATTAGGTAAGAATGAGCCTTTACGTGATTCATTTACTACAGAAGATTTACGAAAGGTTGTAAAAGCAGAGAAAACAATTTCGGTATTGTTATTACTTGGGAAGGACTACAGTGAAATTAAATCTGAGCTTTTAGCTAACGCAGAAAAGTATCAATAAGCATTATACGGCAAGTTGGATAATCTGCTTCTGATTTGCCGTAGACAATGATCTATAGGAGGTATTTTATGAATTATAAAGATATCTTAGATGATGAAGGAGAAATCTTTGTTGCTGGCCAGTGGTTTAAAGCTGAAGATTTTCAAGAAGTACAAAGTGCTCAGAATGAAGAAGTTGAAACAAATACATATAGCACTGACGAGCTACTAGATCAATATAGGGATTACATGACATTACATAAGATGTTTGATGATATAGAGTATAAGGAAGCTGCTGAGAGCGTTATAAGACAGTTAAGAAGTAAATTAGTATAAAATTAAGGATTTTAAGAAACATGTACTTAGATATTACGGAAATTGGATAACGGATGAAGAAATACAAATATCTCTAGAGATTGCAATATGCATTTTTGAAGGTGAACAAATTTTTGTAGTGGATGCTCCATTATGTATACATGCAACTGCTTATTTAGATGAACATCTGATACAATATTATTAGTTGGAAATAAACGAATAAAACAAGTCTTTTATTTGGAGGTAATAAAATGAGCCTAAGAGTTGAATTAGAGAAGTACATATATCAAAGCAATGAATCGTTATTAAATATATTTAAGAATGACCTTAAAGGAGAAGAGTATTTTAACGATTTTATCAAATTGCTAAAGGAAGAGTTAAAATCTCATGAATTATTTAACGATGTTTCTTTATCTAAATTCAAAAATGGTATAGAAGGTGAAAATAGTTTCATTAGGTTTATGTCATTGATTAGATCAGTATTTGTCCCAGAAGAAGTGACTGCAATGTCAAAAGAACATTTTAATAGAATACAAGAAGAAATCAAAGGCATTTTAGAATAAATCGAATATTTTAATTGGAGGAAGATTATTTTGACTGATAGAGAAAATGCTATTGAGAACATAATGAATTTTTTAGAAGATAAAGAGAAAAGAATATTATTAATTAGAGGTTATGATAACAAGGCTAAGATTAGAGCTTCTCTTTCTTGTTTGAATAGGGTGTTTAGCAAGGGAATCATAAGAACAGGTTTAATGTCTGATATTTCAGATCATATTAATTGTGCTTTTAATAGAGATATTTTACCTCATCAAGTCAAATCGACAACAAGTTATAAAATAGGGAAGATGAATGTTAGGATCAATAGTTATGTAAATCATACACAATCTAATCCAAAAGGAAATGAAAATACGTTTACTTTATTTTTGCCTGTAGAAAACGTATTGAAAAAGGATAGTAGGTATAATGATTTTATAGATGATTTAAATAATTCTGGTTCAGCTAAAGTTATTCTTATTACCACTAATGAATGGGGAATAAATAATTGGGATATTGAAGCTCATGTTGATGAAGTTTTCTTTTATAAAGTAGAAAACGATAATCCGCAACTAATGAGTAATCTAAGAAATAACGGTGCATTATAGGGAGTTTAAAGTAGTACAAGTAAATAAAATGACAAAATTAAAATGAAATGGTGGGAGTTTCTATGTTAACTAAAGTTATGACTGAAGAAGAAATGCAACAATATGCCAATGAAAAAGAGGGTTATGAGGTTGAGTTTTTACCAGAGTATGCATTGAAATTAGGATATGAAGCAACATTAGAAGAAGATTCAATTGGTGAAGAATACTATATTTTTAACAAGATAAAATAACTATTTCATAAGTAGTTCATAAATAAAATCACCTTAAATATTTTCTTAAAATTATCACTTGAAATTTTATATCAAATAGTTTGAAATATATGTAGAATGTTTGTTTGTATAATTATGAAAAGAGGTGATGTCTTTGTGGAATGCCAAAATATTTATGGAGAAGTTTAAAAGTTGTTTGGCTTTTTCAGCAACTTTAGGTGGTTTTCTTTTAATATTTTATCCTCCTGGTGATCTTGATACTAAACGAGGAATAGCTGCAGTAGTTGCGTTTATTATTGCGAATGTCTTAGCCGCAATAATTTTAGCAAAGCCAAAGAAAAAAATAAGTTTGGATATTTCGAAAAAGGTCAAGTTAAATATATTTTACGGTGACATATTTGATTCATCGTCAAATATTGTAATTCCCGTAAATGAATACTTTGATACGCTCGTAGACAATGTTCCTGATACTGTTATTTCAAGCAGAACACTACATGGTAAATTTGTTAAGCTGATTTATGGTGGTAACGTTGCTGAATTAGATGTTGCGATTGAAAATGCATTAAGCAGTGTTGATTGTAACATTAACCCCACTAGGAAGAAAGGTAAAACTAAAAAGTACAACATCGGTCAAACTATATGCATTAGTAAGGACGGTAAGAAATACAGTCTATTAGCATTTAGTAAGTTCGATGAATACAATAAAGCCTATCTGTCCAAAAAGAACTATCAGTTGGTAATACAAGATTTATTTGACCATCTCCATGTTATTTCGCAAGGTGAAGAAGTAAACATGCCATTAATCGGAGCTGGTCAATCTGGAATCAACTTAACCAAGCAAGAACTTTTAGAGTACTTAATCTTCTCACTAAAAATGTGCGATGATCTTACATTAAGTGGAGGAATTAATATCGTATTGCATGAAAGCTTAAGAAAAGAACTTGATTTAAACAAAATTGAGTTTATTTCAAAAAGAGGAGGATTTTAAAATGGCATACAGAAATGGAACATACGTGGCGTTCAATGGGTGTGGTACAACGAATCCAACAGAAAGTGATATGAAATATTATGGATTATTGCAAAAATGGAATAAAGAATACGGGGCAGATTTAAATTTCAGCGATAGTCACGATAAAACATACAGTGTACGAGATTCTAGTAAAACAGAAACATTGAAACGAAGATTGCTTGAAAGGTTGAAGAATTCAAAACATATAGTACTTATCGTTACTGAAAATTCAAGTTGGAATCGAGGTCTTCTTAATTGGGAAATTGAAAAAGCGGTTGAGCAATATAAAATCCCATTGATTGTTGCACATACTACTTGTTCTGGATTTATATCGAGCCCTAAGCAATTAGCCCATTTGTTACCAGAGGAATTTAAGAACCAAGTGGCTAAAGGAAATATTAAAGCTATCCACGTTCCGTTTAGGAAAAGAGCAATTGGCGCAGCAATTCGTCAATTTGGTATCAATAATCAAATTCCAGATACAGCTTTTGACTATTATATTCAAAAAGCATATATTGATTGGGATTACAGATAAAAGATTGCTTTTATAATAGAGATTACATTAAATATAGAGCGAGTTATTACAACAAGACATGCTTCATCGCTCTTAGTTATTACATTACGAAACTAGGAGGGATTTTCATGAGAGCAAGTGGGGTTAGATTAAGAACAATAGGTGCTATACCTTGTTCTGGCATTAAACATAGAAGTACAATTATTAATGATTTAAAGAGACAGTTTGGGAAGGTAAGGATAAATATTTGTGATGATCTAGTAATGTATGAAGTAAGTGAAGAAAAAGAAAGTAATTTTTTAAATTAAAAAGTAAATTAATATAAAAAACCTATTGACTACAGATAATATTTTCTATATAATTCTAAATATAGGAAATAAATAGAAAATAGTTGATGTGGTGAGGTGCTGAGTATTGGAGAGTTGTAAACAGCTATATCAGATAGATGGTAGTATTGCTGCTATCATATCATTCCCAATTAATGAATCAAATGTGGATCTTGCATTAAAAACTTTGAATTTAACAGAAGAAGAATTAACAGAAGATTTTTACGATTTATGCACTAAAAACAAATTAATAATTAAAGATGTAAAGAAATTCAATTGTTCTTACAGAAAATCCTATATGAAAATATTAACTGATTCGATTTCATAAGGCAAAAAAGAGAGGGGTTATCTTATGTGCTTATTGAAAAAAATACTAAACAAAAGAGCATCTGATGACGATACTCTCATTAAAAATTTAGCCAAGGAAATAGGGTATTCAGATACTCCAATAAGAAATTTTAAAAACAAACCAGAAAAAGAGCTTGATAGTTTTGAATCGTTAGTAAAAATGGTTAGATATTTAGAACCTGATAGAGAAATTGAAATTATGATTGATTACTCAAACCATTTAAGATTAAATTTCAATACTGCTCGATATATGCTAGATTATCTATCTGTAAATAGACAACTAGATGAGATGAATAGCTTAATTGAAAAGATGAAAGAATCATCAAATAAAGAAAGTGCGCTTTGGGCTAAAGCATATTCATTGTTATATTTATGGCAAACACAATCTTTCAAGTTAGATTTAGACAAGTTTTTGAATGAAGTAAATTATTTAGTTACAAAAAACATACCTTCATTAGAAATTTTACAAAGATTGTTGAAATGTTATATATATGATCAAAAGCAATATCATAAACAAGTACTAGAGATATCTGAAGAAGTTAAATTCCTTATTGAGAAAGTAGAAGATAATTATTTAAAAAGGGTTTATTCAGTTAAAATCAATGAAATTACATCTAATCTTAAATTATGGGTTTACAATGATTTTGATGGAGCACGAGAAGATGCAAATAAAGTTATAGAAGCTGATTTAGGAATTGGATTTACAGCTTATGCAAAATATACAATTGCTCAATCATATTTTTATACTTCATATGATAAATCTAGAGAGTATTTCATTGATTGTATTAGACTGTATGAAACTATGAATAGGAAAGAAGTTGCAGAAGATGTTGTCGGTTCTCTTGAGTTTTTAGAAATATTTTGGGATCAGAAAAAGCAAGATAGTAGTTTTATATTAAAAGAGAATGAGCTATATATAAAAGCTAAATTAAACATAGATATTACGGAAGACTTACATAATTTTAATGACGAAAATAAACAAGGATTTATATTATTTCTTAAAGGTATAAATGAAAATAATACTGATTTTTTATTTAAGTCTATGATTCAAAATCTTAAAGGGGGTGATGCCTTTAGTGCCAACGCAGCTAGACTGGAACTTCAGAATAGAGGTTTCAGTGAAGTAGTATTAAATGAACTAATAAAGATTCACGACAATCAAAAGTAAGGATAGGTGCTTTAAAGGAGGTGATGAAAATGAAGAAATTAGCACTTATCGCATTAGCAGTTGTAGTAATTTTAGCAGTAGGTACATTATTTGGCGGAGATTTTTCTGTCGCAGCTCGTCCACCGATGGGCGGGTGATTCAAAATTTAATACTTAATTAAATTAAAAGACGTTATTCCATTCAGGAGTAACGTCTTTCATAATTTTACGAAGAAATACCGATTTTTTAAAAATGAAAAATTGGAACTTTAAAGGAGAAATGATCATGTTAACTAATCTAAATCAAATCACACAAACAAATAGTAACTTTTATGAAGCGATGAAGAATGGATATCTTAGTACTGGGGAACTTAATCTTGAGCTTGCAAATGAATTATTGACTCCGGAGAATGAAGCCTTTGAAACTACTGAAATATTTCTAAAATAAGTATACTCTTAAAAAGCAATTCATTATCTGAGTTGCTTTTTTTGGTAATTTTTTGTTATTAAGTATTGATTTTATTAATACGCCATATTATAATGAAATTAATAAAAATTAATTAATGTAAAATATTAAAATTAAACAAAAAGAGGTTGGTGGTGATATGTCTTTTGAAAAAGATTTTATAAGTGGTTATAAAGAATTAATGATTGAACGTGATCGAGTAATTGAAGAGGTTGAATTTATGGTCTTAGATTACATAAGGAATGTAGTAGCAGAGTATAGTCGAGAGTATTGTTATTGTATGGATGAGGAATTACTAATGAATGCTGCATCAAATGTCATTATGTCAGAGATTGAAAGAATAAGAGGATAATTATAAGGGAGTGATTAAGATGTGTATTGCATCAAAAAGTGGGAGAGTTAGAAAGTGTGATAACAAATATTGATAATGAACGGAAAAGGCTGAATTTACTTCTGTCACAACTAGATAAAGAGTTGAATAAGCAATATCACAAAATTGAACAGGCGAATTTTAATGCAGCGGAAGGCTACTTTTTATCTAGAGAATTACAAATTATTTTACGTAAAAGAAGGGTTGTGAAAGAAGAACTGTATACTTTAGTAAGATTAAATCAACACTTAGATGTTACCAGCGTTGTGAAGACACTTCCCAAGGTAAAAAATTGTTTGAAACAAATACATAGCGTAAAAAACACAAAAAAGAAGGATGAATGGAAAAAAGGTTGGAAAGATCACTTTAGAGCTGAAGAAATGCAGCTTCAACATTAATGTCAAAGTTTTATTGGAAGTTAAAAATCTGAATTTTATATGTAATATAATAATATTAAAAACTAATACACTAATATAAAACGATGGAGGGATGAAATGTTTACTAAAGATGCTTACATGATTGAAGTAAATAATAAATATATTTCCAGGAGAAGACATTCAGAGTATGATAACTTAGTTATTCTGAATTATACCGAAAATGCCACTTATGAATGAAGGTGGAATGATATTACTCTATCAGCTAGAGGATTGATTATTGATGAAAAGACTGGAGAAGTAGTTGCAAGGCCGTTTCCTAAATTTTTTAATTACGGTGAGTTGCCGGAATACGAATCAGACATTCCATTCCATGAAACACCTGAATTCACAGTAAAGCAAGATGGTTCTTTAGGAATTAGTTATAAAGTAAATGGATATACATATTGGTCTACGAGAGGCTCATTTGAGTCAGAACAAGCTAAAGCAGCTCAAGTTATATGGGATAGAAAATATGCAAATGTGGATATTCCAGATGAATTAACACTTTTAGTAGAGATAATTGATCCTGCAACAAGGGTGGTAGTTGATTATAAAGGTTTATCAGATTTAATTATCATAGGTGCAGTAAATAGGTTTAATGGTTATGACTATAGCTATAAAGAATTGAAGGAATTAGGAAATAAATTAGGTATGATTGTTACGGAACAAATCCCTCTTACTATACAAGAAGCTGTTCGATTGAAGGAAACAATAGATTATAACAGTGAAGGTTGGGTGCTACGCTGGTCTAATGGGAAACGTTTAAAAATTAAGGGCAATAACTATCTAGATATACATAAGTTAGCATATGGATTATCTCAGAAGATGAAGACTGAATTTTGGAAAGATGAAAATATTGAAGAGTTAATACTCAAAATGCCAGAAGAATTCAGAGAGGAAATTGAAAAATTCAATGATAGTTTAAATATCCATCTAAGCATTTTAATAAATACAGTTACTTCTTACGTAAACACTTGTAAAGAGATGAGTAAAGATCGCAAAGAATTTGCTATGAATGTTAATATACACACTCCCAAAGAAATTAGGTATCTGATATTTAAAGAATATGATAAAAAGCTAGATTCAAAAGTATATAGAGAGCATATCTACAAGAACTATCTAAATTACATTAATGGAGGAATAGGATGAATAAATTAATAATGTTAGTTGGTTTACCAGCAAGTGGTAAAAGCACATTAGCGGAAAAATTATCGAAAGAATATGATGCAGAAATCGTCTCTTCAGATGAAATTAGAAAAGAGTTATTTAATGATATTAATGATCAAACTAATAATGATACAGTTTTCAATGTAATGCATGAAAGAGTTATTAAACTCCTCAATGCCGACAGAAGTGCTATTTATGATGCAACAAACTTAAATAGAAAGCGGAGAAAACACTTAATCAATCATGTATTTAAAGCGGATCAAAAGATTGTTTACTACATTAATGAAAGTATTGGAACTGTGTTATGTAGAGACAGTGAACGTGAAAGAAATGTAGGAGAGAAAATAATAAGTAAAATGTATAAAAATCTTCATATTCCAGTTGAAGGAGAAGGATGGGATAAGGTAATTTACGTTAATTACTACAATGATGGGTTGTTGAGATTAAAAAAGCACTATGAAGAAGTTATCACTACTGTACATTCTCATGATGAACTGTTTGGATATCTAACTGCATATATTAGTGAGTTCAGTGAAATTCTAAATTTACCACAGGATTCTAGCTATCATTCCTTTTCAGTAAGTAGGCATACATATTATGTACATAACTATATTCTAGAGAACTATCATAATGAAGATAGATTAATTTTATTATGGGCAAGTTTATTTCATGATATTGGAAAATCATATTGTAAATCATTTACTAACTTTAAGGGAGAAGAAACAAAATATGCGAATTTCATAGGACATGAATATGTTTCTTCTCAGATAGCAGCAAAACGATTAGGGATGTTAGGATACGATGAAAACTTTATTAAAAAAATTGTAACCTTAGTACAATTCCACATGATGCCGATGAGAGCTAGTGAAAAGAAAATGAATGAAATCAATAGGCTAATTGGAGATGATTTATATGCTAAGTTAATGATACTTAGTGAAGCAGATACGCAGGCTAAATAAAAAGTCGATGTTATTAGGAGGTAGGGAATATGTTTTTATGTGAGAAATGTTTGGATGATAATTTTAAGAATTTCGCAATACCTTTTAGTCGTGGAAAATGTGAATTCTGTGAAAAAGTTAAAGTATGTGTAGATATTCCAAGTAAGTTTCTAGTGAAGAGATAGACACGATTTTATTCTAATTAAGAACGATTATGCGAAGGAATGGTGTGACTATGAGTAGTGAAAGAACGGTGAAAGAATTAAAAGAGGACATCAAACGAGAAATAGAAGCAACTCGGACTTTAAGAGAAACTGGAAGCGGATTTTACTATGAATATAAAGATTGGCAGTCAAAAAAGGATTGTGAGAGATTAGAGAAATTATTAAATGAAATTATCTATTTCGAATGGGAGTATTGTTGAGTGATTCTGTCATATAGCGTAGAAACTAAATAAAAGAACAATTTCATTTTAAGGGTGGGGTGAAAAATGTCAGTTAACGTATTTTGTGATGCATCTGTTAATAATAAAAAGCAAATGGCCGTATTGGGAGCAATAATAAGACATAAAAATGAAATAATACATAAAAACCAATGCGTTGTAGAGAATGTTTCTGGTGGATCGTATCATGGGGAATTATTAGCTATAGAAATGACTGTGAATCTTTTGAAAGAATTGAATATGAGCCAAGTTAAAGTATTTACAGATTGTCAAAGTGCAGTTTATAGATTGCGAAACCAGCTAAAGAAAGGTGCAAAACACAGAAAACGCATTGAAAAGATAAAAGAAAAAGCTAAAGAATTAGAACTTGAATTCCATTGGATTCCAAGAGAGAGAAATAAAACTGTTGATAAATTAACAAGAATATAAATTAATAAATTTTATAAAGGGAGATAATTGAATGAGAAAAGAAGCGTTTAAAGCACTTGTAGGATCACATAATTATAATCTTAACGATGCCGACTCTGACAAAGATTATAAGCTGTTTTATTATCCAACATTTGACGATTTGTATTTCGGTGATAAAGTTTCAAAATCCAAAGTTAGCAAGACAGAAGACATTGAGTTCCATGATATTAGGAAATTACCTGATATGCTATGGAAAAGTAATGTAAATTTCATGGAAGTATTGTTTTCTACAGAAGTAGTAGCTAATGATAATTTGTATAAAGAACTTCATCAAAAGAGAGAATCTATTGCTCGAATGAACCTTCCATATTTGTATGATGCTTGTATGGGGATGTATTTTAATAAACGTAAATCATATGATAAACAAAATGAAAAAGGTGACGAAAAAGCAGCAAATAAACACATCATGGGAGCTTTTAGGATTCTGGATTTCCTTTTCAGATATCAGCAAGGAGATTTTTTGAACTTTGAAGAGTCAATAAATTATCATAATGAAGATCCTTATAGAGACTTCCTGTTTACGGCTAAAGAAGGTAAAGTTTTTAATGTGATTGATAGATTAAACAATAAGCTAAGGATTATAGAAGAAATTAAACATAGATATAAAGATCAAGAACTTGATCACGGTGTAAATAAGTTTGTAATTGATACAGTTAAACATTATGTAAAAGAAAATATATATGAAGAATTAAATTAATATAAAATACCATTTTCATCGTTCGAAAATAAATTAATACAAAAAGGGAGAGAATGGATGAAAGAAATTTTGGAATATATTTTACCTCCAGGTGATCAAATCATTAAATATGATCAAGTAAACGAAAAAATCTTGCTAGAACATAGAATGACAACATCTCTATATGACTATATCGAAGTAGTTACAAATTATTATGACGATGATGAAATGCCATATATCAACAATTGGACTGACGTTGAATGTATGGGATATGGTTGGGCTTGGTTGAATTATGAAGAAAAAGATTGGCATAAAATGATGGGTAAACTTGTTTCTGACACAGCAGATTTATTGTTGCTAAATATGGATAATGCCCTATATTTTGTTTATGAAAACGAGAAGGTAAGAACTTATCATTTTGTATCTCTAGATGACTGGAGAGAAGATAAATTAATTAGTTTTTCAAATGAGGAAATTGATTTTTAATTAGTATATAAAGAGTCGATATTCCACAACATAATTTTAAAAAGGAATTTGTGACAATGTTAATATCACCAATGTTATTACATACAGCTATAGAACCATTTAATGATGAGAACTGGATATTTGAAATTAAATATAACGGTGTTCGTTTGTTATTAGATACAGATGGACATAACCAAACACTATATACTCGACATGGAACTATACTAAATGGTCGTTTAGCTGAATTAAATAATCTAGAACTACCTAATTGTTTATTAGATGGTGAATTAGTTTGTTTTAACAATAAGGGATTAGAGGACTTTGAAGGAGTGATGTCTCGTGTAAATTCTAAAAGTATAAGATCAATCAATAAGGGAGTAGTAAATTTACCAATTACATATGTTGTATTTGATGTATTGAGATTTAAAGGCAAAAAGATAATGAAGTACGAGCTTATAGATAGAAAAGAAATACTTAATGAACTCTTTGAAGACAGTGAAGTGCTTAGGAAATCTATATCAATCCAATGTGATGGAAAACATCTGTTTAGTGAAGTTGAAAAAATCGGACTAGAAGGAATTGTAGCAAAGAAAATCCATTCTAAATATCAACCTGATACACGCTCAAATAATTGGTTAAAAATAATCAATTGGAGATACTATGAATGTTTTATTGCAGGCTATAAAAAGAATGGAACTGGTTTTCTAATAACATTTGCTGATAGTAATAAGAGTGCTGGATTATTGGAATTTGGAATGAATCCAATGCAGAAACAGGCTTTCTATGGGGTAGTTGCAGGAATCAAAACAGGTGAAAATAATCAATATGTTTTCATTGAACCTGTGATTAAATGCAAAATTAAAGGGAGAGGAGTACTTAAAAGTGGATGCGTTATGACACCAGTGTTTGTTGATTTTATTTTGTAGATGTAGTCAGTTTAGTAGATATAGTTTGAAGATAAATTAATCTAAAAAAATAAAGGAGCGAGTGAATGTCGTATTTTGAATTTAATGAACCTTATTACGCGTTAGTAAAAACACATCAGACAACAGTTGACAGAAGAATTATAAATCAATATGTCTCCCTATACGAAGAACATGTTGCAAAACTAGATGGGATTTATGATGTAATAAAATTTAGAAATGCACAAGGTAGAAATGTTTGGGAAGATGAAGCGTTCTTTATATTTTCAAGAGCGAAAGAAAATGAAGCTAAGTCATTTGACGAATTAAAAGAGATTTTTAAAGAAATACCTTTTAACTCAATTGTCGTATTAGATAATGCATTATCTTAATTACATAATAAATGATTTATTTTATAAGGAGATGATGTATTGGTGAGAGAACAAGTACAATGGTTTGCTAAACAAATGGAAGCTAAATTAATTAATAATGATTTTAAAGGTGGTTGGGATGATTGTGATTTATTTGTATTAATAGAGAAATTGGAAGATGAAGTTGCTGAATTGAAGTCATCATTTTTTGATTATCTTAATATTAATGCAGAAAGTCCAGATATAATATCTGAAGCGGCTGATGTTGCAAACTTTTCAATGATGATTGCTGATATAGCAAGAAAAAGATTAAAAGTTAAGTAATTAAGATTTATAGGGAGATGATAAAATATGGAACGAGAAATTCAATGGTTAGTAAGAAAAGAAAACGAGTGCAACTCGAAGATTTGGTGAAGAATAAAATAGTCATATTATTATTTAATTAACACTATATACAGTGATTTGTGGTTATATATTTTGAGGGGAGTTGCATAAGTGAAAAGAAATGATTTTGAATCACTTAAAATAAAAGCTAAAAAAACGAAACTATAAGAAACTTTTTAGATAATGAAGAAAAACGTGATAATCCATTCTTCAAAGGATATAAAAGTAAACAGTTCTTCAATTTTGAGAAAGGGACTGATATTAAATAAAAATTAAAGTAGATTTAAAGGTGCTGACATTAGTCGAGGAATACAGTCATGTAACTATTGGATTGTTTTTAGGTGAACGACTAATTAATATTGTAGCTGTAAAGGAGTGAATCGTTGAGATGTTCAATGTAAAATGCTGTATTTGCAAAGAAGAAACCAATAGTCCATATACGTCAATTAAACATTTAGGTAATGGGAAAGCAAAGGTTTATAGTGGGCATAAGAGATGTTTGTCATTATTAGAAACAAAGCTGAAGTTAGGTGACAAAGTAGATTATGACTTGATTAATGTTAAGGGGTGATTATGTGAAAGCAATCTATAAAGGTTTCGAAATAAATGTGGAACGTAGTGGAATACTATACTTTACTGTAATGGAGCTGGATACTCATTGGCCATTAGTTGATAGTTTTGAAGATTCAAGTGAAACAATTAGAGAAAAGATAAAACAATTGAAAGAAGTTGTTGATGATTACTTAGAGAACCCAAGTGATTATATAGATGAGGAGGACATGGATGAAGAAAGCATTTGTAGTTAGTGATATACACGGCTGTTACGACCAGTTCATAAAAGTACTAGAGCATTGGGATAAAGAAATGGAATTAGTTATTCTTGGTGATTTGATTGACAGAGGGGATAAATCACTGGAAGTTGTGCAGCATGTAATGGAATTGAAAGATACATATGGTGATAAAGTAACGGTACTTAAAGGAAATCATGAAGATATGTTCTTGAATTTCTTAGATGATCCATTTGAATGTGGAGAGATATTCTTTATAAATGGTGGCAATAGAACGGCCTTTTCATTTACAAATGATGAATTCTTAATGTTCAAGAGCTATGAAGAAAGAGTTAAATTAATCAAATTAATGAATCCAGAAGTTGATTTTATTAGAAACCTAGATTTATATTATGAATTTGGAAATGTATTATTCGTACATGCTGGTATTAATCCATTGTTATCAGATTGGAGAAATACTTCTGAAACTGACTTTATGTGGACAAGAAATATGACTTACAACAAGAATGAAACAGGATTGACTATTGTATTCGGCCATACTCCTACACAAATGTTACATAAGAATAACAGCAATAATGATATTTGGATGAGTAAAGATCAGTCTTACATATGTATTGATGGTGGATGTGCTTTTGGAGGACAATTAAACGCCATTGTAATTGATGGCAAAGGTGAAATTTTAGAGAAATACGATGTGAAAGGATGATAATTTGATTAAAATAGATGAATTAACTGAGAAAAAGATTTCAAAAGTAATGGATGGGTGGTTTCATGATATGAAAAGTCATCCTAATCACAAGACAAGGGAATTTGCTGGAGCTTTGTATATGGGAATGTTAAAAACATTAAATATTTTAGACATCAAAGTTAAAAAGTATAATGAATAAAATGATTCATTTATATTTGAAAAAGCTGGAAAATTCCAGCTTAATTTACTCGTTGGTTACGGTTCTATCTGCAGGTTCAACTGATGGTTTAAATAATAAACCTAAATTAATTAGACCAGCAATCCCAACTACTGCATAGACAAATCTTGAAAAAGCAGTGCCTTGACCACCAAATATAGAGGCAACTAAATCAAATTGGAAAAATCCAATTAGTCCCCAGTTAATTGCACCAATAATTGTTAGAGCAAGTGCTATTCTTTGAAAAGTACTCATAATAGTTCTCCTTATCAATTATTAAGATTATTACAGTATATATTTTGTCCAATTAGTTAAAGTATATTCGGGAATGGGTTTCAAGATAAAATGAAATGGACTTTTTAATGGGAGGAATAACATGAGATGTCAATACGATGTACCTTGGGTTGGTCAATGTAAAAATGAAGCAATAGTGGGAAGTAAAAACTGTAAAGAACACTCAATATTATGTAAAGTTTGCAAAGAAAGATTAGCTACACACGGTTGTTCATGTGCCGGAAGTTGGGTGTGTGGAACTCCTTTATGTAGTGAAAAAACATGTATTGATAAGCATTGGAGTAAACATTGAATTAAGATAAAAACTCAATTTTATTTAGATTTACTACATTCAATTACATACGACTAATTAATGATTGTTTACTGATAATCTAGTAAAATATACCTTATGAAAGGAGGAGCGATATATGCAAAAAAAATTACAGGTATTTATATCGTCTACATTTACAGACTTAATTGAGGAAAGGCAGACTGCTGTAGAAGCGGTACTAAACGCAGGACATATACCAGCTGGAATGGAATTATTTAAATCAGGTGATAAAAGCCAAAAAGAAGTTATTAAAAAATGGATTGATGAATCTGATGTATATATGTTGATTTTAGGTGGCAGATATGGGTCGATTGATGAAGAGACAGGTAAGAGTTATACTCACTGGGAGTATGATTATGCAGGAGAAATAGGTAAACCAAGATTCGCAATCGTAATAACTGATGAAGCTATGGAAGAAAAGGTTAGAGAACATGGTCAAGACGTTTTGGAGAGAATTAATTATCAAAAGTACATAGAATTTAAAGAGCAGGTACTTGGAAAGATTTCGAAATTTTATAGTGATCTTAAAGATATTAAAATTGTCGTTTTAGAGTCATTAAAAGAATTTGAAAAAGATGAAAACTTAAATGGGTGGGTATCTGGAGCGAATATTAATAATCAACAAGAGTTGTTAACATCAAATTTAAGATTATTAGAAGAGAATGCCTCTCTAAAAAATAAATTAGAAGAAGCTTTGAACAAAATTCAAAAATCAAATGAGATTAATGGTTACTCATATGATGAGATATATAAATATTTGTCATTCGAAAAGTTGGAATTACCAGAAAAATTATTCCCAGAGTTAGTTGGGAAAAAAGTATCGCTTTTGAAATTATTTCTTGCATTTAAAGATCGATTAGCAATTGGAATAACTAATGATGTACACATGACTGATGAAAATAATTTTTACTTTTTTAGTGTAGCCCCAACGCTTATTGCTCTGGGATTATACGAAAAGGTTAAAGTTGCGGGGGTAACCTATCAAAGAATTCAAACTTCAAAAGATGGTAATAAATTTTTATCTTTATACGAATTGTCAAAAAAATAATTAAGGAGGCGAAAGCCTCCTTAATGTTAATAATGTCATATTTAGTTAATAAAAGTTAGATTTTAAAGTGAAAGGAAAGTTGAATTATTGAGTAAATCATGTTGTTTTACAGGGCATAGACCGAACAAATTAAATGGATATAATCCAAGTGATAATAAAGAGCTATTGTTTAAACTTAGAGATATAATTATCGATCACATTGAGAATAAAGAAGTTGATAAGTTCATAACTGGAATGGCATTGGGTATTGATATGTGGGCAGGAAGAATTGTATTGAAACTTAAAGAAAAATATCCACACATTAAATTAGTTGCCGCAGTACCATGTGTGAATCAATACAATAAGTGGCCTCAAAAATCTAAGGATGAATGGCAAAGCATTATACATAAATGTGATGAAGTACATTATGTATCAAATGATACTTATACATCATGGTGCATGAATAAGAGGAACGAATGGATGGTGGATAATTCACGATATGTGATAGCTGTTTGGGATGGCGCAAAAGGCGGTACTGGAAACTGTGTAAATTATGCAGTAAAGAAAGGCAACGAAATAATTCAGCTACATCCTAAGAGTTTAAAAATAAATTAATTTAAAATCATGGTTTTAATATAAGGAGATGAGATTTAATGGCTACAATTGAAAATTCATTTAATGGTGTTGAAATTGGAAAATATGATAACAGTAATGATTTAAGTGCAGCTTTAAAGAAATATGTTGGTAATAATGTTTTCTTTTTCTGCGTTGGAACAGACCGAGCTACAGGTGATTCAATAGCTCCTTTTGTTGGAACATTTTTAAAAGAAAAAGGTTATACAAATGTTATGGGTACTTTAGAAGATCCTGTTCATGCACAAAATATTGAGGAGAAAATCAAAGAAATACCTGAGGGATTTACAATTTTGGCTATTGATGCTTCTATTGGACGAATAAATAATATTGGGAAATTTCTACTGAAAAGCGGTAGTTTAAAAGCTGGAGCAGGGGTAGGGAAAGATTTACCAATGGTGGGAGACTATCATATTCAAGCTGTAGTAAGCACTGGATCAGGTAATAATAGTTTTAATTTTATGATGTTAGCTAATACGAGAATGAGTTTAATATATGATATGGCAAATAAATTAACAGCAGCAATTGAGTCAGCTTATCCTTTAAGTTATAAATTAATGAATAAAGAAGAAGCTGCTTTATAATGAAATCCTTATTTTATTAAGAGTGGAGGAAGCTCATATTGAATAAATTTAGACGTAGAGCATACGTTAAATCGCTAGATACAGTTAGGAAAGATGGTAAAGAAGGCGACAAAATAATCATTATCAAACCTTCACATACAGAAATAATGCTTGGATATAACATTGGTGACATCTTTACTGTTGGGGTTGAGTTTTCAAAATCAATCAAAACTACATGTGGTCTACACTTGTGGAACTATGAATATATAGTTTTAGTTTAATAGATTCTTTATTTTATACAATGGAGGTATTTTATGAATGAAGAATTAAAAGAATTATACAAAATCTTTCTTTGGATTTAGATTACGGTTGGGATATTGAAGGAAAGTATTTAACTATTTCAATTAACTATGATGGTGAAACAATTTGTAATGAAAGTGTAATTATAGAAAGAGATTGATAAATGTCATATTCTATACAGAGAAATGGGGAATAGCAATGAGAAAAAGAGTTGTATATTTACAAGATAATATGATTAATGATAATGAAATGGTTATTTTTTCGGCAGATATTCCATATGTGACAGAAGGAAATTTAATAGTGAATGAGGATAATTTAGCTATACCAATACATGATATTTGGGTAGATTTTAATGTAGTTTATGAGTATAACTTATAAACGTCTTATTTTATACAGAATGGAGTGAGTTTATGATTTGGATTATATTAACCATTATCCAAATACCTTTCACGTTAGCAGTTTTATGGATATTAGGGATGATAATTTACGAGCATTTTGAATGGTTCAATTAAGATAAAAGTCGTGATTTATACAATGAGGTGAAAGAATGATATATAAAGCAATTATATCTGGACATATATTTATAGATGATAATGACAACAAAGATATCGAAATACTAACTCAAATTGATAACGATAAAGAGTGTATAGATGTTTTTTGTGATATTGACCATGCTTTAATTGATACGATTGATATTGGAGAAAGTGATGATTATTATTTTATAGCTATTATTAAATCAGAATGGATTGAATATCAGTCTTGGGAAGGCTCTGAATGGGAAGTGGAGCATGAGGTTATAGAGATAAAAGATGTAGATTTGATTATAAAATAAGATAAAATTCACGTTTTATAAGAGGAGGGATTTATTGAAAATACGTAGAGAATTGGATAATGGAAAAATCATGACGTTGTGTGTTAAATGTGACCATATTAGTCATACATATCGTGGGAAATGTACATATTGTGGAGAGCAAAAAGAATATGATTTTTTCTTCTCTTTACCTACGAAAGAAAGAGAGAACTTATTAGAAATTTTAATTGAATACAATAAACAAAGCGAATAAAAATTATTTTAAACAAAGTAGGTATTTAAATGAAAGTAGTTAAATGTCCACAATGCGGAAGAGAAGTTAAATTAATCGAACATATAAACAAATGTGAATGTGGAGCAAGAATCAAAGTGTTGGAGTAGAAACAAGATAAAAATTATATTTTATACAAGGTGATTATATGAAATGTGCCAGAAGTAGAAACAATGAGATGTATCTGAATGGTACAACAATTATTTGATGAGTTACGTAAGAATTATTTCTCACCCTAAATATACACATGAGCAAAGAGTTAAATATAATGAAATACTTCTAGCTTGGTATGAGAATTTTAATGGATATTTAGAGGAATATGATTGTTGATAAAAACTAGATTTTATATAAAGGAGTGATGATATGAGTGAATATAAGTATATTGAATCCACTCACTTGAACAACTCATTCTTGAATGATGATTATGTGTATTGGTTTAATAATATTCATAATCATAAAACATTGGGATATTAATCACCAGTAGAATTTAAGCATCAGCCCTTATAAAAGTTGTCCAGTTTAATGTTGACATTCCATTGATGTTGATTTATTATCCTAATGGAAAAATAAGAGTGTAAGAACCAATAATAAATTTTTTAGAATGCAACTTCAAAAAATATAGAGGAGAATTAACGTGTGAAAAATTTATGGCTACTTAAAAATAAATCAGATAACAGAAATAATAAGTTTGTAGATAAAATACCTGGTTGGATATATCTTCTAATATGCAGTATTGGCATCATGGTTCTCTTTTATGGAACGCAATTAATTGTGGGTATTTCACTTCAAACTATCTTTAATTTTATTCCAGAAACTAGTTCTACATATCGTTTTATAGGAGTCATTCGTACTTTTATTGGAATATGGATGCTGCTGCTAGTATATGTTTACATATTTAAGAACCCTATTTCTAGTATAGGATTTACCAGAGATCGGTCATATAAGATTATTTCGAATATACTTAGTGGTCTAGCAATTGGTATGTTTATTAATTTTGCAGGTATCTATATATACTCTCTTATGTTTAATGTTCAAATTGGAATTACAGAACAAATCTCTAGTTTTAATGTTTATCCATATGTTTTACTATGTTTTGTTACTTACCTTATCCAAGGTGGCGCAGAGGAACTTGTTTTTAGAGGTTTTCTAACGAAATGGCTCGTGAAAAAATACAATCTTTTACTTGTCTTTCTTTTCACTTCTATTCTATTTTCTCTCATGCATTCCTTTGGTGGGTTTAATCCCGTATTTTTGACGTATGCTCTTTGTTTTGGATTTTTATTATTTTTAGTTGCTGTTGATAGTAATTGTATATATAAAAGTATGGTAATTCATGGGGTTTATAACGCTTCCGAGACGCTTTTTAAATTTAACGATGACAGTATGGAGAAAGAGCATTTATTCTATGCAAATGCTAACATGGAGATTTATATGAATAAGGCCTATCTTATCATCTCAGCAATAATACTTGTTTTCTGTGTATATTATTTAATAAAACTGCACAAAAAGAATCCAAAATGGTATTTCATGAGAAGCAACTAGGATTGTTAATTATAGTTTAGGAGATAAATATGAATTTAACAAAGGTACAAAAAAGAATTAATCTATATCAAGAAAACCCAGTATTTCATGAATTAACTTGTGGTAACAATTCAAAGCATGGGACACTAAAAGCACAAATTATTGGTGACAAAGTAGTTTTGATTTGTCCTGACTGCGAATACATACAGACTTATATACCAGACTTCTTTTTCAATGATCAATTTGAGATTGAATATAATAAACAAAAAGAGTTAATGGATAGAATTAACGAGATACAAAATACAATAAAATAATACTTTTAAACATCTAATAAAGTGAGATAAATTGTCTTACTTTATTTTTTTGTTATTTTGAATAAATTGGAAATATCAGTTGACTTTACTTTAAATTTACTATAAAATTTAATTAACGTAATATAAACACCTAGATTTTTAAGGGGAGGTTGAATCATGGGAGAAGCAAGAAAGTTAAGGGATCATTATATATATGATGATATTATTGCTTTTTTAAATTTAGCTCATTATAGTTATAATACAAAATTGTCATATGAAAAAGGAATTAGAGACTTTTTTAGAGAAATTAAAAATAAAGATATTGAGCATCTTACTCAGGATGATATCCCCATAATGAAAAAAGAGGTGGAATTATTTAGAACACTGTTGAAAGAACGTGGCTATCATAATAATACAATTAATAATAAAGTAGCAGGATTAAGAAGACTATATACTGAATTTAAAGCGAATAAATATAATGTTGATGTAGATTTTTTTAGTATTATAAAATCATTACCAAGTGACACAGATTCTTATGATCCTTTTACTATAGATGAAGCAATGCAATTATATGAGTTAGCTTTAGATGAAAGGCATGATGGTGAGATAAAGTCTAAATTCATTTTGTTTTGCCTGGATACTTGTATAAGAAAAAGTGCTGCATTAAAACTAAAATGGTCAGATTTCAAGGTTATAAATGAAAAAGAAGTAAGAATAATTGCTATTGATAAAGGTAATAAAGACTTTAGAGCGATGATTCATTATGATTTTTATAAAGAATTGTTGGAACTTAAAACTGATTCTGATCTAGTTTTTAATTTGAAACTACCTACTGTAGATAAAATGATATCTAGATTAGTCACAAAACTAAATGTAGATTCTGAAAGAAACTTAACATTTCACAGTTTAAGAAAAGCAGGAATTGAGTTTAAGTATAGATATACTGGTGATATTAAAGTAGCACAAAAAGCAGCTAATCACAGTGATTTTTCGTTAACTTTCAATACTTATGTTAGTACTGAAGATTATGGGGTAATGGGAGCTGTATCATTGCTACATAAAAATGAAGAATCTATCTTAAACCAATTAAACTTTGAAGAATTAAAAAAACTTATGAATAGCCTAGAGCCAGATGTATTTCTAAGAGTGGAAAAGATGGCTAGAGAAATGTTCTCGAAGTGTTTGAAAGATTAATTTTATTAACATTTTACTAAGTGATACATATAAAGTACAATTAGTAATGTGTTGTATATATGATAAATATAATAAGAAGTGAATGAGGTGTTTTTTTGTATATTGATAGAGAAGAACTTGAAGAGAGATTGACACCTTTCCTTGAACAAGTTAGAAACAATAACCATGCAGTGGATTTAATTTCTAAGAAAATGTTAGATTTCAACATCCTTGAAGGAGATACTATAAATTACTTTAATCAACCAGAAACTATCGCTGACATGGATTTGAGAGCTTTATGTCTTTTTACAATGTTTGTACAAGAACATGTTAGAGATTCATCTTTAGATATAACTGAAATTTTTACTCCTAATGATATTAAAGAAGCGAAGCAGTATAATGGAGCATTTGAAATTGAAAAAGAAGAAGATATACTTCCTCTAATAATCGAAGGCGCAGATGCTTTAGATAGTACTACAATTTTGACTAAGCTAAATATCCAACAAATCAATAAAATGCTGGATAAAGAGATACTGTATTATGATTTTAATACACAGAGAGAAGCTAAGTGGAAGAGAAAAGGTAGCACGATCATTCAAACTCCAAAAATTAACCAAAAATCAGTTAAGGAAATTTCTAAATGCATATTAGATGACACTTTAGTTAAGACAGTCCTAACATTTAATGCGACTATTGGTAGTAGTGATGAAGAAAATGAATTAATATACAACGAGAAGAAAAGAACAGTTACAATTACTAAAGGAACGAAAATAGCAATTATTGATGGATTCCATAGGGTTAAAGGAATTCAAATGGCATTGGCTAAAAATCCACATAAAGAGTTTGTTTTCCCTGTACTATTAACAAATTATTCTGTTGAAAAAGCAGCTCAATATTTAGGGCAAATTTCTAAAGCAAATCCAATTTCTAAGACTCGTGCTGCTGAATTATTAAAATCAAGAAAAGCTGATGAGGTAGTACAGTATTTAAAAGAGAGTTCAGAGCTAAAAGGAAGAATTTCTCAAACAGAGAGAATACATTCCATTAATAATGAAATAGTCACTTATAATATTTTAGCTGATACTATTGAAAAAGAATTCAAACTAAAAACAAGAATAGATGTAATAAAGGTTGGAAAGTATTTAAGCGAATTCTTTGATATTTTAATGGGCTTGTACAGCGATGCCTTTATTGATAATGTTGTGGAAACTAAAAATAAATCATTAATTAATGATAACAATATGTTTGTTGGTTATATAGTGCTTGCTAGAAGATTGTACGAGCAAGATAAGCCTATTGATATAAATGTAATTGAAGGGATAATGTCTAATATAGATTTTAGCTATGACAATCCACTATGGGAAGAGTTGGCATTAACGAAAGATGGGAAGAAGAATCATCGTACTCATGTAGTAAGAACAAATATAATGAAATATTTCAATCGATTAGAAATATAAAATAATGAGGGATATATATGAACTTAAGTCATTTTGACTTTTATAATAGAGAATTGAAAGAAAAGTTTTTAGAACAATATAATGAAGAAACTGCAAGAACATATGCGTATAGTTTAGCTCGTTCAAGATTTGAGGAAGAATTGTTTGGGAAAGATTTATATAATTTTAATTTAGAACAAATCTCTAAGATATTACCTAAATTTAAGGCGTGCAATCTAAATGGTGTAAAAAAACATGCATTAATTATTGATCTATACATGACATGGGCTGCTGAGAATGGTTATAGAAATAGTAATATAAGTGTTTTAAAAGGTATGGATAATGAATTCTACGAGCGTTTTGTTATGAACAAGAAGATGTTTATAAATGAAGACGAATTAAAAGAATATGAAGATACGCTTGTGAATTATCAAGATAAGTTAACTTTGAGATTACCATATGAAGGTTTGACTGGTTACAAAATGTCCTTGATGAGAAATTTAAACATAAAGTGTTTTACTGACAAACCTAATGTAATTAGATCAAAAGATGATAGAAAAGGCGAAAGAGAAATTGAAGTTAGTGACAGATGTATTGAATTTATTAAAAAAGGTATTGCAGAGGATATCTATTATGCTAAAAACGGTGAATCTGAAGGATATATTAAAGAATTACCATTGACTAGGAATAACTATGTAATAAGAATTAATGCAAAAAAGAATAAGGAAAATTCAGAAATTGATACACATAACCTTCACAGAAGATTGAAAGCTATTAAAGAAGGTATAGATTTACCTGCAATAACATTTAAATCATTGGAGAGATCAGGAATGATTGCGTTTGCAAAAGATTTATTTGTTGAAAGAGGAAAATTAGGAAAAGAAGAGTTCAATATTATTGGTGATCGATATGATTTAAGTAAATTACATGCAGGAGGAAAAGAGTATCATAATACAACTATGATGAAGACATATATTAACAGGGAAAATATTTTAGAGTTATATGGAATTGACATAGGTGAAAATAATTAAAATGGTATGTGAAAAATTAAATCACTATCACTGTAAGTCATGGTGCTTTAATTTTTCACCATACATAAATAAATTAAACTAAAAAATACTATTAAAGGAAATAAACGCAATTTAACTATATCTATTGACCTATTTCTATATATTCACTAGGATAAAGTAATATTATAATGGAAAATCATAGGAAAATATTGTAGAATAAAGTAAGCGTTTATTGTTACTAGGAAAAAATAAATTAATTATGTATATTAAAAGGATTACGGCCATTCATATAAATCATCAATAGTGCAATTCAACGCATTGGCTATAGTTTTAGCAGTCGCAAGAGACATTGTTCTTCTGTTTCTTACATAGCTATTTATTTCCTGTTTAGTTATACCTGTCATTCTTGATATATCAATTTGAGTTAGTTGAGATTTTTCGAGAATAGATTCTAATAAGCATTTCCCTACAGTCATTTTAGTCATAAATTACCACCACCTTTTTTACATAATAACATAAAGAATATTTCCTTGTAATATATGGTAGGGTATTATGGTTTGTAGTATAATAGAAAAAACAGGAACACTTGTTCGTCATTTTGGTAGTCACAGAACAAAGAAGAAATATAGATTACTAAAGTTTCAATATACAGGATTACATAACAAAGGAGACCTTTTAATGGGAAATAAAGTATTAATTGACCTTTCATTGTCAGTTGAATTTACTGGGACAAACGAAGAAGCTGAATTTGTTGTTGAAGCACTAAATGAGATTTTGAATACATATGCTAGTAAATTACCAGTAAATAATAAAGAGAGGTTAATTGACATACTATCTTTGGAGATTGATAGTATGGAAGAAGTCGAGGCTGCTGATGATTATGTAGCAGTTACGATCAAAGATATGAATGAGTAAAAATAATGAAAGTGATTTAAATTGATTTAATAATAGCCCGTTGGGTAGTAAGGAAACTGACGGGTCTATTATTAGAAATTTTTGAAAAATAAGCTTTACAAATGAATTAACATAATGTAACATTATAAATGTAGATAAAAAGGTTGTTTAAATCACAAACAAAAGTTAAATAACATAAAATAATAAAAATCACATTTTATTAGAAGTTAAGGGGAGGGAATAACATGAAAAACCTAATTAAAAGAGGAGAGATCGAAAGGCTGCAAAAGGAGTTTGCCAATATAAAAAGTACTAACTGGCACGAAATTAATGTACCAAGAATGCTTGATACTTTAGAAATACTATTAAAGGAACCTATCAACGTCGATTATGCTGAATTAGCTTTTAAATATGAGAGCTTACTATTCTTTTATAAACAACAGATTACTGATGTGAAAAGATATAAAAGGCTTTTGTCAGGTTTAATGGAAGATATGGACTTTCAAATTGAAGAAAATGAAAAGATTGTATTGGCTAGGAGGAGAATTGATATGAAAGACTATTACGTTGAAGTTCCAGTAGTATTGAAATTAATGGTCGGAGTTAAAGCAGAAAATGAAAAGGATGCAATTGAAAAAGTATTTAATGAAGATATCATGATTAAAGCAGAAGAAGGAGATAACAGTACTCTTGAATGGCTGGAATACGAGTGGGAAATGTACTCAAAAGTTGTACAAGGAAATGTTTATTATGGTGGTATTAATGAAGCATATGCAGAAGAAGATGAATAAAAGTGGAGGAGATCTTATTGAAAATAGAAAATGAGGTATTGCCTGATTTATATTTAGAGACTGTTTATAACTACCTGGAAGAAACCACGAGCAAGATAGAATTCATTTTATCAGGCGGAGTCAGAAATAGGGGAAGGACAAAGATGAGAAATAAAAGCAAATTAATAACTAGTAAAGAAATTACAGAAGTGTTGAATTTACTACATAAAGATTATTCTGATCTAGGTATGACAATTTCTATTTATTCAAAGAAATATCAAGTGCTTCTCGATAGACTGAATCCTTATAAACTATACATAAATAAACATGTTGCTAATCAAGCTATGAATGGAACGATTGTAGGTAATCATCGAGAAGGATTAATCTCAGTTTTTCCATTTAACTATAGTGTGAAAGGAGGATCATATGAATCAAAAAATTCTGTGAGGAAACTGATTGCACTTGGAGTCATTATTCATGAAATTCGACATGCTTATCAAAGGAAACATAAAGTTGAAAAATATACATCAGAAAAATTGAATGGTCATGGTTATGATACTCAATGGGTAGAAAGAGACGCTAATAAGTTTACACAACGTTTTATGAATAGATATAGAAACAAAATAAACGAAATTCTTAAAATCAACAATTTAAATTGGGAATATCAATGGGATAGATTAAGAGTGGATGAGATTAACTAATAAAAGTGGAGTTTTATTTTAAAAATAAATTAATAGATAAAAGGGGATTTAGTAATGAAACAACGAGTTTTTAAGAATGAAAAAGGTCAAGACTTAATCGTAAAGCATCGAAAGTCAGCAATCATTTTTGCAGTTGAAGAAGTTAAAAAAGATATGAAGCCTGATTTTCGCTTTTATTTTTCAACCCAAACGTTTAAAGAATTTGCATCGTATATCGAAGAAATTTCGAATAAAGCATGGGCAGCTATTACTCCAAAAGAAGCACATAGTTTGGCTACTGATTATTATGAGTATTATGATCGAGAGTTCGACAATAATGGTTATCTAAGTATAGTAGAAGACGGTCTATCTGTTGAAGGTCCATACACTACGACAGCAAAGCTATACCAATTCAACAAATCAAAAATTCAATCATTCATTTATGACTTGCGAAAGAAATTAAAATAACCCCATCATAAGACAGGGTTAGATGTTCTTTTTCATACCACATTTACGGCATTCACGTAATAATTTGGTGTTTGCGATGCTACTTTGAAAATGTGAGTTACCACAATTATCACATCGACCAGATACAATATCTGGCTGATCTTGGTATTCATAGATAAAATCAGTACTAAATGTTCCATAATAATCTTCAGGTACTTTAGTTATTACGGTTTCATCTTGTTGCACTTCTTCAGACAATATAATCACCTACATAATTGTAATACCTAAAGTATAACAAAATTAGCGTGCTCTTTGAATAAGAGTAGAGGGATTGTTTATACGAGAAATTAACGTCAGAAGATACTTAAAGTATTTCATTCAAATTAAAAGACGAATTTTAAAGGAAGTTAAAACAAATATACTATGGTAGTAATAAAAGAAAAACAAATAATTCGAATAAGTGTCACTAATTGTAATAATAATGTGCCATATCTCCTATTACAATAGTAATATACAAGAATAAGGAGATAGTAAATATGAAAATTTCACAGTGGTTAGAAGACTATGCTGGTATATCTATTATCAAATTAAGAAAAATGAGATTATCAAATGAGGAGTGGCAGATAATTTGCGAAGAGTATGAAAAATATTGTGAATCTAAAAATATTAAACCTGATTATGATAGGTAAAGAATAAAATTTTAAACAAAGGGGATGAATTATGTATCGTTCTGAAGAAATTCAAAGAGCAATTGATTTAAAGAATGATTTGAAATATCACAAGGATAACAATGAGGAACAGATTATTTATGAAAGAGATTTAGAAACATTGGATTGGTTAATTGAGCAAGCAAAGAGAGCTGGAGTTTATAGAGCTGCGTTAACTAGTATTAAACAAAAAGAAGTAGAACCTGTCTTTTATGCTACATCGACTTTATTTGAAGTAGATCAGTGGTTCGAATTTAAGAAGAATAGAAATAGATAAAATCTTGAATTTAAGTGGAAATATTTCTTGGGAAAGCGCAGGATTAGACAGGAAATTAATTATAATAGCGAAAACTGTCTATTTATGAAATGATACTTGAATTTATGTATGTATAGTTTTGTATAATTAAGAAAAAAGTGAAGAGGTTGTATTATGTTAATTGATTCGTATAGAACATTATTAGAAAATGAAGGCTTCCTACCATTAGAAAATAATCATAATTGGAATACTGTAGAAGTTGATCACACTCAAAGTTTTATTAATAAAGGGTGTAAAGTAACCGACAACACAGGAATCTATATTTATATGACTACTGATGGTATTGTTCAGTATGTTGGTGAAGGAAAAATTAACTCTAGAATGAATAGACATTACTTAAAGTTAACAAAAACTACGAAAGGTAGTACTTATCCACCGAGACATGAGTTCTTCAAACAGTTGCAATGTAAAATGAATGTATTTTATAGAGAAACACCTGACATGGACAAACAAGACAGAGAAGCTATTGAAGCCATGCTTACTAAAGTTTTGCAGCCTGAATATAAAAAATGGCTATTACAGCGCAAAGCAAAACCAATTATCGAATAAAATTTTTCTTTCAATGGAGGTCAGCATGGACAAAAATAATTTTGACTTAGATAAAATTAAAGCTGCCGCAGATGAATTAGGAATTGAACTTACTGTTAATTCAGATAATCCTGGCATTCATTTTATGTCTGAAGAAGGAGAGATTTTACACAGTCTAAGTTGTGATCGATTTGAAGAGCTAGTAGAAGAGGTATTTGGATTTAAATTTAAATAAAATGTGTCTTTTAATGGGAGATGGATTGTAATTGATTAAGGAATTTGATTCAAATTTTTATAATAAATACCCTAGAGTTTACACAACAGCAGAAAGTTACGGATTTAATATTAATGACATTGATTACTTTATAAACACTATACATGAAAAATTACATTTGAATACACATTTCAAGTCAAAAGAGATGTTACAAGTGTATTTAAAAGCTTTAATAGTTAGATTAGATATGAGAAAAGATGAGTTTTGTAAATATGTATTTGAACTGTCTAAGAAACAGACCAAGCATAATGAATTAGATTTCAGGGATAAAGTAGGTGCTTATCAATCTTACATACTGTGGGCATTAATCGAAGATATAAATGATAAACGAATAAAATAGTTGTTTTATAACCTTTAAAAATGAATTAATACATAAAAATAATTATAAGGAGAGATAATATGAATGAGATTGTTCCGTATGATATAGGTGATTATTTGCAACTAAGACAGTTAGATGAGTTTATGATTGGACATAAAGGATATATAGCTGGAGGTGTATTCAAAAATATTTTTAATCATGAATCTTATAAAGATGTAGACGTATTCTTTGAAAACGAGGCGGATTATACAGTAGCAAGAAAGATGTTTTCAGATAGCAACGATTATTCATTCAAGTATCAAAATGATAAAGTAATTGCATTTATACATAATAAGCGTGGTGTTGTAGTAGAGCTAATCAAATACATGTATTCGAAACCAGTTGATCTATTACATACATTTGATTTTACTATTACTAAATTTGTCTACTTTAAAGAGATTAAAGATGAAGAGGTAGAGTGGAAAGTAGCATTTCATAATAAGTTTTTTGAGCATTTACATATGAAGAGATTAGTTATTGATAATGAAGTTAATGAGATTAGTAAGCCAGTAAATACTTTTAATCGAATGTTCCGTTATGGAAAGTATGGTTATTTCCCATGTAGAGGGACGAAGTCAAAAATAATAGACTCATTGAGAAATTTACCTGCATTCAATGATGAGGATTTGTCACTCGAACTATACAACGGGTTAGATTAAAAAATAAAACAAAATTAATATAAAAGTTAAATTTCATTCGGTATATTAGGAGGAATACATATGGAAAAAGTGAAAATTACGAGAGAACAAAAGGAAGCATTAGTACAAATCAATCTAGATTACGGTAGAAATGCATTTAGTAATTTTATGGGCGGTTGGAGAGAAACTGATCCAAATTATAAGGTGTTTAAAGATTTCACTCCCGAACAGTTTATGAAACTTACTTGTGATTGGTACGAAGTTGAAGGAGTGTTTCAAGTTGGGGATTGGGTTTGTGATACAGAATTAGAGCTAAATAAGTGTATATTTTATAAAATTGATCGTATCGACGATGAACATACTATTTTTACAAATGGTGAATGGGAATCCACAAACAATGTGAATGACTACTTTGAGAAAGTAACTGAACCGTGGAAAATCATGCTGCTTGAATTAGGTCGTGAGAAACCAGAATTTAAAGTAAATGATGTATATATCATGAGTTGTGGCACACCTTGTAGAATTAAAAACGAAAGAGGGTTCATAACAATCAAGAACGATTTGGAAGCTGGTAGAGTTATTGGTTTTCATTCAATGGAATCACGAATTGAGGTGAACGCTTGTGGAAAATAAGAAGGTATTTCATGATACTGTTTCATCTAATGGTACATATATAGGGGTTAGAGTTCCTTCTGAAACTTCACATCCAACTTTAGAAAGTATTTTCAGAATGATGAGAAAGCGAGGTTGGTTTATTCAAACAGATCAAAGAGTATTGAAGGATTATCCAACTATAGCAAAAGATTATTTTGAAGGAAGAAAAGGAGATTTGTTTTTTGAATCTCACAGATATCCAACAGGATTTGAGATTGAGTTTTACCAAGATAAAAATACAATAAATAAAAATGGTGGTAGATATGATTTTAGTAAACTAAAACTAATGCCATATTTAATTCGTTGTAGCTTTTTGGTTGAATTAAACTACATAAAAGAATTGTTATTAGATGAAGACTACATAGACAACAGTGAACCGGTTATTAAAACGTCATATGAAAAAATAATGCATCGTATCAAATCATGTTGGCACTATAAAGATGGAAAAGAGTTACCGGAATACGATTTACCAGAGTATAACTGTACTGATAAAGATGGTAAAAGGATTAGAAATGGACAAGTGAAGTACTTCCGTGATCATAAAGGACGATTACAAAAGGGCACAGTCTATCACAATATTAATAACATGTGGTGGACAATCATTAATAAATACGAGTATACAAACATAGCAGATTTCGAACTGTTTGATTTAGATAGTGAAGAGAATAGAGCAAGAAAATATATAAAACCATCTGGATTGCATAATTCCAAAGCTAGATTGAAGCCATCTGATGAACAGTATGAAGCCTGGAGAAAAGAGATTAAAAAGGGCGGTGTTATTAAAAGGATCGAACTAGCAAATGATTTTTTAAATTACTTATATGAAATTGATTGGATTACACATAAATATGAGTTTTACGTAAAAGACAATGGAAGATTAGGTATGTTTGAGTTAGAAAACAGAGTATGGGGAAACCACAAAGTATTTGATAATCCTGAACCAATAAAGTTATATTCTAAGCGATTACCTATGTCATCTACAGAAAGCGGTTGGATTGTAGGATTGAGAAATTATGTTACTTCAGGTAAGACTAGTTTATCTAACTGGTTCTGTAAAGACAGTAATGGGTATGGTTCAACAAGACATAAATGGCCAGATGTACGAGAAAAGGCATGGAGAATTACAGCTTTAGCAATCTAACAACTAATAAAACTTAGGTTTTAATTGAAATAAATTAATATGAAAAGGGGGTAATAATATGATGAAATACAGAAAGAAACCAGTAGTAGTTGAAGCTATGCAATTTGTAGACGGTAATAAAGATCGGGTTTATAACTGGGTAACTGGTAATAGATATGCTGATTTCGATAACGGTAAACCTATATTAAAAATACAAACTCTAGAGGGAATTATGATTGCTCGTTTAGGTGACTACGTTATCAAAGGTGTGAAAAATGAATTCTATCCATGTAAGCCTGATATATTTGAAGCTACATACGAATCAGTAGATTAATATAAAATTTGGTTTTTATCGAAAAATAATAAATTAATATTGGAGGAATTAATGTTGAGAAAGATTAAGTTTAGAGCATGGGAACCTTGTAATAAGAAAATGTACTATTTAGATTTGGCATTATATAAGTTTAACCCTAACAGTATAAATAGTCATAGCTTTGTATTACCGCCTGAAAGACAGGGGCTGCATAATGCATATACATCAATGAATTTAGATGCAGTAGAGGTAATGCAATATACGGGATTAAAAGACAAGAATGGTAAGGATATTTATGAAGGAGATTTATTAAAAGATGATTCAGGCATTGGTTGTGTCACATGGGTTCAGGAACATTGTGCATTCCTGATATTTGTCTCAGATCAAGCGAGATATTATTTACTAGAATCCGATGGACAATTGATTAGTTCTGAAGTTATCGGGAACGTATTTGAAAAACCAGAGTTAAAGTAAAATTACCATTTTATTTAGTAGTTAAGAGGATATATAGTATATTAGATTTATGAAAAATTAGAGTCTAAGGGGTAAAAAATGGAAAAATATTATTTGATAAGACAATTACTGTTGCAGCTACAACAACGATAATAACATTTTTATTGTTGCATTTTGTTATTGAGCCAATAAAAAGGAAAAAAGAATATAAAAAGGAGAGATTGAAAAATTTATATGCACCTTTGTATGTATTGATATCTCAGAAGATTGTAATTGGAAATCATGTGAATGAAAAGGTTAATTCCCAAAAGAAGATTGTCTTTGGAGGAAAAAGCGGATTAGAATTTACACATGACGAATACATAATGAAGTTTTTTATGGAAAAATCTTCGTATGCCAGTTTGGAATTAACTGATGAGTTTAATAAATACTACAGCAAGAAATTATTAGGGGATGTTCGAGACTTATCTGCAGAACCGATAATGATATTAGTTGTAAAAGAATACAATCAGTTAAGAAAAGACTTAAAACTAGGCTATGATAAAGCTGAATTAAAAACTGGAGAGTTGAAAATATTGAAATAAGAAATAGAGGTGTGGATTATTAATTTAATCTCACACCTTATAAAGATAAATTAATATAAAATAATGTTTTTATTTGAAGAAAAAGGAGGAATTTAAGTTGCATAAATATTTTATATCTTACGTTTTTAGTATTGGACATCCTAATCACGGATTCGGAAATATAGAGACGAAATATGGTAAAGAAATTGAATCTATGGATGATATTAATTTAATCAGTAGAAGCATTGAAAGAGATACTAGGCTTAAAGAAAACTCATTAGTTATCTTACATTATATCAAATTAAACTAATGTTACGGTTCGGTTTATGAAAATACCTAATAAGATAAAATAAAAGGATACTTTTATAAAAGGGTAAAACCAGCCAAATAATTGACTGGTTTCATGTGGGAGACTTCGTGTGAAAGAACAAAGCTTTAAACTTCTTTATTATCATAAAATATAAATTTTACTAAACTATTAACAAATTTTAAAATGTCTATTAATCTTTGAAAAAAGTTAATAAAAACAAAAATGAAAGGAGACGGTTATGGATTTGGATATTAATAAGTTAATAAACAGTGATTTTGAGATGCTCAAGAAGCTTGGGTGGTTGCTATATCATAGGGAAGATCAAAACGGTGGTTTGAATTTAGAAGAAATACATAATTTGTTGAGCATAGTAACTGTTGGAGCAATTGAAAAGGTGTATGAAAACGGCTTTAGTGATGGAATAAGTGAAGCGATAAGCGGCCATTAAAACATAGATTTTATTCATTAGTTTATAAACTGTTTTTGTATTATGTTTCCTAAAAATTATTGAGGAGGAATAATCATGGATTTAAATAAAATGGTCGTTGCTAGTTTAGCGAAAATGGAGTCTGAAGGAAAGGTACAGGAGATTGTTGAGAAGCACTTGGAAAGTTCAATTGAAAGCGCGGTAAAAGATTTATTTGGTAGTTGGAGCGATTTTTCTAAGGACTTAAAGAAAACTATGCAGGAAGAATTACAAATCAATCTTAAGGAACTTCAAATTGGATCGTATAACCATATGGTTTTAAATGCAATTAAAGAAAAATTGGATATGACAATTTCTAATACTGGAATTGAAAAGCTCAAATCTGAATTAGATGAAATGCTAGTAAGTGAGCAGAAGGAGTATAAACTTTCTGAGCTTATTGAACAGCTTAAAAATGATGCTATAGGTTATGGAGATCCAGAAGATTTTGAAGGGCAAGAGATTTCCTTCCATCATGATCCAGATAGGAAAATACTTCATTTTATATATTTTGATTCTAAAGAAGATAAAGGGCAGTATGAGTGCAAATACCGCCTAGTAATAAACCCTAAAGACGGAACACTTCAAAGTGCAGATATTGATGATAGGAAATTTGATAATCGTGTAATTATGGGTGGGCTTAATGGATTAGATGAGATGTTATTCAAAATCTATACAACTGGAGCAAAAATCATTGTAGATAGTGATTGTGTTGAAACTTATTATCCAAATCCATATGAAGATTAAATAGGGGAGGAAGAAAGATGCCATTTATAGTTCCGTTTGAAACAGAATTTTGTGGAGAAATTCGGAAGGTTTATGCTGTCAACAATGATAATCCAACTAAAACCTTTTGCAGTAATGTAACGACATCAGAAGTTTGTCCACACTGCAACGAAAGAAACTTTTTCAGATTTTATGATCATAAAAGAGAGTACGAAAAAGGAGGGTGGGCAATAGAGGTATATGATTGTAAATGTCCGTCCTGCCAGAAAAAATTTGATGTAGAAGTCGAATATGAGTTAGATATTTAACTCGTAAACAAAAGAATTATTAAGTTGCTCTAAAAAGTTTTTGAAATAAAAAAAGACGAGTTTTCTCGTCTCTAATCTTTGAGTTTATCGAGCTTTTCAGAAATAGTTCTAAGAAGTTCATTTCGTTCCTTTTGTATTTTGAAATATTTTATTACAAACCAAATTACGAAAACAATCGGAACTATATAATATAGCAAAGTTGTAAATGTAAGCAGATTAACCCAACCAGAAGTTTCTACCATAATTAAGCCTCCTTTTTTATATAAATATACCATTTCATGTTGTAATTGAGGCTTAATTTTATGAAAAGGTACAATTTTTAGTTAATTCGAATTAAGAAAGATTAGGAAACACAAGGTTGATTTAGTCATCTAAAAGAAAAATCCCTTCAAACTGAAGAGGTCAACTTTTCTTTTCTTTTTCTAATAATTCAATTACTTTATCGAGTTTTTCTTCTACCGACTTTGAATTACTGGACTGATTTTTTAGGGAAAATACAAATTTAATAACACGATAAACACCATAGAACATTGCTAAATTGATAACAAACAGAATTAGTTGGGCTATCATATCACCATAATTAAAGTTCATAGTAATTCTCCTGTTTTGGATTATTATACCATATTCAGTTGGCCGAATGAATTTATGAAACACAAGGCGATTATGTAGTTGAAAAATATTTATAAATCAAAGAAATGATGTAAGCAAAAAATTAGAGTGTAAAAAAGAATAAGAAATAAGAACTCTTTAAGAACTCCTATTAAAGATAGTTTATTTCTGGTTAGATTTAAAATAAATATACATGCTCCCATTAAATAGAACCAAAGAACCGATGGAAAAAAAAGGTTTAGAGAAGCTAGTAAAATTACCAAAATAATATTTATTGTATTCGTTTTTTTAGAACTCTGATTTGGTTGAGTGGCGGTAGTCATAAGTTATTCTCCTTTTCTTGAATTAGAATAACTTACATTTACTAAATACTCAATAAATTATATGGAAACAAAAGGCTGAATTAGTTCGTGAAAAAATCACCCTCAACAAATACAAGAGGGTGATTTAAAGAAAATTTTATTCTTTGTTTTGAGTTTGCATATGAAGTGGTGGTGGAACTAACCAACCTTTTTCTTTCAAAATTTGTAATAATGCTGCTCCATCTTTTAAACTTTTTGCACTTTGTTGAATGAGCATTAAAGCAATATCTTCTCGGATACATTGACTAATAAGGGCACTCATAGCAGTTAATCCAGTAGCAATATCTCGAGCTATAGCATATGCAATTTGAGCATCCTGAAATCTTGCTCCTACGGGTATCTGCTCAATGTCTACTTCTGGTCTTTCAGCAGGAGTAGGTGGAACTGCAACATCGTTTGCAACTAATAGTTGTTCAAGTTCTTTAATAGAAGGTTTGATACTTGAAGTTATTACATCCTTAATAAATTGTTTTAGATCTTTATCACCAGTGTGATTACAATAGACATGGTATCCGTCTAATGAAGCTTTTGCTACTGATAATTGTGTATATATACCATATACCTCACCATAGTGCATTGGTTCGTTTTGAGGATTACCACTTAGAATACCCATTTGTACACTCTCCTTGATATTAAAAAATTTGAATCTTACAGGTGTTAGTATGTGTACATTTTTGAAAAATATATACTGAATTACAAAAAATGATTTATCTTATAAAAAAAGATGCTCCTTTAGATAAAAGAAGCATCAAATGGAGAGCGCCAATGCGCGAATTATCCTATTTAGTATAAGTGATTAGTTGAATCAGCTAGCAAATGTGATAAATAGGATTGATTTTATTGTTCTCTAAGTAATAAAAAATATGTGTTAGAAAACAAAAAATCCAGCAGAGGTGAAGATGCTGGATAAAAGGCTAACCGTTCATTATCTATTGTTTTTTCAAGGAGGGAATATGTCAAACAGAAAAACAAGGTTGCAAGGAATGTTTTTTATGAATACCACAATATAAGGTTATGTATAAAACAAAAAACGGTGCTTATCTAATTTAAATATTCTTATTTTAGCATTTTGAAAATCCAAATAAATAATATTAAACCAAATAATATAATTAACAAATATGTAATACCTGAAGATGTAATCAATGAAATATCACCAACCGTTTTTACTTATATGATTAGTGTGATTGAGAATTTTATACAAGTTTTGTTTTTTTAATTCATAAAGAGCAAAGGAAACAAAAGAGTAATTATGTAGTGCTAGATAAAGAAACAGAAAAAGAGGACGTTTTAAACACCAACCTTAAGTTCGTTTGGCCTACATGATAGCCAAGTTGGTTTCAACATCCTCACTAAATATTTATGGTCAATAGCTGTAAAGTTTAGTCATCTGGGATAAAAAATAAGATCAACTATTTCGGAGTCTTATCCAAATTCTTATTAAGTTTAATTACTTCTTCAGTAAGAATATTTAATTGATCAAGAATTAAAAGGAGTAAACCACATACAAGGCCAACTAAAGCGCCCAGTTTTTCAGCTAATATAAAGCCTAGTATTATACATGGTAAAAAATATAAAAGAATTCTCAATTGATACACCACTTCCTTATCATACGATTTTAAGAGGATTGGGTATTTGGGATAGAATTCCTTGTTACTACATATTAAATATTAATTAATATTGTTATAAATAGAGGTTAATATTTCTATTCTTCTCTAACATGAGGTTGTAACATATAACCTACTTTAGCATTGCATTCTGGACATAGTGGGTCATCATTTATATATGTTGTATCTTCAAATTTTACTTTATTGTCGCATATTTCACATCTAATATATTTGCTCATCGGTATTTCTCCTTTTGAGTTTTTTTATATCTATATTAAAGATATTAAAAGTTTATTCATTGAAAACTGTAAAGAAGAAATAACTTGATACAGTAAGTATTTCGGAAACAGTAAAAGAACTTACTATAAAATCATTCTTTTATTAGAGGTGCTAGAAAATGAGATATATCGTAGAAGCAAGTGATATAAAGAAGTTTAAGTTTTGTCCATATTGTGGAAGCAATTTAATTTCGGTAAATGACGGAGATTATAACGGACAGACGGAATGTACGAAATGTGAAGAAGAATTAGAGTTTCTTATTCTTGAGGAATATAGAGAGCGTTATCCTGCACGGTTTGAAACGATGATTAGGAGGTAACTAGTGTGGCTGATATTATGATGTGCGGTAACGATAAATGCGAACAGAAAGAAGGTTGTTTGCGATATATTGCAATTCCAAATAAATACGGTCAATCTTATTTAGCTGATCCAGTTGAAAATTGTGAGGAGAATGATTGGATTTTATTTGTTGAAGCAAATTAATGAAAAAAGTTAGGAGGTTGAGATTTTGTTAGATGTTAATAGATATAAACCAAAAGTTAAAAATGAATCTGATAAATATTCATGGAATTTGTATAGATTTTTAAACAAACAAGTAAGACAAAGAGATATTGGAAAATACGTAAAGAAGCAAATTAAAATATATTGGCTAACTCATTCTAGATGGGATGGAAGGTATCTTGAGTTTGAACCTGATAATTTAAGATTGGATCAATTGCTTATAAGTCCATTCGGTGGGAGAGTTGGGTATTCACTTTCTGAGATACTTGCTAAAGGATATGGGACAGAATGGTCTTTTCCGTGGAAAGATGATGAATTAATTGATATTACCGATTGGTTTTTCAGTACATATGAGCGTGATGGAAGATGTATTTTTGATAGAGGACATAATGGATGGATGCTAGGCACAGACAAGAGATTTACTTATGTAAACAATACAAGAAAGTGTAATTGTTGTGGTCAGTGGCATGAGAAGGAAATTAGGAAAGTGCAGACTATTGAAAGAAAAGTTTATTGGGTGTGATAGTTTTATAGAAATGAGGTGTTTATAATGAAAAAACTAATTCTAACATTAACATTATTAGCATTTCTTACAGGATGTTCTGATGAAAGTAAGAAGAAAGAACCTATTAAGAAATTACCAAATGCTGAAGTATTTCATGATAGTGCATTTAAATTTTCAGGAAATTTAGTGGTTAACAATGGTAAGCAAATCCTAGAGTTAAACTACGATGCCGGGAAGTTTGATTTTGAAAAAGGTAAAAACTACGATATTTATTATCAAGGAAATGATCTTAAAGCTGCTAAAAAAGTAAAATAAATTAAAATGTAATGTTTTTGTTTAGTGAAGTGAACTTGCTCATACATTTACTGATATGAAATGACGATTTTAATGTGACAATTTTAGTACATATAGTCATTCTAAAGGAACATAAGGAACTTTAGAGGAATTTAAAGACAACATGAACATTGTTAGAATTAAATCCTAGTGATAGACTCTTGGTATATTTTATTAAGAGGTGGTAAACAATGGATTTTTATTCAATCATTGCAACAAAAGATGGCTTTTATGACTTAGTTGAGAATCAATTTGCTATCGATAGGACATTGCGTAGTCAAACTCTAGTAAAACGGTATAAATCTAAATCGGGAGCTAAAAAAGCATTAGAGCGTTATGAACGAGAAAAAAGATGGAAAGATGCAGAAGAGTACGTTGCAAATTTAGATTTATCTAAGTTTAAGCTGCTACCTTCTGTAAAACCAAGTCTTTTTCACGGACATACGGTGAGAAAAAATGTTAAAGACTATATTTGGTCGAGAAAAGTACGTCCTGTTGTGTTAGAAAGAGGAGGAAAAACCTGTTCTGTTTGCGGGTGGATACCAAAGAGTGAAGAGGAAATAAGGAATCTCCATTTACACGAGGTAGAAGAGTATGATTTTCATAATAGGGTGTGTCATTTAAAAGAAATTGAACTTATTTGTGCAAAATGCCATGCATTTCATCACATAGCTCGAACTAGGTCATATTCTACGAAAGAACAGTGGGAAGACTTACTCAATCATTTTATACAAGTAAATGGATGTGATCCTAAAATAGCGGATTGTTGGAATGAATTTTTGATGAGCATAAGGCTTCACCGGTTAGAAGATGATAAAGATAGAGATTATTCTAAAGATTCACCATCTCTTCAAGAACAAATGAAGAAAATGGTACGTTATACTGTTAGTCCTCATATTCCCTTTGCGAATGAAATGATGGATAAGTTAGAAAAACAAGGGCTGCTTTACTATCCTGAATGTCAATAAAAGCAACATTCAGTAGAACATAGAAGAAAAGGATCAGCTATTCTTTTCTTCTATAAAATAAATATTTAAATGGAGATGATTAAATGATTGTGCAATTAAAAGATACAGATGGGAACATTGTAAATGAAAAGAATATTGTTTTAAAGGAAGGTGATACACTAATAGTCAAATATGATCAAAATATCCCAACTTCAACTGCTGTTAGAATATATGATAACATTACGAAATCATTGGAAGATAATAAAAAGGTGATTGCTATACCTGATATGATATTCATAGCCAACGTATGTAGTACGAGCTGTATTAATTATTGAAGCAACTTCTTCTTGAGTTAAACCATGTATCTCTCTTAACTCTTGTAATCTTTTAATTAGCAATTTATGCACCATCCCTAACATACACTAATACTATTTCTATATTATAGGAGTAAATAATTGCTAATTGTTTCTATGTTGCAAAACTCGACTTTGTTGTTCGGAAAATTGACATGTAGTAATCAAATAATAAACACCTAAACCTAAAGGAGATAGGCAACCATGCTTGATGATTTAAAAGATGAGGATAAGTTAGAGCATATTAATGCATTAATTGTTGCAGAGAATGTTGAAGGGTTTGTAGCATACTATAATGAAAGATACATAATTGTTGATCCTTTTACTACAGATTACACAGAAGATGAAGATTGCCCAGAGTTTAAAAGTAATATGATGTTAGAAGGTATTTGGTTTGATGACGAAACTTTGTTAGTGTATCATGCTGCTAATATTTAAGATAAGAAAGAATACTAAATATCCAAATCAATTGGGTATTTAAAATAAAAGTTAAATAAATTAAAATTTATAGTTGATTTTTCGAAAAGGCATGTATATAATAAGAATTAAGGAAGAACATTCCAATGAAATTTGAAAGGTGGTGAGATAGTGAAGGTTAACGGTATCAAGATTTATAAAGTTTCACCAGATGTGATTACATACTATAAACAGAATGTAAAAGGCAATAAAGATTTAAACGATCATGAAATTACTTTGAAGATTACTAGAAACATTCTAATTGCTCATAAAGTAAATAAAAATATACTGACAGGTAAAGCAACATATATTTATGGTAACTTACTTATTAGGTGCAAATGGAATAAAGTGATCGAAGTAAACAACAGTCCTGAGAATAGCATATCAACATGGAAGCTTAGTAAGAAGAAATACATAGAATTAAACAAGATGCTTGGCATTAAAGATTGTAAGTTTACTAGAAGCATTAAGAGTAAAAAAGTTGTATAGTTAGTAAAAAGTTAATTAACGTAAAGTTATTAAAATGAAATTTAAGTTTTATTGGAACACAAATACTAATTAAAATTAAAGGGGAACTGCTATATATGACAAGATTATATAATTCATTCGATTTTACTGGGAACATTTCAATTCCAAAAGGAGAACGTTTCTATAAGCAAGAAACATTTGAACCTAGTGGATGGTATAAAGAGACAATTAACTTTGCTGTACAGGAGTCCAAAACTAACAGTGCATTTGTAAAATTAGATGGTGGATTTTCAAAGAAGAAGCAAAACGTTGTCAAATCTTTCAGTAAAGGTACAGAAAACGAAAGTGGATCAAGCATTGAAATTCCATGGGCAGATAGAAATAAAGAAGAAACTTTAGATATTGTTGCTGATTTTAAGAAAGTAGTTGTTGATCTTACTACTGACCAAGAAGTAAAAGATAAGATCAATCAATTAAGATATGAAGTCCGCAATATTGAATATCAAGATGAAAAATCAGAAACAGACTTGGTTAAACTTAAAGAATTGAAAACAAAACTTAAAGAAATTGCAATTGATAGACATGAATTTGTTCACCCTTATGATGCTGTAGTTTTCCTTTCTACTAATCTAGAAGTACATAAAAATCGTAAATTTAGAATAACTGGTGATATTTCAATCAGTCATTCAAAAGGTAAATTTTATAGAGACTTTGTACCAACTATGATAGAAATCGTTTCTGATGAAGAAAAATCAAAACTTCGTGCAACCATGGATGTTTATTTTACTCAAGAATCACTTGATGATGTTGACTTTGAAGAAAGTAAAAAAGTGTTAATCAACGGGTATATCCAAAGTTATGATAGTGGGCACAAGAAAGACAAGTTCTTCCCAACTCAATTTGTTATTAATGCGTCAAAATTGGATTTCGAAAATGAGTCACATGTGAAACGCTTTGAGTTTCTTAAAAAGAAATTTGATGTTGAAGATGGTGTTTATCATCAACAGTGGGAAGTTGCTGTATTCCGAGGAGCTGATGAGGAAGAATTTACAGAAGAACATCTAACTGATTCTCAAAAAGAAGCTATTGAATTTGGATACAACAAGTTGGAAGACTTCAAACCAAAAGGCGGAGTATTAGGAGAAACAGTTATTGAAAACCGTTTAGTTAAACCTAATTTACAAAAAGTAAATGGACATGATTTCACTAATGGGGCTGTAATAACTCCTTTCGAAGAAGAACATTTAATCTATGTTGCTCCAGTTATTAATAAGAAAGTTGAAGCACCGAAAGAGGAACTGGTTGTTACTGAAAACGAAAAGCCAGAAGAAGTTGAATTAGACGATCTATTTGGTTGATATTGAGGTGATAACTCAGCTATCTAATATATTTATATACATAATAAATTTAAAATAAAAGGGGATTAAATATTTATGGCTAGAAAATTCGGGAAAAAGAACAAAATTAAAGTAGATCCATTAGCATACAACATTGGTTTAATTGGGGAATCCGGTATTGGTAAAACTACACTTGCTAAAGATGTATGTGAAACTTTGGTTGGTGAAGATGGTTATCTAATTCTGAATATTGGAAAAGAAGATGGAGTAGATGCTATTCCTGATGCAATTTATGAAAATGCTCCTGATTGGAAAACATTTAACGCCATTGTTACTGACATTGTTAAGAATAAGAACACTGACTATAAAGATTTGAAAGTAATCGTGTATGACACTATGGATGAATTGTTTAGAATTACTGAACCAGAGGTTGTTAGATTACATAATGTAGAAAATCCAGACAAACAAGTGAAAACAATTAAAGCAGCATTTGGAGGTTTTCAAGCTGGTGAAGATAAAGCTATTGAGATAATTCTTGATCGAATTTGGTCATTGAAGAAAGTTGGTGTATCAATGTTTTACATTGGTCATACCAAAAAGAGAACACTTACAGATGCAGTTACAGGTATTGAATACGACATGTTAACAACAAATATGTTGGCTAAATACTTTAACGCAATTAAAACAAAACTACATGTTCTAGGAGTAGCTTCGGTTAATAGAAAAATTGAAACTAAAATGGTGAAACAAAAAGTCGGAAAAGACAAACAAGTTGGTTCAATAGTTGATGAATCTCGTATCATCACTTTCCGTGACGATAACTTTAACATTGATTCAAAATCTAGATTTACAGAAATCATTCCACAAATTCCATTGGATTATAATGCATTTATAAATGCCGTTAATGATGCAATTAAAGTAGCTCATGCTAAACAAAAAACCAATACCAACTCAATCGAAGAGGATCGAGCAGAGCAAGAAGTGGAAAAGGAAAAAGAAATTGACGAAGCTGTAGAAACCAATCAACTGACATTAGTGGATGTAGAAGAAAATGTTGAACTATCTGAACAAATTAGACTTAAACTACCAGAAGCTTCTGCTGAAGTAAAGGTAGAAATTAAAGAGACATTGGCTAAATATAAAGTTAAATCTTTGGGTGATACTGAAGGAACTCCAACAATCGTATTCCGAGAGATTGCAACTTTGTTAGGATAATTTCATAGAGGGGAATAGTTTTCCCCTCTTATGTTTACAAAGGGGAGTAATTATGGCTAGAAAGTGTATATGTAAAGTATGTAAGGCACAAGGTGATACTGATACTTTTTATAAAGTTAGAGAAGGAAATGTTAATAAATATTACTGTAACAAAGAAGAATATGAACATAATTTTAAATTAAAACAACAAAGAAAAGTATTAATGGAATATGTCGCAATTGATGTTCTTGGTTATGAAGAAGGTCAAATAGTAAATCCAGTCATGGTTAGAAAGATCAATGAATTGAATAAGTTTTATGATTTCGAAGTGATTCTTGAAACATTTAAACAATGCAAAGAAAATATACACTATTGGATTAATAACAAGAACTTTGCTAATGAATTTGGAATGGTTAGTTACATAATGAAAATTGTTGAAGGAAGCATAAATGATGTTCACGCTAAATGGAAACATTTGAAATCAGTGAAAGCTAAACAGGATGTAAACAACTTGGATGTAAACATTCTCAATGACATTGAAGAAGTGAAAGTAAGTCAAAAGAAGAAAGAGGATATTTTATCGTTCTTAGATGAGGAGGATGTGTAATTGCAACCATTAGATAAATACCCTTCTCCATTAATTGAAAACAGAGAAATGATAGAGTGTAATTTTATATTTTCACTATGGAGAAACCCCGAATTGTATGGTGATTATGAAAAAGAGATACAGGCTGATAGAGATTTAATTACCGAGGATGGTAAGTTTTATTATTCATTGGGTTATGAGATGAAAAAACTCGGTTATAAAAGTTTTGATGATGCTAGTATTTATAGTTACATTGAAGGTAAAGATACACTTAAAAATGGATTTGCAAGACGTGGTGGTTACAAATCCGTTGATGACATAAAGAAAATACTTAACGAAGAAAACGTTGAAACATACTATGATGAATTAGTTAAAAACAACATGATGATAAAACTACATGACAAAGGTTTCAACGTAGTTAATGAGATTAATAAGTTTAATAAAATGAATAGTTCTCAACTCTATAATTACTTTGAATATCAATTAGATAATGTCTTTCTTGGAAGGGGAGCAGGAGTAAAGATAGAAGATTTGGAACTTGATGATGAATTTATAGCATCGTGTGATATTGGTGAGGAAATGGGGTTGAGTTACGCAAGTGCAGCACCATTGCTTAACTTTCATACATTGGGGTTACATAAAGCAAACGTACAAATATTTGCCGGATTCAGTGGCACAGGTAAAACAAGTTTCTGTATTAGCACATATATCATGTCAATTCTTGATCAAGGTGAAAAGATCACTATTATTGCAAATGAGATGAACAAGAAGGCATGGCAACATATCTTTATGGCAACTATTTTAAGTCACAAAGTAAATTACTTTGGATTACCTAGAAAGAAGCAAAAGATGGGTAATTTCAATGAAGATCAAAAATTACATATTAAAGCTGCTCAAGATTATTACAACAAGCATTACAAAGGAAGAATTAAATTTGCTAAGATATATGATTACAGTATAGATGATGTAAAGAAAATCATGCGTAAAATGGCTAAACAAGGTTTTGGTTTCATGTTATACGATACATTTAAGGCTGAAGATTCCTCAGCAGCAAATGTAACTGGTGAACTAATTGAAGCTTCAAAACAATTATTACAAGTAGCTGAAAAAGAAGACATTGGAATTATCATCACAATGCAGTTAGCAATTTATATGGAAAATACACGATACCTAACAGCAGCTACTTTATCAGGTGCTAAGGCTGTAAAAGAAGTAGTATCGGAACTGATATTAACTAGGCCATTATGGGATGATGAATTCCCAGGAGGTAAGTATGACATTAAGCCTTATAAATTTAAAAAAGATAGCCAAGGTAAATTTACAAAAATTAAAGAAGACATTCCTCTTGATCTAGATAAAAAATATAGATTGGTATTTTTAGATAAGACTAGAAATGATGAAGGGGAAATTGTTCTATTGTATAGATTTGATGGAGCATGGAATAAATGGACTGAGTTAGGATATTGTTCACCAAAACATCAAAACAGAGGTTCATGATATGGATGTATATGGACTCAAGAATCACATTATTAGCAACTCAGAATTAATTGAATTAGTACTTGAAAAAACAGGTTTTCATAATATTGATGATTCATTTGGTAGAGGAAAAGAGTATAGATGTGCTAGAAAGGCAGGGAGAAATCCTACATCAGTAAAAGTTAACAAGCAAACATTGGGAGCTACGTGTTTTTCTACAAATTTAAAAGGAGATTTAATTACTCTCGTTCAATCAAAGTTAATGATTTCTTTTCCACAAGCTATCAAAAAAATATCAGAAATAGTTGATTATAAGTTTAATATAACTGAAGACACCTATGTACCATTTGGAGGCTATTATAAAAACATAGCAAGATTGAAGAATAATCTTGAAGTTGTTGATATTGAAGTTTATTCTGACGACATTCTAGATCAATTTCAAATCATGCCTAATTTATTGTTTTATGAAGATGGAATTCTTCCTGAAGTACAAATTAAATACAAAATAGGCTATGACAGTGTAAGTGGAAGGATAGCAGTTCCATGGTATTCATTTGATGGACAAATATGTGGAATCATGGGAAGGATAAACAGACGAGAGGTTAGAGATGATGAAACCAAGTGGTTTCCAATTCTCCCTTTTCCGAAATCCAAGACACTTTATGGGTTTGTAGAAAATTACAATTCAATTCAAGAAAAAAGTGCAATCATGATTGGTGAGAGTGAGAAACATAGTTTACAACTTTCTTCAAAAGGATTGAACATTGGAGTATCGCTAGGTGGTAGCTTTCTAAGTGAAATTCAATCTAATAATATTAAATCACTTTTCCCTAAGAAGATTTTCGTAATGATGGATGAAGGTTTGAATGAAGAACATAGTAGAGAAATAGCCAAACAACTAAAAGTAGAAAGATATTATAAAAACAAAGTGTACTATGTCTATGATAAAAATAACATTTACTTACCTAAAGGGAGTAAAATGGCTCCAGCAGATCTAGATAAAAACAGCCTTAGTATGCTGATTAAAAATTGTTCAATTGAAGTATAAGGGGTGATGTTTTGAAGGAAAGATTACAAGAATTGAAAGATCAGGGGAAAACAGTTTATTCATTTTCCCGTCTAGGAACAATGAATAATTGTGAATATGAATATTATAATACATACATGTTGAAGAATAGAGGAATTGAAAACATATACACTGTCATGGGTTCTTCAATACATGATGGCACTGAGTCGCTATATAAGGGTGAGATGAATCCAAAAGATTTCAAAGAAAGTGTTGAAAATAAATTAATAGAAAGTGAACTATTAGGAATAACATTCCCAAGTGATAAAATCGGTGATAGTTGGAAAGCTGACGTAAATCATTTTCTAGCAAACTTTAAAAAGATTGATAAGAAGGCTGTATTAGAAAAATTAATTGTATTTGAGGTTTCCGATGGTATCTATTTTCAAGGATATGTTGATGCAATCATGCCCAGTGATAAAGGTAAGCCTTATATAGATGTAGTTGACTGGAAAACATCAAGTAAATTCACTGGGAAGAAGTTGACTGAAGCAGGAAGACAATTGCTTCTATACAACATTGGATTAGATCAAGTTACAAATGTAAAAGTAGATAAAGTTGTATGGTTTATGATTAAATACGTATACGTTTGTAGTCAGGGTAAGAAAGCAGTTAAAAAGAAAATGTGTAACAGAGGTAAATGGGTTAAAGAAATTAGGAATCAACTTCATAAATTACTAGAAAAGTCAGGTGTGGAAGATTTTGAAGTAGAAATTTTACTTGATAAAGCGGTTGAAGATAATAACTTATCCTGTTTACCAAAAGAAATTCAAGAACAATATTGGTTAGAAGACTGTATGGTAGAGTATGACATTACTGATGAAAAAATTAATGAAGTTAAAGAGTATGTCGTGGATACAGTGCAAAAGATTGAAAATAAGAATCCTTCTGATGAATCTGAATGGAAACCAAAGAAGATTGATAAGTATGATTCATTTTACTGTAGCGTTTTATGCGGTCATCGAAAAACTTGCAGATTCTATAAAGAATTTTTGGATAATAATTCAAATGATTTCACTAAAAAGAAGAAAGATGATGATTTTGACTTATTCGGATGAGAGGTGAGAAATTGAGGAAAGTATTTTATGACTTTGAGGTTTTTAGTAAAAGCATTGATCCGGTTACAGGAAGAAGTTTTTGGCTAGTTGTTCTAATTGATTATGATTCACAAAAAGGAAAAGTGATTATCAATGATGTTAATGAATTAAAGAAATATTATAATTATTTCAAAAATGATGTTTTCATCGGTTACAACAGTAGAATGTACGATCAATACATATTCAAAGGATTATTATTAGGGATGGACGCTGGATACATAAACGATAAATTAATTAATGAAGGCAGAAAAGGCCATGAAGTTGTGAGGGATGCATTTAAAATTCCATTTAATAATTTTGATGTTACAACTGGATTCCATAGCTTGAAACAGCTTGAAGCTTTCATGGGTAGTAGAATCAAGGAATCTTCTGTTCCTTTTGATATTGAAAGACCTTTAACAAAAAATGAGATTAAAGAAACCGTTGATTATTGTATACATGATGTTAAAGAAACAATTAATGTTTTTGATAATCGAATAGAGGAATTTGAAAGTCAATTAGCTTTAATAGAAGCATTTGATTTAGATATGAAGCAATTTAATAAAACTAAAGCTCAACTTTCAGCATTTATTATTGGAGCAGAAAAGAAGCCGGATAGAAAAGATGAATTTAATTTATGTTTTCCAGATACATTACAAGTAGAAAAATATAAAGATATTGTTGAATGGTATAAGAATCCAGAAAATATGGATTATAAGCAAAAACTAAAAGTTGAAGTAGCTGGTGTTCCACATATCTTTGCTTGGGGTGGTATTCATGGAGCCATTCCAAAATATAAAGATGAAGGAATTATATTATGTGCGGATGTGGCTTCGCTTTATCCGAGCTTAATGATTGAATATGGATACATAAGTAGAAACGTAAGAGAACCTTCAAAATTTAAAGAGATACGTGATAAGCGATTGGAATTAAAGAAACAAAAAGATCCTAGACAATTGCCAATGAAAATCGTTATAAATGCAAACTATGGTGCAATGAAAGATAAGTTTAATCCATTATATGATCCATTAATGAGTAATAATGTGTGTCTAGCTGGACAATTGTTATTACTAGATTTGATTGAAAAATTAGAACCATATTGCAAGCTGGTACAATCCAATACAGACGGTGTGTTTTTAAAAGTTGAGAAAGAATCTGATATAAAAATTATTAAAGAAGTTGCTGCTGAATGGGAACATAGAACACGTTTGGATTTAGAATGGGAAGTATTCAATAAGATTTATCAAAAGGATGTTAATAACTACATAATTATTGATGAAAACGGAAAGTACAAATCAAAAGGAGCTTATGTAAAAAAGTTAACCAACTTAGATTATGACTTGCCAATTGTCAACAAAGCTTTGATTAATTATTTTACTAAAGATATCCCATTAGAACAAACGATTAATGAATGTGATGAATTACGTGAATTTCAGAAAGTAGTAAAGATTTCTTCTAAATATGAGTATGGAACTCATGGAGATGAAAAAGTAAAAGAGAAAGTACTTCGTGTATTTGCTGATAATAGAGATACTTCTCAAGGAGTATTTAAGCATAAATGGAAGACTAATAAAGAAGGAGAAACTAATTTAGTAGCTGAGAAGATTGGTAATACTCCAGAAAAATGCTTTATTGATAATGGAGATATCCAGGGGAAATTAATACCAGATTATTTAGATAAACAGTATTATATTGATCTTGCTCAAAAGAGACTAAATGACTTCTTAGGCATTAAAGCACCTAGAAAGAAGAAAGTTAAAGAAAAAACAGACGTCAAATAAAAGAATAGTTTTATTGTAAAAATAGGCTCTGAAAAGCCTTATATATCAACGTTTCTGGGAGGTGAATTTATGAAAATAATCACAAAAGACAATTTTTGTAGAGATTTATTCACTGAAACTGTTATTGCTGAAAATGTAAACAAATACATTGGAGAAGAAATGGTAAAGCTATGGAACGATAAGTTTTGGAGTAGTCAATCTGATTACTATCTAGCATTAGTCGAAGATGATTATGAATTATATGACGGTTATGCTGATTTAGTTTGATAGAGTAGTAACTTAAAAACAATACTGGAGGTGATTATTATTAAAATCAAATTACAAGATAGACAAGACATTACTAAACACTTACGTCATCAAGGGTTTACTCGTAGAGATATTGAAAGTAGAATGAATCCATTATTAGGAGTTTAATTGATAGAAAGAATATACGAGGAGTGTGATGAGAGCCTAAATCAATAGGCTTATATGAGGAAATCAGTAAAAGTAATTACAGCAGCAGTATTAACAGTTGGAATATCGACTACAGGTGGATTCCAAGTATATAAAAATTTTGAAGAATTGAAAGAAGAAAATCGTCAGTTACATAACGAAGTAGTTTTAAAGAATGAAGTAATACATAAACAAAAATACAGTATTAAGCAATTGAACACTAAAAATACATCTCTGCAAACACAGTTAAAAGTAAAACAGTCAGTTATAGATAAATTAACTAAAAATATTAATGAAAAAGATCGAAGTATAAATTCATTGAAGATGCAATTAGAAAAAGCTAAGAAAAGGAATGATTCACCCAGGAATCAGATGAGCAGTAATGGAAAATCATTAAAAACAATGACTATGGAGTTATCATTCTATACAAACCACCCTTCAGAAAATGGAACATACGGGGGAAAAGTTGTTACTAAAAGTGGATATGATATTTCCAATACAATTAAGTATCAAGGAATGGGTATTGTAGCGAGTTCTAACTCAGAGCTACCATTATATTCAATTATTGAAATTAAAGATTTAGGAAAATTTATTGTGTTAGATAGTGGATCAGCCATTTCTTCAGGAAAATTAGATGTCTTAGTTGGTAGTAAAGAAGAAGCTAAAAGAAAAGGAAGATATACGACTACAGTCAATATTTTGAGAATCGGAAAAGGGTGATTAGATGCATGATTGGTTGTATGGTATAGGTGAATGGGTTGTAATCAATGAAAATGTCAGATTAGGTTCACCTTCTGATGTTGGCAGACTTGCATATATAAAAGAGTTATTGACTGATAAGTACTACAATTATCGTGTTTGTACATATAAAAATACCGAAATAAATGTAAGAGAATCAGAGCTAAATCCAATACCTAAAGATAAATTGGACTATTATTTGAAAGTTAGTAAGTGGAAAAAGGTTAAACCTAAACAGTACAACGATGAATGTAAAATAGTGAAATTAGATTTTTTAAGTGAAAAAGCATATTTAGAAAATAGATGGGGATTGAAGTATACACTAGCCTTTAAAGAAATAGAAGAAATCAAAGGGGATGGAGAAATGGAAAGTAAAGTTGTAGATAACGTAACTAATCCAAAAGAGTTAAGTAACAAGGAATTACATAAGAATTTACTCAATGAAATTCATGATACATATGTAAAAAAGAATGCTGATTATGGAAATTCATTTGAAGAACAGTACAAAGAATACGGTTTACTAAGTGCTTTAATTCGTTTTGATGATAAGATTAAACGTTTAAAACAACTAAACAAGCATGACGCACAAGTAAAAGATGAAAGTATTAGAGATAGTGCTCTTGATCTTGCTAACTATGCGATTATGACAGTTATGGAATTAGATAAAACTAAATTAATATAAAAGGAGAGAATATATGAGATATATAAGTTATTTCTTTGCTGGATGGTTTCTATTGTACGGAATGTTGATGGCTTTCTCAGTTGTACCTATTGATAAATTCTTTATTGGATGCATGTCTGTAATTTGCTGCTTAAGTTTTATTGATGATTCCAAAATTAATTTAAAGGGGAAATTTTAATGACTAAGTTAGAAGATTTAATGAATCAATTTTATTATACAGGAAAGCTATCAATAGACGAGCAAATTGATATTAATAATGGTTTACCAAAAGATGATTGTATAAACGAATATGAGAAGTTCTTCCGTTGGTTGAATACGCAATTGTAAGGAAATAAAATGGAGAGTTTATTGGGACATCTAATGCATGAATTAATATAAAATATAGGTTTTATTTGAAAAGGAGATTGATAGTTTGAAAGATTTTTTAGGAAGCTTACAGTTAAATAGAATTTATCAGATGGATTGTAAAGAAGGAATGAGTTTAATTCCAGATCAAACAGTAGATTTATTACTTACTGACCCACCATACAATGTTTCACAAAAGTCTAATTTTCACACTATGGGTAGACAAGGTGTAGACTTCGGTGAATGGGATAAAGAATTTAATCAACAAGATTGGTTAGAGATTGCATGTTCTAAAGTGAAAAAAGGTGGAAGCGTAGTCATATTCAATGATTATAAGAATATTGGCGAAATGAAAGAAGTTCTTGAGAAAAACGGATTTGTTATTAAAGAAATGCTATTATGGAAAAAGTCTAATCCAATGCCAAGAAATAGAGATAGACTGTATGTGACATCAATCGAAATGGCTTTGTGGGCAGTTAAAGGTAAAGGTTGGACATTTAATAGGCAAAGAGATACATACGAAAATGCAATATTTGAAACACCAATCGTAAATCATAAGAAAAGAATACATACTACTCAAAAACCTGTAGAAGTTATATCTGAATTGGTAAAAATACACAGTAATGAAAATGACGTTGTTTTAGATTGTTTCATGGGAAGTGCTACTACTGCTGTAGCTTGTGAAATACATAATCGAAAGTGGTTGGGCTTTGAGTTAGAGAAAAAATACATAGAATTAGCGAATAAACGATTGGATAGTATTGATTTGCAGATGGATATAAGTAAATTATGATTTTTTAATCCTTTGTTCAAAACAACATTTTAATAAGGATGGAAATGTAATACATTGTGTTGGTACAATAGACATATAATTTATTTAGGGAGATACTAATATGTCTATTAGGATATTGCATTGTGGAAAATCTTTAGAAAATTTTAATAAGTGCATAAAGGAGAAAGTAGTTGGATTTACTAAGAGGGCTGCACATGAAGGTGATTTAATTTACATAGCTGTTAAATATGAGGGTAGTACATATTGTAGTGCCAGAGCAGTTGTATCTGAACCAACAGATTATAAACCTTGGGAAGATGCTGATCTATATAATCAAGTATTTACATTAAAAGATATCGAGTATTGCAATCCACTAGATATAAGCTTTTTATCCAGTGTTGGTGGAAAATATTGGGGTATAAAGTATACACAAGGTGCAAAAGCAATAAAAGATATTACAGCAACAAATTTACTTGATGAAGAATTTATGAAAAACAAAGTAAATAGCTTTATTGAGTTTGTTAGCAATGAAACTGAATCACAGGAAATGAATGCTGAAGAAGTCATTGATGTTGATATTAAAAGTGAAGAAAAAGATGAAGTAGATATAATGGGTACTTTTTTAACTATTAAATTTCATAGTGAACAGCATAAATCAAGAGGATTAGAAACATTAGTAAATAAAAATTTTTACAACTTGTTTGAAGAATATAAGAAATCTAACACAATATTGATAACTGATAATAGAAAGTTCTCAACCTCAACAATTGCTGATAAAACAACTAATAAGAACATAAACGGCATTAGTGGTATACCAGATGCACTGCTAATTAGTTTTAACAAAGATAGAAAAGTACCTTTACAAATCAATTTGATAGAGTATGAATGTTATGGTGAATCAAAATACAAACCAATGGAAAAGTTCAATTATTTAAATGGTCACATTATACCTCAATTAATGAGATTTGCTTCTGCGTTTAGTATCGTAACAGATAATCAAATACGGGAAAATACCATTAAATCATGGGTTGAGAAAATAGTAAATGATTACGTATATGAAGATCAAGATATATCAGACAAAGTATCAAAATGGGTTAGATCATTGAATCCAAATATTAACGAACAAAAAATATCATATGAATTCCATAAAATGTTACTCGAAGCTTTTAATTCTCAATTAAAAATTATGTTAGTAATTGATGAATTGACTTCAGAACAAAAAGAAACAATTAAAAATGTAATCAATTCATTTAAACTTAGTAGTGAAAAAAGTATTGAATTTCTAGGATATGTGGTGAGGTTGGAACAGAAAATCAATGTTATTGACAGTAATGCTGAATATGCTTTATCGATTCAGAAATAGAAGCTGGTTCATCCAGCTTCTAAAATATAATAAAAGTAAATTAATATAAAACTTACGGATATATGTATGTGGTTTACTTAAATTGTTTATCAATATGTAGTATATAAGACAAAATAAAAGTTACATTTTATTTATTAAGGGAATGGTGAATAAATAAAAAAGAGAGTGACTATTAATCACTCTCAGGAAATTATGTTAATGGTATAGGGTCTTGATTAGAGTTATGTAGGAATTTGCCTTTAGATAATCTAAATAACTTAGCAGAATTAATCACACTTGGTATTCCGTTTGGACATAAATGATATGAGTATTTTTTACTTTTAAGATAGCTTTTGTACTTATCAGCTTTACCTAGAAAAGCAAATCCTTGAATGGATTCTACATAGCTATGGATAGTATTTAATATGAATTGATATTCTTCTACATCTTCGATATTATCTGGTATTCCACCTGTACATAAGAAAATATAATCAACTTCAGCAATTTGATCATGAATAAGACTTAAATTTTCTAATACTTTTCGATAATAATATGACGATGAAATACTCTTAACTTTTTTTAATGTTTCATATAACTTTACTGAACATGATTCATAATATGGATAAACATTAACTACCCTAAATTCACCAATTTTGTAACTTGTTAAATCGTGATAAGCAACATGAGCACACTTGTTAATAGTTTTATCTGAGATGCTTTTATTAGCTGTACTTGGATTCATTAAAATAAAAAGAATCTTCTTTGAAAAACTATTATTTAACTTTGCTTTTAGGAGTGTTCGACATCTCACATCCGTATTTTTTAGTCGTTTAACACTACAGTTTGTTGGTGTAATAACATAACTGGGGTAAGTTTCACTCATTATTAATCATCCCTCTCTTATTCTAATTATAGCATATTGTCATTTTATAATTGAGAAGGAAATAAAATCAGGTTTTTAATCAAAAAAAAGAGTGAAGGTTAATCACTCTTGAGGTTTATTGTGGTTGAGTTAGCGGCATTCTATAGTGATTTTCTATTTGTACTAATCTTCCTTTAGATATTTTAAACCTTTGAGCGGTGTTAATTACATTAGGGGTACCACTAGGGCATAAATGATAAGAATACTTATCATTTTTAACAAAACTTTTGTATTTATCGGATTTAGCTAAAAAGGCAGCACCATGAATAGATTCTACATAGCTATGAATAGTATCAATTAGAAATTCGTATTCATCTACATCAACAATATTATCAGGTATTCCACCTGTACATAAGAAAACATAATCAGATTCAACAATTTGATCATGAATAAGATTTAAATTTGCAAATAGTTTTTTGTAATAATAAGCTGACGAGATGCTTTTTACAGAATTCAAAACCTTATGCAATTTAGTAGAACCAGAAAGAAAGAATGGATAAACATTTACGATACTAAATGTTCCAATTTTATAGTTACTTAAATCATTAAAGGCTACATGAGCGCATTTATTAACAGTACTATCAGACACATCACTATTAGCTACACTAGGATTCATTAAAATAAAAAGTATTTTTTTGGCATACCTGTTATTTAGCTGTGCAGTAAGTATCGTTCTGCTTTTAACTTTGGAATTCTTTATTCTTTTAGTGTCACAATTTGTTATTGATTTTACATAACTAGGATAAGTTTCAGTCAAATAATCAACCCTCTCTTTTAATAAGTATAACATACTAATTAGCTATCTTAGAATAACGGATGAAATAGGGCTATTAAATAGAAGGGAATATAAATGAAACAAAGAATGAGAAGTAAAAATATTGAATGAGGCAAACATAATAAAATCTATCTTTTATGGGGTAAAAAAAGAAGCCCTACAAGGCTTCCTTACTCATAAATAACATTATATTGAATATCATATTGAATATCATAAGCTTTCCAATTAGACTTAGGTTCTTTTACTAAGTAGAAATATTTCCAATGTGCGTAATTGATTTCATTCTCTTGGAAGAATTGAGATATTACCATATATTCCGTACCTTTTTTAGTATAGAAACTATACTCTGGTTTTGATGTTTCATATTGCAAATACCAGTCGAATTCTACAAATGCAAAAGTTAGACTGTCTGTGTCTTTAAGTCTATAAAGTTGATTTCCTTTTGAGTCTTTCCCGGCTGGCCACATTTCTGTCTTGAAATACATATCTAAGTATCCTTTAGTAAATGCTGGTGACATAGATTTATAAAACTGTTGTTTAGTCTGTGGCTTTGATAAAGCTTTATTCTCAATTGCTAAGATGCGTTCATTAGCTTTTTTAACACTATTAAGAGAAGTAGTCTTATAGAATCTCACATGATCTGATGAAATATAACCTTTTCCTTTACCATATTGAATTGTTGTCCAGCCTGTTTTACTTTGACCATAGGATTTTACTTTATCGCTTCGTTTTAAAGTACCGATAACTTTAGCATTTTTACTTGGAGCATTTCGTACATTAAGTTTTCCACTAGTAATATCAATAGTACCTGTCTGAGGTGAAGCTGCAGAGACTTCGATATTACTTAAAGGAAAGATAAATGAGACAATTAATGCTAATGCAATGGAAATTTTAAGTAATCTAGTATTTTTCATGTTTTCCTCCTTGATAATTAGTTTTACCAATACAATTATATCAATCTATATTGGAAAATTACGAGAATAATACAAAATTCCGAAAATAAAATTAAGTATATGGAAAAGTAGTTTATAAATGGTGTAAGAGGTGTAATGAATAAATATCATTTAGAAGAGGGTGAATAATATGGAAGTTAATTTAGAATATTTAGTTGGAGATGAGGTTATTGTAAAGACAAGCAAGCTTAAAGGTAAGATTGTACAGAGAAAAGTAACAATAACAGACACTGGATTTAAAACGTATTTTATTGAAATGTATCAAATTAAATATGTAACTAGGCCTTATCAACCATTGGAATGGGTGAATGTAGACAGAATTGAATTAGATAAGGTTAATAATGAGCTATCGGATGAATATGGAGTATTAAGCGTTATTATCGATGTTAATTTGTTACAAGGGTATCGTAATGATGAAATGGTTAAAATGTATAATGAGATGAGGAATACTCTTTGAAACCAGTGATTAGTGATGAGAAACGTGATCGGCTATATGATTGTCATAGAAATATTGAAGATGCACTAGATATGGTACATAGTAGATTTGAAGAAATTGATTTACCAAGTGATGAATATAATTCTATTAACGAGCTATTTAATGATGTATATTTTAAGCTGAAAGATTTATATGAAGAAATTTACTTTTCTTAAAAATAACACTTGATAAAAGTTAAATAATATAATATAGTAATAATACAAAAGTTAATTAATTAAAAAAGAGGTGATAATATGAAACTCACATTAGACGATAGATTTCGAGTATATAGTGATCCTAGAAATTTCATCCTAGAGAAATTAGAGGATGTTAAAGACAGGAAAACAGGGGATGTTAAACAAGAATGGAAAACTGTTGGCTTTTTTGGAAGGTTTGAACATTTACTCAATACATACAAAAACGAGAGTATTAGAAATATGGAAGATACTTCTCTAAGTGAAATTGAGAAATTGTATCTAAAATTAGATCAAACAATAAAAGATGTAGTAAAAAGGGAGAATATAACGCTTGAGTTACATAAGACACTGTGATGTTTGTAAAGAATATAATCCAGACATAAACCATGTTGTTAGAATTTCAGATGATAAAAATTACCATGAGATTAATGGTCATGAAGATTGTATTAATAAATTGCACACTAAACTCAAATCATTAGACATTGATAAGCTAAGTGTAGACAAGGTTATCAAGTTAATAAAAATTAATTAAATTAAAATAAAATACAGTTTTTATTAAGGGGTGTATGAGATGAATTTGAAATTAAGGTTGAAGACTCAAGACATTATCAAGTTATTATTTGGAAGGAGTTTCCTGATAAAGGATCAATATAATAATTTAATTTATCGAGTTCAGAAAGGTCATGATACATATATTACAAAACAATAAAGCAAAGGAGGAGAAATGATGCCTAGCTATAATGATACTGAAATAAATAAAGAAGAGTTTGAGTCATTTATAAGTGCTGAAAGCTGTTATCAAATCGGTGTGCCAATTGCAGATAGAGTAAATTATCATTCGAATGAAACGGATGTGATAATAGCTTATAAATGTTTTGGTGGCTTAAATGGAAAATACCATGAATCTTATTACATTAGAACATACAAATAAAACGCAGCTTTTATTAATTGAAACGGAGGTTTTACAATGAAAACTATTATGGAAGAGATAAAAGAAGAATTAGACAACATCAACAGAATTGCAAACAATACTCCAGAAGACAGTGAAGCAGAAGATTTGAATTCATGTATTTCAGATATGATGAATGCAATTGATGACTTAAAATCTACCATTGATATGAAATATCCGAAAATCTAATAAAATTCACTTTTTAAATGGTCTTAAATAGAAAGGAGAGTCACATATGAGCAATTTAAAAAAGTTTCTAGAAGAGTTGGATTTATTATCAAGAAAACACGGTGTTTGGATTGACACTAGTCAGATATCTGAATCAGTAGATTTAATTGATGAAGACTTGCGTGTAATTGCAGGTGGTCTGTATTGTGATGATGATACTCAGGAATATCTAGTAAAGGAAGAATTTTAAATCAATAATGTTATCCGACAAACTCTAGGGGGGTGATCTTATGAAGCCAATGAAGAGTATCAAGGTTAAATACCATTCCTACATGAGAGATTTCTATTCAAAAGAAAATTATTTTCATAATGATATGAAAGTCATTTACCATGATATGAGATTACAAAGGCTTAGGAGTAATTAGTTCATAACTCAAACAAAACAAACAATAACATCTTAGAATCGACACCAACTAACTTATAGGGGTGTGGAAATGGTAGAAAAAATCCAAGAATTTAGTAGCAATGTTTCTGAGGAATATAAGCAATCATTGAGAGAGCAAATGATACAGGGTTATAAGGAAATGGCAGAAATTAATTTACATATTGCAAATGAGTTTTCACACGCTGAATCAGATGCAATGGAAACGACAGAAAGTTTCTTAAAGTAATACATAGAGAGAATGAATTAATATGTTAATAGTTTACGATAGTCTAACAGGCAATGTAAGAAGGTTCATTGAGAAATTAGAATATAAATCAATGAAGATACATGACAACTTGATCATCAACGAGCCTTACATCCTTGTTACATACACAATTGGATTTGGTGAAATTCCACAGAGTACAACGTCATTTCTAGCTAATAATTACAAATACTTAATGGGTGTTGCTTCAAGTGGGAATATGAATTGGGGTTCAAACTTTGCTAAAGCAGCAGACAAGATAGCAGAGCTACACAATGTTCCAGTTATCATGAAATTTGAATTAGCTGGCACAGATAAAGATGTAGAGAAAATTAAACAGGAGGTATTACTATTTGACAAAAGAGCAGATTCCACAATGGTTAAAGTTAAATAATGAAATAATGATTAAGAAGGAAGGAGTTTTTCAATTTGAAAAGGATAAAGAAGCGACTAAAAGCTATTTTGTGGAATACATCAATCAAAACACGGTATTCTTTCACGATCTAAAAGAAAAACTTGATTATCTTGTTGAAAATGATTATTACGAAGAAGAGTTTTTAAGTAAATATACATATGAAGAAATTAAAGAATTGTATGAAATTGCATATGCTAAGAAGTTTAGATTCCCTTCTTACATGTCCGCATTTAAGTTTTATAATGATTATGCTTTAAAAACAAATGATAAAACGAAAATTCTCGAACGTTATGAAGATAGAGTTTCTATTGTAGCATTGTTTTTGGCTGATGGAGATTTTGATAAAGCTAAACAGATGGTGAAAATGTTGATTAACCAGGAATTCCAACCGGCTACTCCTACATTTTTAAATGCTGGTCGTAAGCGTAGAGGTGAATTAGTAAGTTGTTTCCTATTGGAAATGGGTGATTCACTTAATGATATTGCAATGGGTGAAAATATTGCAATGCAGTTATCAAAAGTAGGTGGAGGCGTGTCTACTAATCTTTCTAAAATCAGAGCTAAAGGTGAAGCAATTAAAGACATTGAGAATGTCACTAAAGGTGTAGTTGGAGTAATGAAGCTACTAGACCATGCTTTCCGATATGCTGATCAAATGGGACAACGCCAAGGGTCAGGTTCAGTTTACCTAAACATCTTCCATAGAGATATTGATGATTTCCTTGAAACAAAGAAAATATCAGCAGATGAAGATATTCGAGTGAAAACATTATCCATTGGAGTAGTTATACCGGATAAATTCGTTGAACTAGCTAGAGAAGATAAGGATGTTTATGTGTTCTATCCTTACTCAGTGTATAAAGAATATGGAGAATATCTTGATGAAATGAATATGGATGTGATGTATGAAAAATTAGTTGAGAATCCAAATGTACGTAAAGAGAAATTAAATGCTCGCAGGCTGTTAGAGAAAATTGCTGCTTTACGTTTTGAATCAGGATACCCGTATATTATGTTCAAAGATAACGTAAATAATGTTCATCCAAATAATCATATTTCAGAAGTTAAATTCAGTAATTTGTGTTCAGAGGTCTTACAATCCTCGTTGTTGTCTGAATATACGGACTATGGATTGGAAGATTATATTGGATTAGATATTTCGTGCAACTTAGCTTCAATAAATATTATAAATGTTATGGAAAGTAAAAGTATTAAAGAGACTATTAAATTGGGGATTGACGCATTAAATACAGTTTCACTTAAGACGAACATCAATAATGCTCCAGCAGTTCAAAAGGCAAATCAACTTATGAGAAGTGTTGGTTTAGGAGCAATGGGGTTACATACTTATTTAGCTAAAAATAAGATTGCTTATGAGTCTGAAACAGCTAGAGACTTTGCTAATACATTCTTTATGATGGTTAATTACTACTCTTTAGAGAGATCGATGGAATTAACCAAAGAGACAGGATTTAAGTATTATCAGTTTGATAAATCTACATATGCAACCGGTGAATATTTTAATCAATATTTAGAAGAAGATTTCTCACCTAAATCAGACAAAGTGAAAGAGCTATTTAATGATATTTACGTACCTACAATTGAAGATTGGACTCAACTCAAACAAAACGTTATGAAATATGGATTAGCAAATAGTTATCGATTATGTATTGCGCCTACAGGGTCAATCTCCTATGTTCAATCATCAAGTGCTTCTGTAATGCCTATTATGGAACGAATTGAAGAACGTACATATGGTAATTCCAAGTCTTACTATCCAATGGCATTTTTAAGTCCTGAAAATTGGTTCTTCTATAAAGAAGCTTATGACATGGATATGTTCAAGGTAGTGGATATGATTGCAACAATTCAACGACATGTAGATCAAGGTATATCATTTACATTGTTTCTTAAAGATACGATGACAACGAGAGATTTAAACAGAATTGATTTGTATGCTCATCACAAAGGAATTAAAACATTATACTATGCAAGGACAAAGGATACAGGTCAAGAAGGCTGTCTATCTTGCACGGTTTAAGGAAGGGGAAATTGAATGAATAAAGTTTATGATGCAGCTAACTGGAGTAAACCAGAAGATAATTTTACTCAAATGTTCTATAACCAGAACACTAAACAATTCTGGCTACCTGAGGAGATTTCACTAAATGGAGATTTACTAACTTGGAAGACATTGAGTAATGAAGAGAAAGATTCATATATGAAAGCATTAGCTGGTTTAACTTTACTTGATACAGAACAAGGTAATACAGGTATGCCTAGAATTGCTGAACATGTAACCGGGCATCAACGAAAAGCAGTACTTAACTTTATGGCTATGATGGAGAATGCAGTTCATGCTAAGTCCTATTCGAACATCTTCTTGACATTAGCTAGTACCGAACAAATAAATGATGTGTTTGAATGGGTTAAACATAATAAGTACCTGCAATTTAAAGCTGAAACGATTGTTCAAGTTTATGAAAATATTAAAAAGAATGATCAAATCAGTCTATATAAAGCAATGGTAGCTTCGGTATTCTTAGAGAGTTTCTTGTTCTATAGTGGTTTTTACTATCCTTTATATTTCTATGGTCAAGGTAAGCTAATGCAAAGTGGAGAACTTATTAATCTTATAATTAGAGATGAATCAATTCATGGGGTATACATCGGTTTATTAGCGCAAGAAATATATAATGATCAGGAAGAAGAAAAGAAAAAAGAATTGAAGGACTTTACTTATGACTTATTGAATAACCTATATGAAAATGAAATTCAATATAGTGAAGATGTATATGATCAAGTAGGATTGACCTCTGATGTAAAAAAATTCGTGAGATATAATGCAAATAAAGCTTTACAGAACTTAGGATATGAACCTAATTTTGAACAAGAAGAAGTTAATCCAATTGTCTTGAATGGTCTCGATACGAAAACTAAGTCATTCGACTTCTTCTCAATGAAAGGGAATGGATATAAGAAAGCAACAGTTGAACATTTGAAAGATGAAGATTTTTACTTCAATTAATAAAAACTAATTAATGAGAAAAGGATGATTAGATGACAAATAAAATGGATGAAATGATTCTTGTTGCACCAAGAGCCGATGTATTTTCAAATGAGACTTTAACTTTTCAAGGTGTTAAATCAGATAGAGAAATAACAAAACAAATTGTATCAAATATAGCTAATTCTTTTTCGGTTATGCGGAGAGGAGATGCAGAAGAAAATGAATCCTATAAACAACCTATTCCTTACTGTCTGATTAAACGAGGCAATAAAGTATTTTCATACAAACGTTTATCTGGTGGCGGAGAAACAAGATTACATAATCAAATCTCACTAGGCGTAGGCGGTCACTTAAATAATGTTGCTGGATTAGATTTTTATGGAGTGTTAGAAGATGGATTACAGCGTGAATTAGAAGAAGAATTGTTCATTAATAAAGATAAATTACAGCTTAATACAGTTGGACTTATTAATGATGATGAAAATGAAGTAGGTAGAGTACATATTGGAATGTTAGTAGTTGGTGAAATACCAATTGATGAAGAAGTAACTGTTCGTGAAACCGATCAACTTCTTGGTGAATGGATTAGTGTAGAGGACTTAAAAAAGCCAGAGATTTATAGCTCACTAGAATCATGGTCACAATTCGTAGCAGATATTTTATAAATAAAAACAGTCTTTCATTTGAAGTTGAAAGGAGGTGAGGGCAATATAACCTTAATTAAAATTATCAATAAGTTTAATGGGTATTAAAACAGTTATCGAGATTATGAAATAATCATTTGAGAAAAATTGGTAATAATAGTAAGAATAATTAAATTTCATACAATAATAAGAACCTTATACAAATAATTAATATAGTTACACAAATTATTACTTGAATAATCCAAAATTCAAAATAATGATCACTATAATATCTTTTTAGTTTTTCCATAGCACATCTCCTAAGATAAAAGTCTTAAGAAGAATATCATTATTTTGTGAAGAAAATTTGTAGAAACAGAGGAAATTATAAAAACACTATAAAGGAGGGAATTTATGCAAGTAGAATTAGATTTTACTGGAGAGTACGTTAATGTTCAAATGTCAGTGAGACAAGCTGACTTATTACATAGTTATCTAGAGTATCATACGAGAAATAAATCAGATGAGGTTGAAGAGTTGGAACATGATGTTGCTGAGAAGCTCTGTGACGAAATTAGACCGTACATACCTGATGACTTACCAAGTAATGAAGATGCAGCGATTGTAGAAGCGTTACTAAATGCATATGAATCATGTAACTAAAGGAGAGGTTAAATGTCACAAGCAGATGTTATTTATGACAATCTTATAAAACACATACATAAATATGGTACATGGAATAGAGAATTGAATGTTAGAGCCAAATATGCTGATGGAACTTCAGCTTATGCAAAGTCCGTATTTGGGGTGCAAACTGAGTTTAGAGATGGAATTATACCTGCCTTGACGAAAAAAAAGCTGTTTTGGAAAACGGCATTTAAAGAAATGAAATTATTTTGGATTGATCAAACAGTGAAAGAAAAAGATTTTAAAGAAAATAATGTGAAAGTATGGGATGAGTGGTTTATAGATGGTGGTTTGGGTAGAAGTTATGCTTATCAATTTGAGAGTCATAGACATCGTGCAAGAGAGATTGTAAAAATTTCTCCTAGAATTATAAAAAAACACGGGGATTTAAAAGATATCCTTGTATCAGAAATAAAAACTCCTAATTTAAAGAATAAAGATATTTTAATCGGCAAAGTATTTAAAAGTAATAAATGTGGTGACGCAATTGTTTTAGATACAATTAAAGCAGGACAACATTATCAAAAAAGTGTCGGTGTAAAATTACAATTTTTAAATACAGGTTTTATTACAATTGTTCAAAAACAAGATGTCTTTAGGGGTAGATTTGTAGATAAATATGCAAGAACAGTGCACGGAGTTGGTTACAAAGGAAATATAGAAAGTGTTAAAAATTATTCTGATGTTGAGCTGAAGAAATTGGAGGATATTTGGAATCATATGATAGCAAGATGTTACAAATCATCTTCAACTAGATATGAAAGATATGGAGGAAGAGGTATATTTATTGATGAAAGATGGCATAGCTTAGAAAATTTTCTAAGAGATATTCGATACCTTCCACAGTTTTTTTTAGCTAAAGAGAATAATTTTGAGAAATGGGAACTTGATAAAGATTATTATAAATCAAATTGTTATTCAAAAGATACTTGTACTTGGCTAACAAGTTCAGACAATGTTTTGTATTCTGAAAGAAATGGAAAATTATTCAAAGTTATTGAACAAGGATGTAAGGAAAAAAAGTTTATAGCATTGAAACAAGCATCATCTGAATATGGTTTTGATGTTAGTAATTTAGCAAAAGCCCTCAAGGGTTCTGGTAAAATTAAAGGTTATCATGTGGAATATATAAATGATGATAATACATATAGATACGAGTTGTCTAGGAACCAAGTGGTGGATTTAATTAATACTATCAAAACAAATCCAGGAAGTAGACGATTGATGACAAGCTTTTGGAATGTTGCTGACGTAGATAAAAAGGTTCTTCAAGAATGCGCATGGGCAACAGAGTGGAATGTGAGAGATGGGAAACTTGATTTAATTTTAATACAAAGAAGTGGAGACGTTGGACTAGGCGTTCCATTCAATTGGATTCAATATTGGTTCCTACAAAACATCATATCTCAAGTTTGTGGGTTGGAAGTTGGTGACTTTGTGCATCAAATTGGTAATCTTCATTATTATGATCGTCATGAAGATGTCTTGTTAAATCAATTAAATGAAGAAGATTATCCTCACCCACAATTATGGATAAATCCAAAAGTGAAATGTTTTTATGATTTCACTATAGACGATATTAAACTTATTGACTATAAGCATGGGGATAAAATTGAAATGGAAGTGGCGTTATGACAATTAGTATGGTTGCTGCAATTGGTTTAGATAAAAGTTTAGGAGCTAATAACCAACTACTATGGAAACTTAAATCAGACTTAGAGAAGTTTCGTGAACGTACCTTATTTCAAAATGTTGTAATGGGAAGTAATACATATAGCTCAATCGGTAAGCCATTAGATAAAAGAAATAACATCGTACTTAGTCGTAATAAGGATTTGGAAGTTGCTGAAGGAGTAATTGTATATGATTCTGTTTCTAAGTTATTACAAGATTATCAAAATAAAGATTTATATATCATCGGAGGAGAGCAAATTTACAAACAGTTTCTTCCGTTTACTGACCGTATTTACTTAACAATTGTTGAAGGAACGTTTCCACAAGCTGATACTTTCTTTCCACCATTACCGCAAGAATGGAAATGTACTAGCAAGTATCAACGATTGAAGGATAAAGATAACGAATATGATCATTGGTATTGTGTTTATGAGAAAGTGAACGCTTAATAGTTCAAGTTATACTATGTTCAAAATTCAAAATAGTTAATAAATAAATGGTTATTAAGGAGACGATTCAATGAATAACTTTAGTAGATATGGCTCGTATACTTTTGCTTTACTGGCTTGTATCGCATACATATTAGATAGTTTTATAGGTGTGGTTTTTACAAGTTCCTTTATGTTAGTTAATAAATTGAATGAAATACAGGATGATTTAAAGAAATAAAATAGTGGTTTTAATTGAAAAAAAATAATTATGAAAAGAGGAATTTATAATGACGAAATTTGAAATGGATTTTAGTGGTATTGACAAATTACAGGAAAATTTAGAGCAAATAGATGAAGTTAATGGCATCCTATTAATTGAATTATTAGGGGAGGAACTGTTTGAGAAAATAACGAGTAATTTTAGTGTAGAAACTGAGGAAGATTTTAATAGACTTTCTGAAAATGAATTGGATAAATATATTTCAAATATCACAGATTACAAGACATACCAAGAACTTCTTGAAGAAAAATATGCAGAATATATACTAAAAAAATTGTTTAGTTAATAATAAAACCGTACTTTTATATTAAACAACAAAAACCAGTCTATAATCGACTGGTTTCCTTAAGAGGAGATTTATTTGAAAAGGTTTAACCTTGTTCTTTTATGATAATTCACAAATATTAAGAAACTATTAACAAAATTAAAATGAACTATTAAACTTTTATTCAGATAAGAAGATTAATAAAACATATCTTTTAAAAGTAAATTAATAAAAAGGTGGTTGTTTATGAGCGAGGATAAGTATGAATATGACCACATCTTAGATGAAATAAACATTCAATTACATAATGAACAACATTTACGACAACAATTTGAAACACATGATAAGGAATATCGTAAATCATTAGAAAGAGAAGAAGAGTTATTAAAGCGTAAGAAGGAATTGATTGACCGATATAAAGACTTGGTTGATGATGATTTGAAGTTTCAAGTATTCTCACGCAATGTACATATTATTAATGAGCTAATAGATAAAAATATTGAAGAAATAGATGCTGCAATTACAAAGTATGAAAGTGAATTAAATGAATACGATAAGGACTCGATTGAGTATGAGACATACAGTAATCTACTTGAGGGTTTGTTAGAACGTAAAGTTGAAACATTAAAACGTGGTAATAGGTTAATACAAAGAGAGTTTAGTAAATTAGCATAAATACAGGGGAGTGATTAATTGAATAAATCATTAAAATTAGTTGTAAACGGGATTCCTCCCTCCGTGAATCACTATATGGGCTATAGAGGAGTTAGAAAAGGTAATGCTTGCATGGTAATGGCTTATACGAAACCTGAATCAAAGCAATTTCAGAAGGAATTTAAAGCCTATGCAAAAGAACAAGTGAAACTACAGAAATGGGATATTGAACAAACTAGAAATGTTCATCATTACATGGATTGTGTGTTTTACTTTGACAGGACTGATAAAGACTCGCAGAACTATTTCAAAGTAATGTCAGACGTATTAAATGGAATTGCATACATAGATGATCGAACAATTCTTACTAGGACAAATGAACAGTATTATGATGTTGATAATCCTAGAATTGAAATTATTATTTATCCAGTTAAATATAGAGGAATTTTTAGTAATGAAAAATCACAATACATATTTGAGGAAAAGTGTAAAAGTTGTAAGAGATACAAAAGAAATTGTTCAATCTTAAATAAAGCAAAAGAAGGACGTATTCAGTCGGAAATTGATGATGAAATGAATTGCAGTAAATATAAGGAATAGGACAAACTTAGAACCTCATATGTACATATTAGAGGTGAGAGACATGAAAGAGGAGAGGCTGATGGAGAATATTAAAGAACAATCTAAAAGTAATAAATCGAATAAAATTATCCCAGAGGTAACAGTTACATTCAAAAATGAGCCGAATATAGATTTAATAGCAAGAGCTTTTATAGCATTCCACCATAAAACAAAACACTATTTGTGA